TGTTAAGCGTCCTAATTTTGGGACTTTTTTAGTCCCGCCGGTGGGACTTTTTTCATATAGGTAGTCCCAATTTTGGGACTTTTTAAAAAGTGTACTAATTTTGGGACTATTTTCGTGAAAAAGTCCCGTCTATGGGACTATTCTACTAAATTAGTCCCGCCCATGGGACTATTTTGAAAAAGTGTCATAATTTTGGGACTTTTCCTCTTGACAAATGAAAAATTCTGTGTTATCATCACAATACAAAATTATAGGAGGTGTCAAATGGAAGTAACAGTCAACAAAACAGAGTCCGACCAAAATAACCCCTATTGCATTGTGAACATTGCCGCCAACCGGGGGGCACTTGAAACTTTGACAAAATCAGCTTACTGTCTATATATGTACTTTATGCAGAATCAGGATGGCTTTACATTGAAGTTACGTCGTAACCATGCAATGAGCGTTACCAATCTGTCTAAATCTTCATACCATAGAGCAATGATTGAACTCATAGAAAAAGGATACCTTATAGATTGTGGCGACGGCTATGAATTTTATGAAGAACCAGAGGAAGAATTATAATGTGTGATTTTCATAGAGATTTTAAAGTTATAGACAATATCTATTACAATACAAAATTAATTAATAGAAAGGAACAATAATTATGACAAATGACATCAAGGTATTTGACAACGAGGAATTTGGTAAAGTAAGAACAACTATGATTAATGGAGAACCTTGGTTTGTAGCGTCTGATATATGTGACGCATTGGACATTACTAATAGCAGAGATGCTATTAATCGTTTGGATGATGATGAAAAGGGAGTAGTTTTAACCGACACCCTTGGAGGAGTTCAAAACTTAAATACAGTTAATGAGGCAGGTCTTTATACTTTGGTTCTTGGATCTCGTAAACCTGCAGCTAAGAAATTTAAGAGGTGGATTACACACGAAGTCATCCCATCTATCCGTAAAACTGGTGGTTATGTTGCCAATGATGAACTATTTATTTCAACCTATTTACCAACAGCGGATGAGGCAACAAAGTTAATGTTCCGTACCACCTTAGCAACTGTGCGCCAACTAAATGAAGATAATAATAAACTGCTACAAACCGTCTCCGTCCAGAATCAGCAAATCGCAGAGATGGAGCCTAAAGTAACTTATTATGATATTGTCCTGCAATGTAAGGATGTTATCACCATTACCACTATTGCAAAAGATTATGGAAAGTCTGCTAAATGGATGAATCAATATCTGCACGACAAGGGCGTTCAATATCGTCGGGGAGATATTTGGCTTTTGTATCAAAAGTATGCTTCTAAAGGATATACTCATACAAAAACTTATGCGACAGATACTTCTGCTTTTGCCAAAGTTCACACATATTGGACTCAGAAAGGCAGATTGTTTATTTATGATTTACTAAAGAGTGATGGTATTTTGCCACTAATTGAACAGGAGGAACAAAAATGAAAATTAACAGATACAAACTAAAGTCAAACATTACCACCAACGACCTAATAACACTCAATGCTCGTGAAGGTGGCATCTGGATAAATAAAGAATCTAAACTCTTTCTATCAAAATGTTTTTATTATAAACCTTACGAATTTGAATTTTCTATCGGCATTGCTTTCAAAGATAACATCCATGACTGGAATGACTTTGACAATATTCTAGTTCTAGACGAAGACTTTGGACAACCATACACTCCGTTCTATGGAGATATGTTTGGAAAAGATGTGTGCAACTTCCCTACTCTTGAGTTTGTAATTGAGAAGTACAACGAATATATGAACAGTCTTGGTATTTTTGAGGAGATATGATTATGAAAGATTTATTTAAAATGCTTAGATTCGCTACAACAACTGCTACTCTTATCATTCTTGCAAAATCTTTTGGGTTTGCAGATTGGCGCACTTGGGTTATATGGGGACTAATGTGGCTTGCTATGTTTTTTGACTATATGGCAGAAAACTCCGACTAATTCCCTCTTGACAAATTTACCATTTTATGTTACAATTACAATACAAAATTAACGGAGGTAGACTATGGCAGAAGTGACTGTTGAATTTATAAAGGGTGATAAATATCTCACTTGGTATAGTGATGACTTTGCAACAATCCGACATATGAAGAAATTACAGGCCGAAAACCCTGCAGACGTGGTTGTTATGAATGAAGACGAAGATTCTATGTTGATTCATGTGCCAGTAAGTTGGTTCCGTGAGCCTAAGCCGAAAGCAAAGCGTGAAATGACCGAAGAGCAGCGTTTGGCGGCTGCAGAAAGAATGAGAAAGCTAGCAACGAAAAATATAGATAAATAATCTATAAAAATTGCTCTATTTTTTAAGACAAATGCTATCGAGTGTAATTTCATAGGCAAAATTTTCGTTTAAATTTGATTAATATTTATAGATAAATAATTAACTTTGTGGAGGTTGTTCATATGGAACATATTTTAGCACTTATAAATACTCGTATTGCTGCTGCAACAGATACTGACAATATGACAGAAAAGATTTTTATGGAATCTATTAAGAATGAAGCTGAGAGAATCATTAATCAGAGAGATAGTTATTTGAGTACATTAAAGATTGCTTTGGAAACAAATGATGTGTTAGTTAAGAAACTTGCTGGATATGAAGGGATTGATACAGATGAACAATAAAGAACTAATTGAACGCTATCCATTTTTGATGCCAAGGAATCGTTGGACTGGCAATATTCCAGAGGATTTTAATTATTCATATACAGAGCTTGATGCTTTGGAGGATGGTTGGAGAAAAGCTTTTGGTGAGAGAATGTGCGAAGAAATCCGTGAGACTTTGATTGAGGATAATTATCTTGACAAATATAGAATTTCTCAGATTAAAGAAAAGTATGGCACTCTTCGCTGGTATGACTTTGGTGCTACTCAGAAGGTATACGACATAATTTCTAAATATGAATACATCTCTGGCTTTATTTGTCAATATTGTGGTAGTCCATATGCAAAAACTTTTAATGATGGATGGATTAGCACTATTTGTGAAAATTGTGCTAAAATTCCACACCTTGATTGGGTTGACGCTACAGACGATTGCAAGCCAATTAGAAAATCCTTAATTATTACAGGATATAGTAATGGTGAGCCATATACCAGAGAAATTCCAATTTGGGGTACTTGGTGTGCAATTATTGAAGATTATTTAAGTGGAAAGTATGGTGATAAGTGATGGTGTTTAGAGATTACAGAGGAAGATCTAGAGATGGCAATTGGGCGTATGGCTCCCTTGTGTTTATTGATGGATTTTGCACAATTTATGAGAATTCCAAAAGAACAACAAGTGTTATTCCAGACACGGTTGGTCAATGGAGCGGAGTGTATGACACGAATAAAGTTAAGGTATACGAGGGTGATATTATTAAGGACGGCAAGTATTTGTACATAGTAGAATTTGATGCACCATATTTTTGTGCCAGAGAAAATGGTGAGAATATCTCTTATTTGCTTACACTAAAGGAGAATATGCAAGTTGTTGGAAATATTTACGAAGACAGATGGATGCTAGATTTGGAGGTGTGATTGTGTATATATGTTTAGATTGCGGTGAAACTTTTGAAGAACCAAAGAGATATACAGAAACACACGGGTTAGACTCCCCTCCTTATGAAGAATGGAATGGATGTCCTTATTGTGGGGGAGCCTACTCTACTACTTATAAATGTGATGGGTGTGGAAAATGGATAGATGGAGAATTTGTCGAGATTCTTCCAAATCATGAGGTTTATTGTGACAAATGTTTTGATTTGAAGGATATAGAAGACTAAGTTTGGAGTGATGACTATTGGCAAAAGCACAAAAAACACAACAATTTATATATAAAATAAACTCAAGTTTGCTTAGACAAAATAATTGGGACTTAAAATTGTCTTTATCTGATGCAAGAAAAATTCCAGGTGTTGTTGTTTCTTTAGCTGATTCACAAATTTTGACATGGATTAATGAATTAAATGGTACAGAAGATTATGATAATAGTGCAAAGAAAATAAAAAATGAAATAAAAGATATAAAAAATAAACAAAATAGTAAAGAAAATAAGACAAAAATTTCAGAAAAGTATGCAGAGTTATATAATTTGCAGTTTAAAAAAGATTATTTGTGTCTAATTATAGATAAAAAATCTGATTATGATAGGGCAAATAAAGGGTTTAAGGTCAATGGGATAGCGTATAAAAGACTTATATGTACTACAAATGGAGTCAAGACATCTAGCGTTGTATATGCAGCAGATAGAGTTGTTGAATACAAAGGACAAAAGATAAATATTCATGATGAATTGAAAAAACGCATAGAAAATGGTAGAAATACTAGCATAAAACTCTCCCCTGCTAAATATGGAGCTTATGAATCACTTGCTGCAAGTGCTTCCATACCAGTTAGTTGGCCAAGATCTGAAAATAATAAAATTCCAGGTGGAATAATTGTCGTGAAAGATTGCATTGTTCATTTTAAGACTAACTTTATTGAAATAGATGATAGTGACCCAACATCAGAACCAAAGGTTACTGAAAAATATGACGCTGATTTTGAAAATAATATGTCGGATGGATGCTCTATGATGCTCCCCCACTTATCTAAAAGATGGAATGGAGAATTAAATGGAGATTCAGAACATACTATGAGTGGCTGTAATATGCGTTGTGCGTTTACAAAAGGTATGGCTCTTACTTTTGACTTTATAAGATTTGCAGAAGAAATTATTGGTGCCTCTGAAGAACACCCAGAAAAATATCTAATTGAAGATTATTGGGGACAAAAAAGAGACATTCGTGATGCTGATTTGATTTTAACTGAAAGTCAGCTTAAATTATGTGCTAGTTATACTTCTTGGGAAGATTATTATTGGAAGTGCCGTCAAAATAAGTATACATTGAGGGTTACTAAAACATCTGAAGAAGAAAATGATGATGTAAGGCAATTAAATTATCAATTTATTCAATCTTTGAACCTTACAAATGAAGATATAGATGAACTTGTTGCTCCAACAGTTAATGAAATTAAAGATATTATGGAGTTAGACCCAAGAAAAAGCGTAGCATATTTATGTGGAAAAGGATTGAATGAAAAAAATGTAATGTTTGCTGATAATATTGCAAAAGCACTTATGATAGATAAAATAGCTATAAATGACCCTTATATTCGTTCAAAAATTAAAAAAATGATAAATAGGCGTATAAAGGATGCCAAAATTGGTGTTTTAGATTTACATGGGAACTTTCAAATCCTTTCTGGTGATTTATATGCTCTCTGTGAGAGTATGTTTGGGTTAGAACCACATGGGATTTTAAAAGCTGGAGAAATTTACAGTAAGTACTGGTATGATGAGGGTGTAGATAGAGTTCTTTGTTTTAGAGCGCCAATGAGTAACGCCCATTCTATAGTTGCTCAGAATATATGTAAAAATAGAAAAGCTCTTGATTGGTTTCAATACATTGATACTTGTATAGTAGTAAATGGTTGGGATACAATGCCGGCAGCATTAAATGGTTTTGATTTCGATGGAGATCTCTTATTCACTACTAATAATGCTCCATTAATGCGTAGACAAACAAACCTTCCTGCTTTGAACTGTATACAGACTAAGGCACCAAAAAAGATTGTTACTGATGTTGATGTAGTTGCCTCTAATAAGGCTGGATTTGGTAGTAAAATTGGTTCTATAACTAATAAGATTACTGCCATGACCAGTTTAATGGCGAACTACGAAATTGGTAGTGAAGAATATAAAGTTCTTAAATATAGAACACAGTGTGGCCAAGCATTACAACAGCGTGAAATAGATAAGGCAAAAGGTATTTTACCGATTCCGATGCCAAAAGAATGGTATCAGTATGGAGCAAATGTTATAAAACCAGAAGATTCTGATGAAATTCAGGCAAAAAAGCAGTTCAATCAGACAATTTGTGCAAATAAAAAGCCATATTTCTTTATGTATAATTACGATACGGAAAGAATTAATTATCAGAAGTTTATTGAAGAAGTAAACTCGAAATCAATCAGTTTATATGGATATTCATTTGAAGATATGATGAAAATGGAAAATTTAGGTGAAGAAGCAGAAAGATTTGTAAAATATTGTGCAATGAAATGCCCTATTGATATGTCTCCTTCTACTATGAATCGTATTTGCTGGAAGATAGAAAGTGAATTTAATGAAAATTTTTCTTGTGAAGATGTTGAATTTGATTATAGGATTTATAAATCAGAAAATGATATAAAGAGAACTTCATATTTTGAAATTAAATCTTTGTGTGAACATTATTTAATAGACTTGAAGAATTTAAACAGTAGAAAAGTCAACAACGAAGAAGAGCGAAAATTACTTTTAGAAGATAAAAATAGACTTCTTGAAGTTCTTATAGAAGATATAAGTTCTATTTGTTCTAATCAAGAATCTCTTTGTGATATTCTTTTAGATATTTGTTACACTGGAAAAATGAGCAAAAGTATCGTTTGGGATGTTTGTGGTAATCAAATTATTGAAAATATGTTGAAAAAACATAATAATATGCTTACTTATCCAGAAAAATGCTCAGAAGCTGAATTTTCTTGTTGTGGTACGAAATTCTTTAACAAAACTATTAAAATTGGAGGTGAGAAGGCTAATGAGGTTTAATTTCAATGAAAAAAGTAAGATTTATAGCATCGTAGAAGACGGAGATGTTAATGGTTTAACTATAAATAAAGCAATTTGGAATGCTGCAATTTATTATACTCATCTAAATCCAGTTGATAAAAAAGATGTTTTTTGGAAGATTGTTGAGTTCATGAATAAAAATTATAGTGATTTTATGTATCAAGGTTATGTGTCTGTTATCAATAGAGATATAAATAAGGCTTATAAATATAAAATTAAAGACGTAAGTTCTATTAATATTACAAAGAAAGAAATGGATAAAATTATGTCTTTAAATGATATAAGAAAAGAGAAAATTGCGTTTGTTATTTTAGCGTTGGCAAAATATCAAAATGCAGAAAGTCAAAGAGATAATGATACATTTTATGCGAAGACTTCTGAGATATTTAAGTTTGCAAGAGTTGTTATTCCTGTAAAAGAAAGAAACTTATATTTTGGGTTTGCATATCAAGAGGGTGTGCTTAAGCAGAATTTTAGTATAGGATATAATGCCCTGACTGCTGCCTTCGTAGATCATGAGGAAGACGAGATTGTTCTTACTCTTGACGAATATGATTATTTAGAACTTGCGTATTCGTATTTAAATTATAAGAACGGCGGTTATAAGAGATGTAAAACTTGTGGAAGATGGTTTAGGGTAAGAAATAATGCAATGCAATATTGTAGTATTCATAGAGAAAATTATGAGCCAATGGGTACTAAAGAAATTGAATGTATTGAATGTGGGACTCATTTTATTGTATCATCATTAAATAAAAGAAGCTGCAGATGTGAGCAATGTCAAAAAGAGTATATCTTAGAATATGATAGAAATAGAAAAAGAAATAAAGGTAATTAATATATGGAAATTTATAATGGCACTTATTGTGTTTATATTCATACTAATAAAATAAATAATAAAAAATATATAGGTCAAACTCAATATGGTGATGATCCAAATAAGCGTTGGCGTAATGGATTTGGGTATAAAGATTGTACATATTTTTATAAGGCTATTCAGAAATATGGGTGGAATAATTTTGAGCATGAAATTATAGCATCTAATTTAACACAAGAAGAAGCGAATCATTTTGAAGAGTTGTTAATAGAGAAATTTGAAACCACGTCTTCTGATAAAGGATATAATATAAAATCTGGTGGAGAAAATCATATTAGATCAGAGGCGTCTATAGTAAAACAAGTATCTGCTATGAAAAATACAATTAGAGAAAGACATAAAATTGAATCTTTTAAGAAATATCAAGAAAGATTTGATAATGGTGATCCTGCTATAAAAAAGTGTTCTATGTGTGGTGCATTATTTGAAGTTAAATTAAAATGGAATAAATCTCATACTAAATTAATTCCAAAGAAGCCAAATATTAAACGTTGTAAAGACTGCCGGGAATATCAACCAGAGGAAGTTCGATTAATAACGTGCGTTGATTGCGGCATAGATGTATTAATTTATAATAAAATGGATCATGCTACTTGCCGATGTTCGTCTTGTCAAAGTAAAAAACGCTTAGAAGATAAAAGAAATTCAACTAGAAGATATAGACAGAAAAATTCCGTAAATTTGTCAATTTGACAACACAAAATTAATGCCAAAAACACAAGGAATTTCCTTGTGTTTTTTTGCTCTTTAGTAAGATAAAGTGGAACAAAATAGTAATGATATAAGGATATTGCTTATATTTTTATTTAAACAAATGGAGGTACAAAAATATGGAAAATCTAGCTGTTGTAATTCCTAACAATGCGGCAAATCTACAACTACCAGACCCAATGCTTCGTGATTATTATAGAGATGAAGAGCAAAGAATCTATTGGGTAGATGGCGAAATTGACTCTTCCCTACTCGACTTAGTGAAGATGATTATGCATTGTAACAAAGAGGATAAAGACAAGCCTGTTGAAGAAAGAATGCCAATCAAGGTGTTTATTGATTCTCCTGGTGGTGATGTACAGGCTCTGTATACAACAATTAAGGCAATTGAGATTAGTAAAACACCAGTTTATACAATTAATTATTGTGGTGCTTATAGTGCTGCCGCAATTCTATTGACTGCTGGACACAAGCGTTTTGCTCTTCCTGGGACAAGCGTAATGTTCCATCGTGGTTCTTGTTATTATGGTGGAGAGCAAAGCATTGTTGAATCTATGAAGAAATACTTTGACGCATTAGATAAGAAGGTTGATGAATTCTTATTTTCTCATACGAGTATCGACCAGAAGGTCTATAAGAGAAAAGCTTCTTCGGATTTGTATATGGATGAGAATGAGTGTTTAAAGAATAGCGTTATTGATAGTATTATATCTGACTTTGAAGAAATTATGTAACTAGGAGGATCCATATGGTAGCAAAAAAGAGAGCCGTTACAAATGAATATGGAGAAGCACCAAAGAATATTGACGACAAGCCATTTTACAGTCTTGAATTGGATGTAGACCAGAAAAAGTTTGTAAATGCTATTTTAAATCCAGATAATACAATTGTTTTCTGTAATGCAAAAGCTGGAACTGGAAAAACCACTCTAGCAATGGGGACGGCAAATATTCTTGTGCAACACGGAGAATACGATGGCATTGTTTATATTTGCAGTAGTTATGGTGAGCATAAGCAAGGATTTCTACCAGGAAGTATTACGGAGAAGTCAGAAGTGTACTTCGAGCCTGCATATCAAGCTATGATTGAATGTAATATGAACCCTAATGTATGCGTTGACAATGATTCTATGGTGAATCAAAAATATGGAGAAGCTTATGTTACTCTACTTACACATACATTTTTAAGAGGAACTAATTTGAAGAAAAAGGTAATTATACTCGATGAGGCTCAAAACTATACTGTTGCAGACTTAAAGAAGACATTAACACGCTGTTCTGATGATTGTAAGGTTATAGTTGTTGGTCATGATAAACAGTGTGACCTTAAAGATAAAAACACTACTGGATTTATGAAATATATTGACCATTTTAGAGGTCATGAAAATTGTGAAATATGTGAATTGACAATAAATCATCGTGGATGGTTAAGTCAGTTTGCAGATGAATTAGAAGAATAATAGGAGGAACAAATTATGGCAAGTAGTATTACTAAGAAGTACACAATAAATGCAAAGGGTATTCTTCATATTGATGGAGAATATATCGGAATTGAAAATACTGATACAGGAGAGATGTTTTCTTTACCAGAGTTAGCTGCTGATTTTGCAGATAAGACTGTTAAGTTTAGCCTAACCTATGATGAGGATTACGGCTCCGATGAGTAAGGGGTTGGCTAACGTGAAAAGAATACTTAAAAAGAAGGATATTGCCAATGAATTAGCTAAGAGATGTGATTTTTATAAATATTCAATGGAAGCTGTCGTTGATGCCCTAGAAGATATAATTGTTGAAAATATGGGTGAGGCAACCTTTGATGAAAATTCAGAAATACAATTAGCAAAAGGTCTTACAATAGGTGCTCGTAGAGTACCAGAACGTGAAGTTAGAAATCCTAGAAATCAAGATAAAGTAATGACGCCTGAAAAGGTAATACCATTCGCAAGGTTTACGTATACATTTAGACAAAAAATTAACGAGTGAGGTACAAAATATGGAGTATAAGAAATTAAGCGAAGAAAATGAAGAGCAGCTAATTATGAGAATTTGCTCAATGAAAGATGCAAATGGATGGACTTGGCAAGATATTGCGGATATTTTAAATAAAGAACTTGGATATGAATATGGTGAAAGTGCATATCGTAAAAAGTTCCAGTCTTTTAATAAGATGATGGAAGCTAATGAGAATACATTTTTTACAGAGGATGAATATCTAAAAAAGATTGAAGCTCAAAAGATGGATTTGGCAAAAGAGCGTCAGAAGTTATATGCCACCAAGGTTGAAATGCAGCGTGTAATTCGTCAGAGTAGTCGTTTTGAGTTATTCTATGAAAATGTGCGTGATGCAATTAAAACTCTGCCAATGCCAAGTGTAAAGTATAATGCAGAAAAAAGATATTCATTTGGTAAGGAGCATTTGTTAACAATTGCAGATATTCATTGTGGCGCACAGTTTGAACTCCCCACAAATAGTTATTCTATTAAGGAATGTGAACGCAGATTTGGTGTTCTTTTAAATGAAGTGGCAGATTATGTGCAGAGGAATGGTGTAAATAAACTGAATGTTGTATCCTTATCGGATGATATTCAGGGTATTCTTCGTGTGAGTGATTTACAGCTCAATGAAACTTCTGTTGTTGAGGCAACTGTGATTGTTTCAAGATTGATTGCAAGTTTTCTGAATGAGCTATCGGCATTTTGTAAGATTGAATATTATCATGTGCCTAATTCAAATCACACACAAACTAGACCAATTGGCACTAAAGCTGGTGAGTTAGCTACGGAAGACCTTGAGTATATTATCGGCAACTATATTACGGATATGCTTAAGAATAATAACCGTATTAATATACATACCAATTTTGGGCATGATTATATTGAGATTCCAATTTTTGATTACAACATTATTGCCCTACATGGGCATACTGTTAGAAATTATGAAACGGCACTTAAAGATCTTAGTGCTCTTCATAGAAAGATGTATGACTTTGTAATTGTTGGTCATATGCATAATGCAAAACAGATTTCTGGAAATGAAAACGGAAATTATGACACAGAAGTTTTAATGTGTCCAAGCTTTCAAGGCACTGACCCATTCGCTTTTAATAAGCTAGGTAAGAGCGCCAAGGCTGCTTGTAAGATGTTTATTTTTGACCCAGTATATGGGTGTACTGGTAGTGAAAAATTTATTTTAAATTAAACAATACAAAATTAAGGAGAATGAAAACAATGGAAGAAAAGAAAGCAAAGTTAATTTTTAACATGGGAGTAGCAAGATCTCTACTAAAGAAGGGTGCAAAGGTAATTGATGTAAAGCCCGACAGAGACAATCACGATAAGACCATTGTAGTCTTTGAGCGTGATGATGTATTTGAGAAGGCTTTTGCCGAGCTAAACGAAGAGCTAAAGGCAAAGGATAACGCCGAGGATAAGTAATTACATATTTTATAAAATTCTAAAAGAAGGGAGGGAGAGTGGTTATGGCTGCAAAAAGTCCAGGAAGAAGAACTGTAAAGAAAGAAGCAGAGCCTAAGTATCTTTGCCCATATTGTAATAAAGAGAAAAAGGCTTCGGAGTTTTATATGTCTTCTGACCCACTAGTTATGACTGGAAAAACTACTATGTGCAAAGAGTGTGCCGAGAAGATAGCTAGAAATTGGGATGGAAGAACTGGTGAATTTGGAGATTGTACTAAGGCATCTGTGCAAGAAGCCCTCGAACGTTTAGATAAGCCATACTTTGATAAGCTTTGGGATGCGAGTTATTTTGAATATATTAATGACAAAAATCCAAAGAAGCGTAGCAATATATGGGCATCTTATATAAAAAATATTGGATTGCCGCAATATAAAACACTTCGTTGGAGAGATGGTGACTTATTTACAAGTTATAAAGAAACTGCGTTAAAGCAGGCCCAACAAGAAATTGGAACTGCATCTGAAGATGAGATTGCTAAAGGTCAAGAGGTTAATGAAGAGTATGAGAAGAATCGCTCGGATGTCATTAGACTGCTTGGTTATGACCCATTTGCAAAAGAACAAGAAGAAGATAAACCACTACTCTACTCTCAATTAATTGGTTATTTAGATACAAGTGGAGAAAATGATGACATGATGCGTACATCATCTGCAATTACTATTGTAAGAGGATTTTTGCAACAGTCAAAACTTGATGATATGATTGCGAAAGCTATGTCTTCTCCAAATGTTTCTAATAAATCTGGAGAAATTAAAACATATCTTGATTCTAAGCAAAAAGTTGCATCAACCGTGTCTCAGCTTGCAGAACAGTCGTGTTTAAGCTTGAAGCACAATAAGAGTGCTTCTAAGGGTGAAAATACATGGACTGGAAAGATAAAGAAGTTAAAAGAACTCAATCTTAGAGAGGCAGAGGTTAATGGGTTTGATATAGGTACATGTAGAGGAATGCAACAAGTACTAGAGATGAGTGATGCATCAATTATGAAGCAGCTTAATCTTGATGAATCAGAGTGGTCTGATATGGTTGCAGAACAAAGACAAAAACTTATTGAACTACAAAATAATCTTGATGTGTATAAAGAAATTAATAGGTTATTATTAAGAGAAAATATTGATTTAAGAGATACACTGAATGATGCTGGAATGCTTGATGAATCAAATCTTCAAAATTTAAAAGAATTATTCTCACCATTTGGAGATACAGAATCTGATGTGGATGGTGAAGAAGATGAATGATGTATCTAAATATAAATTTAAAATTTTAAATTCAATTGACGATGCGGATTTATCCACATTATTTGATGATGAATATACAATATATTGCAAACCAGGAATATATGCAATGTCTTCTAGAAAACTAGAAAGACTCATTGAAATTTCAAAAATTCAAAAATATTATCAGTGTAATCCAGTTAGATTTATAGATGATTTTTTCTCTATAGAACTACTTGATGCACAAGCATATATTGTTCAAAGGACATGGAATTGCCCAAATGTATTAGTTTTAGCTAGTCGTGGTTTTGGTAAGAGCACAATTATAGATTTAATATTAATGTCAAAAGACATGTTGTTTTGTAATGTGTGGTCATATATAGCTTCTGGTTCTGGTTCTCAGGCAGAAGAAACATTTACAAAACTTGAGCAGATTGCAAATGATAATATTGATGAAATGCGTGGTTCTACTGGCTATATATTTAAAAATGAAGTAGAAATTAATAATGCTGCTGGTGATGGATTTAGTCATGGTAGTAATGGATTTAAATATTCTTTATATAATGGATCATTTACACAAACTCTTAATAGTAATATTGACCGTAAGAGAGGTAAGCGTGGTTCTGTAATTTTCGACGAGTGTGGCTTCTTGTCTGCTGAAATGCTTAAAGTATACGGTGCTTTTGCCGCTGTTAATAAAAACTTTGCATCTGGTAAAGATAGAGATGGGCACTCTATAGACCCGGTAAGATTAAAAACATTTGCAATTAATCTACCAAACCAAAAATTTTATATTAGTTCTGCATCTGATACTGATACAGAATTTTATAGATTGTATAGAGAATTTAGTAAAAAGCAATTAATGGGTGATCGAAATTATTGTGTAATACAAGTAGATTGTGAAGTTGTTTTAAAACCAACAATTAGAGGAGAAGTTGTTAATGCCCTATTAACACGAGATACCATAGAAACTGAAATGAGGACTAACCCCGAAAAGGCACGTCGTGAGTACTATTGTGAATTTACGACAGACGCTGGATTGAACGCCATTATTAGACGTGGGGTTATTGCTCGTAATAGTGAGACTCGTGTTCCTTTACTATATAATGATACCAATAAAAAGAAATTTATTTTAGCATATGACCCAGCAAGACAGAGGGATAATAGTGTAATTCTTGTAATGGAATTGTATGTTGATGAACATGGTGATTACAAAGGACGTATTGTAAATTGTGTAAACCTACTTGATGTTGGTAAGAAGCGCAAGAGTCCAATGCAAACACCAGACCAAATTAAATATTTAAAAGAGCTTATACTTGCTTATAATGGAGACGCACCAGATTATGAAAACATAGAGGCTATTTTAGTTGACGCAGGTGCGGGTGGTGGTGGACAACTTATCAGTGACTATCTTATGGAAGATTGGATTGATGATAAAGGAAATCAACATAGAGGGCTTATTGATAAAGAATATAATGCTGATTATGTTGGGAAATTTCCGAATGCTATTAACAAACTAAGACTACTTCCACCAGCTCAGTATAAGTCAATCATTTATGAAGCTCTAATTGAAATGATGAATTTGGATTGTATTAGTTTTACATCTGATTATGATAATAAGGGATATCTAACTCTATTTGAAGTTGATGATAAATTATATAATTCAGAAAGAAAAAAGATATCTGAGGAACTACAAAACCAGAAAGTGTCAGAAGCAGAGTTTAATAAGAAGCTAGAAGAAGAGCTGAAGAAGTCTTCGTGTATCAAAACAAAAATTGTTCGTCTTGATCCATATCAAGAAATAGCACTTAAAAATATAGACGCTATGAAGGAAGAAATGGTAAATATGGTACGTAAAAAGAGAGAATCTGGAAAGGACTCTTTTGAACTAATACCAGAGAAAGCAAACAAGTTACATGATGACCGATCTTATTGTATGGCACTTTGTGCGTGGTTTCTATCAGAAAAGCGTGCAGAACATATTCGTAATAAGAAACGTACTTTAGATTATAGCCTTATAGATATGTTTAAAACAACAAAGGCAAAACCTATAGATAAAATATTTGGATAGAAGGGATGGTGAAAAATATCTATGGCAGAAAAAACTACTCAAGAGAAGATAGAGTATTTATCAAAACAAGAACAGCAAAGAAATGCATTTGCACAGCTTAAGGACGCTTTACAGTTAATTAATCTTGAAAAAAATAAAACCCTTACATCTTCTACATATAGTAAAGAAAATCTTAGAACATATTTGAGGTCCCCTTCTACCGAAACAAACCAAAAGAACTTAAGGAAGCTAAGTGATTATTTATATAATATTTCTCATATTTATCGCAGAATGATAAATTATAAGGCAGAGCAGATAACATGTAAATCTTGGACTGCATATCCATTAGTTAACACCTCTGAGGAAAATGATGTGGAAAAAATTAAGCAAGATTATGACAAGATTACTCATATTGTAACGAATATGCGTATGGAAACACAAATTCTAAAATTAATGCTTAGAGCATGGAAACATGACGTTGCTTATGGGTATATTTATGGAGACCCAGAAAAGGATGGTACTTTTTATATTCATCCATTAGACCCAGATTATTGTCGTGTTTATAGTTCTTCTTTTGAACATGGTGTTTTAGGCATTGCCTATAATATGAGTTATTTTAGAACTTATCAAGATGATTTGGAGTATTTTGATAAAGAATTCCAAAAACTATATAGACAATATGAGTCTGACAATATTCCTTGGAAGGAACTTCCTATAGAAAAAACAATTTGTATAAAAATTAATATAGATAATTTAGATTATCCTTTAGTGCCATTTAGTGGTCTACTAGAGGATATTATTAATTTAGAGGACTTGCAGGCTGTTCAGAATATTACGGATGAACTTGATGCTTATAAGTTGATATGGGCAAAAATACCAACAATTTCTGGTTCAAAAGAGCCAGATGATTTTGCGATAGATTTACAATTAGCAAATGACTTCTATAAGAAACTTGCGGACCTTATTCCTGGTCTTGTAAACATTGCAATGTCTCCTATGGATTTGAATGTTATAGATTTCAAATCTAATGTGGCAGCAGAAGACACTACAACTCTTAATAAGGCATATCAACAGCTTATTGAAGCTAACGGATCTATTGTACTGAATTCTAATAGAATAACCAACAGCGAAAGTTTTAAGAAGGCTATGATGGTTGAATGCATTGACGCTATGAAACCAACAGAGCAAATCAATGCTTGGCTTAATCTATATTTAAAAAATAATTTTGGTATTGAAAATTGGGTCGTTGAGTATAGCGATGTATCTCCTTATTTTGTAGAAGATAAATTAGCTACATTAAAAGAGGCTGCTGGTTATGGACTTCCTGTCAAATTAGAATATGCTTCTTTACTTAAGCTTCATCCTACAAAAGAGCGTGGTATGGCGTTTGTCGAAGATATGCTTGGTTTAGGAGATACAGAATGGATTCATCCTTTAATAAGTTCTAATACACAATCTTCTGACCCATCTAATGATGGAAGTCAGGGAGCACCTACAAAAGATGAGACAGAAATTGGTGCAGACGGTGTTGCGACAAGAGACAAGAAGTAATTTAAGGGAGGTAGCATAATGAAGTCAGAAAAGTTTATTGTAACAAAAGATGCAGAAGTGGCAAAAATATTGGCTACTACTTTTAAACAAATTGGTGCGACAAATGATTCGTGGGTGTTTATAAATATGCCTACGAATTTTAATTTTGCAGAGTTTGGCAAAAAGATTGCATTTACAAATATTTTATGTCTGTAATCTCCTTTTTGGAGTTTATAGTTTAATCTGCAAGAAAGGAGGAAAATACATGCATAAAATTTTAACACTTGATAATCTATATCAATTTTTTGTTGAGCAGAACAAGTCTGTTAATTTTAGCTCAAAGGAAAAAGGAAACCCAATCGTTGTTTCTACACCAGCAAATTTTGAAATGTCAGACAATGATATGCCTGGGATGCTTAAATTAAAATTTAAGGTTTGTCACACAGAAACAAATAGAAACGGTTCCCATATTTCAAAAGAGAATATGGAGGCCGCTATGCCAACTTTAAAGTATAGACCAGTATTGGCATACATTCATCAACTGAGTGATGGCACATATGATTTTTATGCCCACAATATAGAGATTGAAGAAGATGAGAACGGTGATGACAAGATAGTTTATACGGAGAAACAAGTTGGTTGTTTTACTGCTGATAATCCTTATCTTGAATATGATGAAGAAAATGATAAGACATATGTTAATGCATATGCTGTCATTCCAGAGGAATATACAGAGGCTGCGAACATTATTCGTAGGAAGAATGGAACCAAGGTAAGCTGTGAATTAGTCATTGACGAACTTTCTTATAATGCCAAAGAAAAATATCTTGATTTAACATCATTTTATTTTGGTGGGTGTACTTTATTGGGCTGTGATGAAGATGGTAATCCAATAGGCGAAGGAATGCTTGGTGCAAGAGCTGATATTGCAGATTTCTGTCACGAGAAGCCTGTTTTTGATTATCAAGAAAAGCTGGTTGAAATGTTAGATAGGTTAAATAATACTTTATCTAATTTCAATAAAAACAATACAGAGGAAGGAGTGAGAGAAGAAATGAATCATTTTGATGAACTTCTAGAAAAGTATGGATTTGCCAAGGAAGATTTAGATTTTGATTATGAGAATATGAATGATGAAGAGTTAGACGCTGCTTTTGAAGAGTTTAAGAATAAGTTTGATGACGAAGGTAAAGATAGTTCCGAGTCTAATGAAGATGGGGAACCTACTGGCACTAGTGAAAATTTTGTAAAGAATTTTAAAATTGAAGTTTCTCACGAGGACATCAGATATGCGCTATATAATCTAATTGCAGAATATGATGAAATGGACGGAGATTGGTATGGCATCTATTCTGTTTACGATGATTATTTCGTGATGCAGGGTTGGTGCAATGGCAAATTCTATAAGCAGAGTTATTCTATTGACGGAGAAAATATATCCCTCGAAGGTGAGCGTACTGAACTATTCCAGATGTTGTTAACAGAATCTGAGAAGATTGCTGTAGACAAGCTGCGTAGTGATTATGCTGAGCTTGAAACTAAGTATAATGAACTTAAGACATTTAAAGACAATTATGATGCCGCAGAAGCCAAGGCTAAGAAGGATGAGGTTTTTGCAAATGAGGCTTATGAGGAAATTCGTGAGTCTGATGAATTTAAGGCACTCGTAAGTGATGCAGATAAGTATTCTGTTGAAGAGCTTCAGGATAAGTGTGATTTACTTTATGCTGCTCATGAAAAGGCTAAGTTTAGAGCTTTCTCTGCCGAAAATGGCTCTAGTAAGCCAGCCGCTATGAAGTTTAGTGTCAAAACCACCGATGAGGCGAATAAAAAGCCTTATGGTGATTTATTTAATTAAAAATTTTAAAAATAGGAGGAAAATAATATGCAGGATTTAATTAATAAGCATTGGGTTGCAGAAATCAGCCGTGTAAGTGCTGTGTATGGTGATGGTCATATTCTATCTGGCAAGATGGATAAGGACAGAGATAATGGTGAATTAGTTACTGTTGGTGATTATGTTGAGGGTGAATACTACAATGTATCCGACTTTGCTGGTGATTTTAGCGCCAAGGTTATTGAGATTGTTTATAACAGCAATCTAACGATGGTTCGTTTTGAACTACAGTCTGATTGTGACGCTTACTTCGTTCACAATCCAGAATTAATGGAGAACGATTTCCTAAAGATTTATCAGGAGAGATTCAATTATTACAATGCTAAGGATAGTCGTGCAAGAATGTATCCTATGAAGAAGCATGATGTATTTACTGTTTCTGTTGATGCATTTGGCGGTACTGTTCCTACTGTTGGTCAGAGTGTGACTTGGGCACAAGCTACTGGTTATACTGCTGCGTAATTGAGTTTTAAGAAAGGAGGATACATATTATGAATAAATTTATGAGATTTGATGCTACTGCTAAGAATGCATTTGATAATGATGAAGTTAAGTATGCTAATTTTGAGAAGCTACTTGTAGATGCTGCTCGTAAGCAGGTTCAGGAGTATTCCGCTGAGCAGGCTAATGCTAAGATTGTTGAGAAGTTCCGTGAGGCTCTAGGTATTGATAAGGATGCTCGTGCTCCCCAAGTAAGACGTGCTATTCGTGCTAATCAGGCTCTAGTTTTCACTATCATTGAGGAGACTGTTGAAGAGATGATTCGTACTGGTTGGGATAGCAATCCATTCTTCATGGATTATGCTGAGATTAAAAACCTAGCTCTTGGTGATACCAATGACTTCTATGTTGAAGACGATTCTATTCTAAGTGTTTCCAAGATTTCTGGTAATCATCATAACATGATTCGCCAAAGATTGGGAGCCGGCAGACATTTTGCAGTTACTACTGAATGGTTCGGGCTTAAATTTAGGTCCCTTACAGCGTAAGCTGTTCGAATAAATAATGCATTGAATTGCTGGAAAATCCTAAAGCTGTATTGGCTACAACGTGGGCTGAAAAGCCGAGCGTGAATGCGACGAAAGTAGAAAAAACAAATACAGATTACATATGGTTAAATCCTAAGTGTAGTTATAATGGACAATCAGCAGCCAAGCCTCTTGACAAATTTAAAGTTTGCGTTATAATGTATAATACAAAATTAACGCTAAGAGGAAGGTTCAACGACTATCCCAAATGGGAGTAGAACGCAAGCGATTGGCGTTCGAAGTGGTGCATACCCAACAATTATTGGGTAAAGATATAGTCTGATTCTTTAGCGAAAGCTAAAGGGCTTTAAGCCAACACGGGAGTAGCGTCCCGAATATCATTTTTCTAAAATAATATTTATGTAAGGATTTTAAACTAATGGAAAAGTATTTATGTGGAATTTATTGTATAGAGAATTTAGCTAACAATAAAAAATATATAGGTTTATCACGAGATATTCGTAGAAGATGGAATGAGCATAGAAGTGATTTACGAAATAACAATCATATTAATCCTTATTTACAATCGGCTTGGAATCTTTATGGAGAAGATTCTTTTGAATTTAGTATTGTAGAATTATGTGACCCGTTAGATATTTGTGATAAAGAGTGTTATTATATTGAAAAATATCACACATTATCGCATGAGAATGGATATAATTTAACAACTGGAGGAGAATGTAATTCAACTACAAATAAAAAAGTTATACATTTATTGTCAAGAAAAATATATGACTCTGTACATTCTGCCGCAGAAGATAATGGAGTTGTTGATATCACAATGATAGATTGGTGTCGTAAATATTATAATTTTATGTACTTTGATGAATATTCTTCAATGAATCAAGAACAAATAGATTACTATACGAATTTTGATTGGAAGACATTTATGCATGAAAAATTAAGTCGTGCTCATTCACGTGAGAATTTAAAAGCAGAATCATTATTGAGATATAGTCAATGTACTTCTGGCAAAAACAATCCGAGAGCTACTGCTATTTATTCTCCAGAATTAGATGAAGCATTTTGGGGAGCGAAAGAAGCATATGAAAAGTATGGAATAAATTATACTAGCATTTCGTCTTGTATTAATGGAAAATTAAAACATGCCGGTAAACATCCTATTACTGGTGAGCCATTAACATGGCAAAAATTAGAAAAATGATATTTTAATGTTAAACATAAATGAAAAATTTACACCGACTTTGAAAGGGTCTTAACTGGTGCTGAGGATTGGGCTTCTTTCATTCTAAAGATTGCTGATGCTGTAAACCGCTACATCTACGATGCTGTTTATGCCGCTCTAAAGGGTGCTAGTGAAAAGCTAGGCGCTAACTGGGTTAAGACTGGTGCTCTAGATACCGCCAACAAGGCTACTCTAGTCAAGCTATGTCAGGATATTGAGATGGCTACTGGTTCTGAGGTAGTTATTTTTGGTACTCGCTCTGCCCTATCCGCTCTATCTGCTATGGCTGATGTCAACTGGATGCCTGATACTGTAAAGAATGAGTATTATCAGAATGGTGGTCTACTAGGTCTATGGGAAGGCTTCAGAGTTGCCGAAATCGGTCAGGGTCTAAAGAGAGGCGCTGCTATCAATAGTGCCACTGTTGATTATCAGGTTGATAGTAACCAGCTATATATTGTTCCTGTAAGCTCTACCAACAAGTTTATCAAGATTGTAAACGAGGGTGACGCTCAGATTAGTCAGGTTTCCGATAAGGATATTAACAGAGATATGTCATATGAGTATCAGTACATGTTTAAAATGGGAATTTCTGTCATTTTCAACAGTGTATTTGGTTTCTGGAAAGTTGCTTAATTATTTTATAATAAGGAGAATCTAAATGAAACTATATCTATGTAGAGGAAAACGTCAGGCAAATTATTTTTTAGAGCATAATTGTAGGCTTGTTAGAATTGATACCGATCAAAAATCAAAAGGCTTTTTGGTCTTTATTTTTGAACTGGACGCAAATTTAGACAATGCGTTACAATTATGGAAGAGAGATAAAGATACGTATTTGATATCTTAAGGTAATAACGAAGGAGAATGTGTTATGAAGGAGAAAGTTTGTGGGATATATTGCATTGAAAACTTGTTAAATCATAAAAAATATATAGGCCAATCTGTAAATATATACAAAAGATGGAGACAGCATAAAAATGCTCTACGTAATCAAAAACATGACAATGATCATTTACAGCATTCTTGGAATACATATGGTGAGTGTAATTTTAGCTTTTATATTATTTGTAGGTGTAATGTTAATAATTTAAATGATTTAGAAGTACATTACATTGAGGAATATCAAACTACCGATGATAGATTTGGATACAATCTTGATACTGGTGGTGGCAAAGATAGAGCTATGTCAGAATACTCACGTCAAAAAATGAGAAATAATCATGCCGATATATCTGGGGAAAATAACCCAAATTTCGGTAAAAAACATTCAGAAGAAGTTCGTAAATTAATGAGTGAGAATCATGCTGATATTAGTGGTGAAAATAATCCTATGTATGGCAAGACTCATTCTGAGGAAACTAGAAATAAAATTAGAAAGAGACTTCAGAAATACAAAGGTGAAAAACACCCTAATTATGGCAAACATCTTTCAGATGAAACTCGTAAGAAATTAAGTGAATCTCACAAAGGTTTAATGGCTGGAGACAAGCATCCACGATGCCGTCCCGTTTATTGTATAGAATTGGATAGAGTGTTTTGGGGTGCAGCAGAAGTAGAGAAAGAGCTTGGAATTGATAGAACTTACATAACTACGTGTTGTAAAGGAAAACAAAAATCTGCTGGAAAGCATCCCATTACTGGCGAAAAGCTTCATTGGATATATTATGAAGATTCTAAAAATAAAGTAATTGCTTAATATGACAATTAAATTATAAGGATAAAAGGAGATTATAAATTATGGCTAATGCAAAAAAAAGTACTACCACCAAGGATGCTGATGTTAAGACTGTTGTAGAAGAAGTCGTAAAGGAAGAACCAAAGAAGGTGGCAAAACCAAAGCATAGTCCAGACGAACTTATTGCTTGTCGTAGTGTAACGTTTGGAGAACTACTTATTATTGGGCCTAAAACTAAGCTAGTTTATAGTTGGGCAAACGAAGGTGATATTAGAGAGGTTGAATATCAAGACCTAATGTCTTTAAAGGCACTTCGTCATAGGTATCTTTTTGATCCATTTATTATCATCGAAGATGAAGCACTTCGTGAAGAATGGAAAGCCGATCTTGATCCTGTTTACAATAAACTAGAAGAAGTTAGCCTAAATGGAATTTTTGATTTACCTCAGAGACAGTTTGTGGCCAAGTTAAAGCAGCTACCTCCTAGTGTAAAGTCTTCTATTCAAAATATGGCTTATTCTATGATTCAGAATAAAACTTTATATGATTTACGCAAGATTGATGCGATGGATGAAATTCTTGGTACTGAATTAAAAATGATGATTTAATGATAGGAGGTACTTAAATGGCAACCTCTTATGAAGAAATTTACAATTTGGCCTCCAATAAAATTACGGATCCAGAGATAGCACTTTTATCACAAGAAGATATAGAGGAATTGTTTTATGGATATCTTATAAGTGCAATACCCAAGTTTCGTAAATGTAAGAATGATTTATCTAATCGTGATGATGAATTAAGACAGTTTAATGTTGACTTATTAGATGTGGAGAAAGAAATTCTTGCAATATTGGTAGCTAGAGAGTGGCTACAGCCACAACTATATTCTGCTCTTTTGACGAAGCAGGTTTTCTCAGATAAAGAACAGAAGCATTATTCTCAGGCATCCCACATATCAGAGCTTCGTGCTCTAGATGAAACTTTGAAAATTGAGGCACAAAAGTTAAGCCGTGATTATACTTATGGCAACTCAGAGTATTTGGGGTGATAATATGAACGCTTATAATAACATTCCTACATCTCAAATAGAGGCACAAAAGCGTTATTTATATGGCGCAATTATTTCAACACTTTATGAAAAAGAGGACAATAGCCCTTTTTTAGATGCTCATATTCAAAGTTTAATAAATCAAATAAGTGGTTCAAATCGCTTATTTAATTATCAGCCAGAAATATTAACTATTATTAGTTGTCTTGAAACGGCACGTGAGAATCCTAATCAATTCCGCAAAGCTATTCTTGATGCAGCCAATTTAGTTAATGTTTTGAAGGGCGGTGAATGTGATGCTTGATAATTTTAAAACCCGCATGAGTCGGGTCGGAGAAACTCAAAGTGCTGCTTATTTACATAATGCAGATATGATAATTGATAGCACTTTTAAACGCGATCCAGCCTATCGTGAAGTTTTTGTGACACACAAACCAAGTGAGATTGAAAATAAGAGGATGGATGCAAAGTTTATTATTGATACACGTAGAAGTATTTCTGGAGATGAAGAAGTATATAAACTTATGTTTAGACCTCATGTGAAAATTCCTATTGGTTCATATGTTGATGTGCCAGATGATACTGGTACATTACAAAGATGGCTTGTTATTATCAATGATAATCAGCCACAATTCCCAATGTATTATATTTTAAAATGTAATTGGATATTAAAGTGGGTATATGAAGGTAAGGTATATAAATGTGAATGCGTACAGAGAACACAGAGTTCTTATAACTCCGGTCTCTGGACTGATTAAATGTAGTCCATTATATCAGAAATGGTATAATGAATTTCCTCTAATTGCTGGAAGTTCCTTAGAGACTTAACACTACAGCATACGGATGAAATACGCCGAAGTGCGAATGTTTAAAAAGTTAAGTATTGGATAATCAGCAGCGAAGCTCCGAATAGGAGAACGTTCAACGACCAGCCATAAGGCGTAGGACAAGTGTCCGAAATGGGGAATGTCCGAAAGGATAAAGATATGGTCTAGTCTTATGTGAAAGCATAAGAAAAATTATTTATATTTGGTAAAAAACACTGGGACAGCGGAGTAGCTACCGTTTTGCTTGGCCTTCAAACGAGCAATTACCAATGTTTTTATATATTGTGACTTTTGAAGGGAGACATAATTATGGGTAATAAAAAGTTTAATCAAATAGAGATTAATAAAATAATTGATTTATATAATTCTGGACTTTTGCAAAGAGAAATCGCAGATATGTTTAATACATCAAAATCGTCAATCGGTAGATGTTTACGAGAAAACGGAATTACATCAAGGGTGGTAATTTCTAATAGTGATATTAAAGATATTATATCTGAGTATTTGAATGGGTACAATATTGAATTTATTGCACATAATCACAATATAGGAACTGGAAGAGTATCTAAATTTTTAAAAGAAAACAACACAAATATAAGGACTGCCGATGTATATAATAGAAAATATACATTGAATGAAAATTATTTTGATATTATTGATACTCAAGAAAAGGCATACATTGTAGGATTATTGTTTTCCGATGGATGTATTTCTGAAATAAACAATGCTATTTCTATTAGCTTAAAAGAAGAAGATAAAGATATTCTTTTAAGAATAAATAAAGAAATTGGAAGTAATAGACCGTTAATGTTTTTAAATTATAATGACAAAAATAAGAATTGGAGTAATCAATATAAGTTGGTTATTAACAGTAAACATATGGTGGAAAGTCTTCGTAAACTTGGAGTTTTTCAAAATAAAAGTTTAAAAATTGAATTTCCTTCGTGGGTTTCTGACGAATATTATTTTCATTTTTTACGAGGTTATATTGACGGAGATGGCTCTATTTTTAAAACTGAAAAACGTATGTCTTTTATTGCAACAGAATCATTTTGTAATTCTGTATCAAAATATCTTTATGACAATCTATCCGTACATTGTAGCATTTCTGTTTGTCATAACAAAACTGATGTCCCAACAAGAGATTTAAGAATTTCTGGTGCGAAACAAGTTAAAACAGTTTTAGATAAAATTTATGAAAATGCTAGTATTTATTTGGATAGAAAATATAAAATATATGAATCAATTTATTTAAACTAATAAAATATAAATAATTCTTTGTCTGATTAACGACCAGATAAAGTAATATAAACATACATGTTCACAAGTGTGGAAGACCAAACAATTATGTGGCTTCCAACTACATCTTACACTCAAACACTTAGTTACAACCAACGTGTACTTGTTAATGATGCTGGAAGACGAGTTCCAATTGTGTGGGAGTTATCTAAGGTGTTAGATACGATACCAATAGGCATTACACGTTTGACATTTAAGCAAGTTCAGGCAGACCTTCATGCAGACTGTTCTAAATATGGACTTGCAAACTTCTGTCCATATCAAGGAGAATGTGATACATGCAAACTTGCAGAACCAACATATATTGATGCTGGGTTAGATATCAAGACCGAAGAAATTCGTCTTGGTAAGATTACATACAATGGCAAAGATTCTTCTATTCGTGTTGGTGGTAGCGCCAAGACATTGACGGCGATGTTTTTAGATTCAAATTCTAATGAATATGTGTCTAAGTCAGTTGATTGGCATATGTCTTTTGTAGACGGCAACAATGTTTTGTGCTCAGTTGATATTACTAACGAGTCAAAGCCTGGGGATATTGTGTGTAATGGTTCTGATGGCAAAGAGATTTTTAAGATTAATGTTTCCAGAAATGGTGACTCACTTAATGTTAAATGTCTGCCATTGTATTCTATGGTTGGAAAGACGATTGTTGTGTCTGCTTTAGGCACAGAAAAGTTAAAGATGGAGGTGGTTAGTTAATGATTAGAGATATACAAAAAATTGATGACGATGTATCTGCAATGAAAAGAATAATTCGGCAAAAACTTACATCGGATCCTGACGTCATCGAAGTATTAAATAACCACGAATTAGACCCATCAAGTCCTGATGATTATTTAAATAATAATATTTTTGCTTATATTCGTGTCCCCGGCACACAGGATATTGCTAAAAACTTTATTTGTTTTAGCGTTGATGATATGGAAGACCATCGTTACAATTCTGTAATGAAGATTCAATATGTCCAATTTGTTGTGTTTTGTCATGCGGATGATATTAAAACGCCGTATGGAATTGAACGACACGATTTACTAGGATATTTGATAAGAGATATCTTTGGATGGTCTAATATGTTTGGGATGCAGTCAAAACTTATTTATAACAAAGAAAGCGTTACGGACACAAATTATTCTTGTCGTACATTAAAATTTGAGCTTACTAAAACCAATTCCTTGAATAATGCTGTAACGAGGAATAAGTATGAGTGATATGTTTGAAGTAGATCAGCTCCAATTATATTTTGGAGATGATTATGTTATAAACGATAAGTTGAAGATTAAACAGCCAACAATTGGGGAAATTGTTGATTTTGGTGAAGCACAGTATTTTAGTGTTGTACATACTATAACCGCCATTCCGTCTGATATGAAATCTCAATTATGGGATTTAGGTTTGGACTGGACAGAGCTAGATGACTTTGAGTTGTTTATTATGTTAGCACCAACACTGTCAACAGATAAAACAAGATTGCTATTCGGTGATTTGGATTTTACAAAGTTAAAACCATATAGAAACCGTGAGAATGGTGATATTGTATTGGCAGATTTGGAATCTGGTGTAAAGATAGATAAATTGGTTTATTTAAGAATTGTGAATTATTTAAGAAGGGTTCATAATATTACACCAAAGATTGAACATGCAGCAAATAAAACAACTAAGCAAATTCTTATCGACGAAGATAGGATGAAAATTAATAATAATAAAAATAAGCCTTTTAAATCATATTTGTTGCCACTGATTTCATCTGTAAAAGTTCGTATGGGATATACGAAGGATTATGTGAGAAATGAGGGGTTTGTTGAATTCTTTGATGACGTTACACGTCTACAAATTATTCACAATGCGGACCATTTACTTGCTGGATGTTATGCAGGAACTATAGATATGAAGAAAATAAACAAGGCGGAACTTAATTGGATGAAAGAGATTTAATTTCTTCATAATAAAAAATATTTTATAGGAGGAAAATTATTATGGCCAAAAATTTTGATATTAATAATTTCGTAATTGATAGAGTTATCCGTGGTGTTGCTCTATCTCAGAAGAACGATTCCGTTCTATTCTCTATTAACCAGATGCAGAATGTTTCTCTAAACTGTGCATCTGAGTCTACCGACGCTGTAGACGCTCTAGGTACTCCAATTGCTACGTTTTATAGAGCTAAGAGCGCTGAGTTCTCCGCTGAGAACGCCATTTTTGATATGAATCTAATGGCTACTCAGCTAGGTACTGCTAAGAAGGTTGCTGGTCTACAAGAGGATAAGAAAACAACCTTAAAGATTACTGCTCCCGCTATGGAGAGCTTCACTTATGGTGACGGTACTTATGAACTAAAGCACACTCCAAAGGTAGCTCCTAATGAGATTTATGTGCTAAATGGTGATAGCACCTTTGGTCAGAAGTTCGTTAAGGGCACTAATGCTTCCGATGCTGAGTTCTCCATTGCCGACAAGACAATAAAGCTACCTACTGGTCTAAAGGCTGATGATGAGCTATTTGTAATGTATGACTATGAGACAGAGAAGGCAGTTGAGGTTGTTAACTCCGCTACTCAATTCCCCGTTGGTTGTAAGTTTGTTATGGAGGTTCTAGGTTGTGATGTGTGCGATCAGACAAATTTAATCCATGCTTATGTAATCTTCCCTAACTTTAAACTAAGTCCTGATTTCGACTGGAGTAACAAAATTTTTGCTACAAATTTTAAAGCTCCCTACGTTTGTAAAGAGCGTAGAGCGGCGTAATGATATACGTCCAAAATCCCTTTAATTGCTGGAAGTACTTAAAGACAATCTAGCTACAACGTAAGGATGAAATATGCCTAAGCGTGAATGCGACGAAAGTAGAAAAAATAGATTGTATGATGCAAGGTTAAATCCTAAACATCTTAATAATAGTTAATCAGCAACCAAGCTCCGAACAGGAGAAGGCTCGACGGCTATTCCGAAAGGAAGTAGGTTCAAGTGAACCGAAATGGGGGATGCCCAGAAATGGGTAGTGATATAGCCTGCTCTTATATGAGAATATAAGATGTCTTAAGTGACTGGCAAAGCGTAACGAACTTTGTTGAACATATGGCGTTGCGACTGATGGTTCTCATCCATTCAGTGGAAAGGCTCAACAGGCCTATTGTGACAAGGAGAAGAAATTAGAGGTGATAGCTGCATAATGCAGTTTTCTACGAATAGTTTCCGTATAAAGTGATTTATATGATAAATAACACATTGAAATGCTGGAAAACCCTAAAGCTCATATACCAAAACAGAAAGATGAAATATGCTTAAATGTAATGGTTGCGAAAGTAGAAAAAAGTTATGAGATAGATATATGGTTAAATCCTAAGTATCTGTAATAATGGGCAATCAGCAGGTAAGTCTCGAACAGAGAAAACCTCAACGACTATTGCTGTTAAAGCAAGTACATGACAAGCGTTTGGTCATGGAAGTGGTGTGCCCCACAAAAGTGGGTGAAGATATAGTCTGTTCTTTATTGAAAGATAAAGGGTCTTATGACCAAGTAAGAGTAGCGCCTTACTTAAACATAATAGTATTCAATATCGTTATTCCTAGCGAAGAGTAATTTTTAAAAGTACTTGACAATACAAAATTAATATGATATAATATAATCGTAAGTAGATGGACCCTAGCTAAGTCCGTTGAAAGGGCCCCTGTTACCTCTCAGGGGCCTTCTTACGCATATTTTCAAAAGAGGAAACTAACGAAAGAGGTAATATTTATGAGTGTTAGATATGAAGATTATTTAAATATTTTAACAAAAAGAGAGATATCTTTTTTATATAAAAATGGTTCTCTTGGAGAAAATTATCCAAATTCATTAAAATTTTGGGATTATGAAAAGAATTTACCATTGACACCATATATTGTTTTATCAACATCTAATAAAGTTGTGCATTGGAAGTGTCCGGTTTGCCAATATGAATGGGAAGATAAAATTATTGTTAGACATAAAGCAGAAAAATGTCCTGTTTGTTCTAGTAGGATTGTAAAGCAGGGATATAATGATTTTGAAACAAAATATCCAGATATATCATTAGAGTGGGATTTTGATAAAAATCATTGCGATTACTCCCCTTCTACTGTTGCTTTTAGCTCTCATAAAAAGGGGTGGTGGAAATGTAGAACATGTGGGAATTCATGGTTTACATCTTTTAATAATAGAGCTAATGGACAAGGCTGTAAGGTTTGTGGGTATAAAATTGTTGGTAATAAAGTTACACAAAGATCTTTAGAATCAAGAGGCTCTTTGTATGATAATTGTCAAGATTTAATTGAAGAATGGGACTACGAACTTAATAAAGGAATTGATCCTAAAGAAGTTGCTGTTGCGTCTAGAAGTAAGGTTTGGTGGAAATGTAAAAAATGTGGTTGCAAATGGTTTGCATCGGTTGGTGCTAGAACTGGTAGGGATGGTACTGGATGTCCGGAATGCAAAAGAAGACAGGAAAAAAGTAGCCTACAATGTGCCACAGAGTTGTATCTTTTGAATAATTATAATTATCCATTATTACATGAATTCAGATGTACGATATCTGCTGTTAATCCTTTAACTAATAAAAAGCTACCGTATGATAATGAATTAATTATTGGTGACTCACATTTAATCATTGAAGTCAATGGTGATCAACATTATCGTATAACAAATTTTACGGTTTATAAAGCGAAGTATGACGGAATTACTCCTAAAGAAGAATTAGAAATGCAACAATATCGTGATAAAGTAAAAATGGATTATGTATTAAGCATTGAAAATTATCATTATCTTGCAATTCCTTATACTGCTTTTAAAGACAATTCCTATAAAACACTCATAGATAATAAAATTTCAGAAATATTATCTCTTACAACCTAAATTTAACATAAAGGAGTGATTGCTATGAAATATCCTAAGAAATGCCTGTGCTGTGGCACTAGCTATGAATACTGCGGCAATTGCTATGATTATAGAAACTATCCTCTATGGATGAATTCTTTCTGCAGCGAAAACTGCAAAAACATCTTTGAGGATTGTACGAATTATAATTTTCAACTAATCACTAAAGAACAGGCTAAGGAGGCTCTCTCTAAATGCGATCTATCTGATCGTGCAAACTTTAATGCCTGTGTAAAGCGTGATTTAAATACAATTCTAGCAGAAAATAAGCCTTCTGTTGAGAAGAAGGATTTCGTCAAGAACGAACCCATACATGAAGTAGTTACAAAAAAATAAAACAATAAGGTGTTGACTTCATGTTGAATTCGACACCTTATTTTTTTTACGCCTAAAAGGAGATAAAATAATGGTACGTAGTAAAATTACGAATCTCGAATATAATCCAGATAAAGTTGCTTATATTTTAAATATGAAGCAAGTCTATTTGTATATGCGGAACGGAGCAAAGTTACTAGATATTTTATATTCTGATACCAAGGCAAACGCCTTGGTTTTTGTATTTGAGAAAAATGAAAAACTTAAAAGATTATATGAATTATGGAATCAACATGAATTAAATTAAAAAAGGAGGTTTGAGAATGGCACTTTCATTTGAGGAATCAAAACAGCAACTATTACAGCAGAGTCAAACATCTGCAAAGCCAATGATGATGGCGGCAAGAGCAGTGATGGCAGAAACTGGTTGGACACGAGTTACCACACCTAACTATGCTTGGTTTGATAATTTTTCTGATGATAAAATATCTCTCATTGATGAAAATAAAGATATTACAATAGATGCCTCACAGATTAATATATCTCAAGAATCAAAGAGTCAGTTTATTCCATTTGAAATGCCAAGGTATTATGACGGCATTGATTTGACTCGAATGGCAATTTCAATTCACTTTACAAATAGTGATAAACAACATGCCGCATCTCCTGCTGTAAATGTTCAATATAATAATGATAAAATTAGATTCGCATGGCTTGTTGATGGAAACGCAACACACATTGATGGAAATCTTCAATTTGAAATTCATGCTGATGGTTCTATATCAGATAATGCAGGAAAATCATATGAGTATCGTTGGAAATCAAAACCAACGGATAAATTTAATATAGTAAAGTCATTGTGTCAAGACCCTAATTGTGAGCCAATTTTTGTTAATGAAGATTGGGTGCAAGAAATAGTTAAAAATGTTGCTACTGCTGTCGCAAAAGAAATTAAAGATGTGCAAGTAGATTTAAGCAATTATTATACAAAAACAGAAGTTGATGAAAAGGTAAATAATGTTACAGTTGATTTAACTGGTTACGCTACAGAAACTTATGTGAACGAACAAATTGCCAAAGCAGACATCTCAGATAAACTTCCCAAAAATCTTTCTGATTTAAAAGAAGATGACACTCATAGGCTTGTCACAGATACAGAAAAGGCAAAGTGGGATGCCAAGTCAAATTTTAGTGGAAGTTATAATGACTTAACAGATAAGCCAACTATTCCTAGCTTAGATGGTTATGCTACACAAGAATGGGTAGAAGGTAAAAAATATTTGACCGATCATCAAAATCTTGATAATTATGCTACAAAAACATATGTCGGTGAAGAAATTAAAAAGGTTGATGTGTCGGATCAGCTAAAAGATTACGCTAAGAGTGTGGATGTTGATGCTCTATCTTCTTCTGTCAGCAAGAACACAGACAACATTGCCTCTCTAAGTACTACCGTAGGAGGATTGCAATCTGAAATTAATAGCATAGATAAGACTCCAAGAAAGACATATGATGTCGTATACAACGATACAGAAGACCCAGAGGTTGGAGAGAATGTCTTTGCATTCTATGAAATTACCAATGAGGGTCAATCTGGAGAATCAAGAGAGATTAAAAAGAAGTTTACAATCGTTGGTGGTGGAGGAGGAGGCACTTCTAGTACTTTAAAAATTGAGTATATAACCACATCTCCATTGATTGTTACAGTAAATGATAAGGTTATTATTAAATATAGATTTTCTGGGCAAGACTCTTCTGGAGATCCAGTTTCTGATGGTACTGCCACATGGAAAATTGGTAAGCAAATTATTTCTACTGGAATGGCAAGAAGCGGAGAAAATACATTTGATGCTACTGACTATATCAGTATTGGAACTCAAAAACTGACACTCTCCATTACGGATGCCGCGGGAAGCTTAGTAACTAAAACTTGGACTGTGCAGAAGATTAATGTCAGATTGGAGTCTTCCTTTAATGATAAGCTAACTTATAATATTGGACCTGTATCTTTTGACTATACGCCATATGGTGCAATTTCTAAAGATATTCATTTTAAATTAGATGGCACAGAAATTGATAAAGTCACTACATCGTCATCTGGTGTTCCAATGGCTTACTCTATTCCTGCACAGACACACGGAGCACATTTGCTAGAAACTTATATTACTGCGGAAATTAATAGTTCAACCATTGAGTCTAATCATATCTTAAAGGATATTATTTGGTATAATCCAGAATCTGAAGATGCGGTTATTGGTTGCATTCAGAATACTATTACTGTTCAGCAATATGATACAGAAAACATTGTTTATACTGTATATGATCCAAAAACTGAAACTCCAACCGTTACTTTGGCCATAGACGGCAAAGAGGTGTCTACTCTACAATTAGATTCTAACACCCAGACATGGCAATATAAACCTACAGATATTGGTACACATGTATTAACAATTACTTGTCGTAATACGGTCAAAACTATTAATGTTACTGTTGAAAAATTAGATATTGATGTTGAGCCAGTTACTGCTGGTTTACAGTTTGATTTTAACCCAGTTGGTCGTTCTAATAACGACACTAATAGATTATGGTCTTATAGTGAAAATGCAGATATTAAGATGGCTGTTTCTGATAACTTTGACTGGGAAAATGGTGGTTATCAGATTGATGAGAATGGAGATCAGTATTTCAGTATTAAGGCTGGAACTAGTGCAACAATCTCATATAATTTATTTGCAGATGATGCAAGAAGAAATGGTAAAGAATTTAAGCTAATTTTTAAAACTGATAATGTCGCAAAGAGTGATGCCATATTCTTAACATGCCAATCTTCTAACATTGGACTGCAAATGAATGTGCATGAAGCTTATATTAAGTCTAGTGCGAAATCATTATATGTGCCTTATAGCGAGGGAGATATTATTGAGTGGGAATTCAATATTGCAAAAGATACTGATATTCCTATTGTAATGTCCTACGAGGACGGAACTCCTTGTAGACCCATGAGTTATACATCTGATTATTCTTTTACACAGGAAAATCCTGTTCCTATTACAATTGGTTCTGCTGATTGTGATGTACTAATTTATCGTATGAAAGCATACAATACAAGTCTTTCTTCTTCTGCTATTTTGTCTAATTTTATTGCCGATGCAAGAACTGCTACAGAGATGATTGATCGTTATAAGAGAAATCAGATTTATGATGAGAACAATATGTTAACTCCTGAATCTGTGGCAGAGGCTTGTCCAAATATGAGGGTTATTAAGATTGAAGCTCCATATTTTACGAATAATAAGAAGGATTTCGTGAAGGATACTTCTGTTGAATGTATCTATAAAAATGGTGATGCTACTCTAGATAACTGGAAGTTCACAAATATGTATCATAGTGGACAGGGTACTACTTCTAATGAATATGGTGCTTCTGGTCGTAATATTGATATTATTGGTGGCTTTGATGGGAAACATCAAGTTACGAGCAAGGTGGCACTAGACCCAAATTATATTACTGAGCTTACACTTGGTGATGGAACCAAGGTTTCTGATGGTAGCGGGAAAGTGTCATTAACCAGAAATTCTGTGCCAAATTCGTGGTTTAACATAAAAGTAAATATCGCCTCCTCTGAGATGGTGAACAATGCTTATCTACAGAAGAGATATAACGACTATCTTCCTTACTCTACTCCTGCAAACAAGAGGGATCCAAGAGTAAAGACTGATATGGAATTTGTAAACTGTGTTGTCTTTATTAAGGAAAGTAATCCAGATTTAACTACACACAGAGAATTTCAAGATACAGACTGGCACTATTATGCGCTTGGAAATATCGGTGACTCCAAAAAGACAGATGTCACAAGAGCTTATGACCCAGATGATATGAATGAGTTCTGTATTGAAGTAAGCGATAATACTCTGCCAAACTCTACATTTCAAACTGGAGTTAAGAATTCTGATGGCAGTATGAAATATCCAATTACTAAGGCCGAGTGGGTTGCCGGGAACGAGGCTTATGATTCTCTATATAACAATTGGGATGGTTCATTTGAATTTAGATACGACTGTTGTGGTGATTCCAAAGATGGGGACCCAATCTCAACTGATGAGGAAAAGACTAGAATTAGAACACAAAATAAACAAATTTGGAGAGATTTTTATGAGTTTGTTATCACATCGAGTGATAATGAATTTGTAAGCAATCTAAAGAATTGGTTTATTGTTGACGCCGCACTTTATTTGTATCTATTCACTACTCGTTATACGATGATTGATAATAGAGCTAAGAATGTTTTCCCACATTGGGCAAAGTATTATATCAGTACGAGTGAAGCAGAAACACTTGGAGATAAAGCTGCTTATTATACAATTGATGATGAAGCGGCTGCAATTAATAATGGTTACAGATTTGATTTCTGGGATTATGATAACGATAGAAATTTGTCGTTGTAAAACCTTTTCTGATATACGGCGAAAACCAAGTGATTGGCAACGCCTTCCAACTATATATTCATGATATTAAAATTTTATACAAAGGAGGTGTTATAGTATGAGTATAATGATAGACGGGAAAGAATATTATGGAATTATTTATAAAATTGAAAATATAATAACACATAAAATATACATAGGACAAACAACTCATTCAAAAGGGTTTAATGGAAGATATTATTATAAAGGAACCGGAATAGAAAGAGTTTATCATGATTTAACAAGCAAGAAAAATCGAGGTGAACGTTATAACAAATATCTTCTAGGTTCAATAGAAAAATGCGGATTTGATGCATTTGTTGTTGATGAATTATTTGATACTGCGCTAACTATGAATGAACTAAATGAAAAAGAAACATATTATATAAAACAATTTGATAGTTATAAGAATGGGTATAATATGTCTTTTGGTGGAGATAGTATGGCTGGTTATAGTAGGCCATCTGGAAAAGACTGCCCAAATAGCAAACGCATTTGCCAAATTAGTTTCAGTGGTGAGTTAATTAAGGTATGGGATTGTGCTTCTGATGTAGAGCGAGAACTAAAAATCAATCAAACATCTATTTGTCAAGTTTGTAGGGGCAAACGTAAAACTGCTGGAGGTTTTGTGTGGGTTTATGAAAAGGATTATAATCCAAATCAAGACTATAGTAGAACTCCTCAGACTAAAGACAGAGGAAAAGGCACAAGACCAGTAGTTTTATTATCAGAAGATAATGAAATTGTTCAAGAATTTTATTCTGTAATTAATGCAGGACAAGTACTTGGAATAAACCCACAAGAGGTAAGTCGCATTTGTTTGCATAAGGCTAAAACTATTAAATTTAATTTAAAATATAAAGATGAATATATAGAGGAACAACGACTGAGCGAAGAGGGCTTTGTGGCATAAGTCACAAGGTATGCAACAGTCTGGACTGCAACTATAATCTAATAATGAAATTGCAGAGAGTGGGTCAACGGTAATCAGACCGTTTAAAGAAGAACCTACTCCGCTTACAGAAGTGTAAGTCATAATATAGGAGCCAAGCCTATATAGTAACAGATCGACCGCACTTGGTATTAACAATTCTGGCGAATTAACGATGACTTATGGCAAAGAAGATACCGACTACCGCACAGAGGGCAACCCGTCATCTGGCTATGTTTTTAATGCTGCAGAGTCTGTATTCTTCTGTAGAGTCCGTGATCTTATGGTTTCTGACCTCAGAAAACTATACGCATCTTGTGAAAGTAAGAACTGCTGGAGTGCAACTTCTCTAATCAACGAATTCGACAGTAAACAAAACGAATGGCCCGAAGAACTCTGGAGAGTTGACTATGTAAGAAAGTATGAGCGTACATACAGAAACGGAAATACTAGATTCCTTGAACAAATGATGAACGGAAAAAAGAAATATCAGCGTAGACAATTCGAACGCGACCAAGAAATATATATGGCAACCAAGTTTGTTGGCAACACGGCTGCATCTGACCAAATTATGTTTAGATGTAATACCCCTGTATCTGCTGCTGTTAAGCCAGACTACACACTTCATTTGACGCCATTCTCTAATATGTACTTGTCGGTAATGTTTGGTAACTCTTCCGTTACTCAGATTCGTGCAAAAGCTGGTCAACAGTATTCTATTTCTTGTCCTTATACGACAATGGACGATACTGCCGTTCTAATTTATGCCGCCTCAAGAATCCAGTCAATGGGCGACATTTCTGCCTGTTATATTCACGATAATGACTTCTCTAAGGCTGAAAAGCTGAAGGAGTTGATTATTGGCAATACTACGGCTGGATACTCAAATGAGTTTTTAACGAACCTTGTTATTGGCAATAATAGATTGCTTGAGAAGTTAGATGTTAGAAATACACCAAACTTAGCAAGTAGTCTTGATTTGTCTAAGTGTGGAAACCTAAAAGAACTTTATGCAACTGGCTCTGGACTAACTGGTGTTCTATTTGCAAATGGTGGTAAAGTTCAAACTGCATTACTCCCAGACACCCTAACATCTATTAATATGCGTAATTTAAAGTATTTAGACAATCTTGATATTGCTGGTTATGACCAGATTACAACTGCTATTATTGAGAATTGCGATACTATTGATAGTGCTAGCTTATTAAATAAGGCAACACAACTAAACCGCGCTCGTATTATTGGTGTTAACTGGAGTCTAGAGAATACTACTCTATTAGATAGGCTATATAAAATGGGTGGTCTCGACAAGAACGGTTATAATGTTGACAAGTCTGTTGTTACTGGAAAAGTCCATGTTCCCGTTATGAGAGAAAAGCTACTTGCTCAGTATAATGAAGCTTGGCCAGATCTAGAAATCACCTATAATACACTAGTACAGCAATTTACTGTAACCTTCAAGAACGACAATGGAGATATTCTAGATATTCAGTATGTTGACAAGGGAACCAAAGCCGTAGATCCACTTACTAGAGCAGAAAATCCAATTACTACTCCTACAAAGGAAAGTACTGTAAGTACCGACTATACCTTTGCTGGATGGGACAAGGCACTTGTTGATGCTTTTGACGACCAAATTATTACTGCTATATATACTGGAACTACAAGAAGCTATAAAGTTAAGTATGTGTCTAAAGGTAATGTTATGCAAGAAACTACGGCACCATATGGCTCTAGTGTCTTATATACTGGTGAAATTCCTACTTATACATCTGAGGAATCTGCATATAAATATTATTTATTTGATGGATGGGATCAGGGTGGTTATGTCAATGGAGACAAGACCATTAATGCGGTATACGATAGCTGTGAATATAAAGAAGGCTACTTCACCAATAAAGAACTTGCCGATATGCGCCCAGTTGAAATCTACATGATGACTAGACTTGCGGCGAGTGGTATTATCACTTTGTCAGATTATGTAACCGCAAAGGACGCACTAACCGTTACATTGGGTAATGACTTTACATATACAGACATTGAAGAGATGGTATTGATTTCTGAGGAAACTGTCTTTACTGGTAGTAACCGTGTTGACACTGGTGTTAATCTACTGTCTGAGGATAGAAGCTTCGTGTTAGCCATTGACTGCAAAATGGATACTGGAAACTCCACAAACGCTGTTCTTGCACAATGTTTCTCTGGTCTAAATACTAGCGGATTTAAACTGTCTTATAACAATGGAGTTAGTCTTGCTTGGGGCAGTGCCTCAGCTTCTCCATTTAGTGCTGATAGCAGAGAGATGATTGTTCTAAGACATATTAAGGGTGAAAACGGTCTTCATGTTTACTCTTCAAGTACTACTAGTGATAAGTCTTATTATGCAGAACTAAGTGGAATCCATTCTATGAGCCACAATGTGTCACTTGTATTTGGCTGTAGCAAACTCGAAGATGGTTCTTACGAACAGTACGGTAAAGGTACTGTATATTGGAGCAAACTTTGGTATGCCGACTTAGGTGATGATGTTTGTGCGAAAATTGCATATTGGCCACATGAAGAAATTGAATTTGAGGCTTGTTGTGAGCAGAATGGTTCTTTGAAACGTTACTACTTAAGTGACAACTCTGGTACTCGTTCCTCAATGACATTTATTTCTTCTAAGACATTGACCCATCCAGTTATTATGGACCCAGCTTATTCTAATGAAGGCGGCTGGGCTAAATTCGAATTAAATAAATATTTGAACAATAGGGTATATAATGCTTTACCAGATAAATGGAAGCAGTTAATTAAGCAAGTTAAAATTAAGTCTTCTATAGGTAAACAGTCTTTGAGTGTCAGTAGTTCTGATTGCTATATCTTTGTACCGTCTATTTCTGAGCTTGTGCCAAGTATGACGGAAGAACCATATGCAAGTGAAGGTACTATTATTAGTCATTTCTCTTCAAATGCATCTAGAATTTGTTATAATCCAAATGGTGCAGCTGTCCAATATTGGACGCGCTCACCAAGCCTTGGATGGGACAACTATGTCTTTAGAATAACAAATACTGGCACATATCAATCTGTAACACAGATGTCTGCAACGGATATATATGCTAGAATTATGATTTCTATTTAAAGGAGGATGGTTAAATGTACTATAAAGTATTAAAAGATAACAAAGTGATAGATGTACTTAACCATCTATCCTTTGTTAAATATCAGGAAAAGCATAATATTATGGTATCTTGTGTAAAAGAAGAAGCACAGGCAATTCTTTCTTCTGATGATGAACATATTTGGCATATTTATGGCTTATATAATATTCCAATTGATGGATATGATACCGTAACTTTGGAAGAGATTGATGTATATGAATATAATCAGTTGAAAATGCTAAATGGAAAGACGATAGAAGAAATTATTGATGCATATACAAAGTCATTAATTGACGGAGGTGTGCTATGAAGGTATTTATAGAAAGCCTATATAGGCTATATAAAAATAAACAAGTCACAAAGGAGAAGATAGATGAGTTTCTGTCTTCTAAAAAGATAACCCAGCAGGAATATGATTATATTATTTCTGCTGGGCAGATTAATAAGTAAGGAGGTGTAATGATTGTACACTATTTTACTTAATGACACCAACGAGCTAATTACTTCTGTAAAGGAACGTATTATGCAGCGTAGTAAGCTTGTTGACTCTCTACACTTTCTTGTTGATCCAATTTATAAGGGATTAGATATGAGTGGCTTTACAGCAATGATGGAATATATTCTGCCAGTAAGCAGAGAATATCATTCTGAAATTTTAGTAAAATCTGATGCTTTGTATAAAGAAAAATTAGAGTATAAAGTCCCATTCGATACTAACCTAACAAAAGAGGCAGGAAATGTTGAAGTACAATTAACTTTTGTTAAAGTTAGTTTAGATGCTGATGGTGAAAATATCCAACAGGTCAGAAAAACTTCTCCGACTATTATTAAAATACTACCAATCTCTGCTTGGTCTGACATTGTGGCAGACAATGCACTTGGAGCCATTGACCAAAGACTCATTCAAGCTGAGGCAATGATTCAGGCCGTTGGCGAAATGGCTCAATACATTGATGAAAATAAGGCTGACAATATTACTTATAACGAGGAAGATAATTATATCCAGCTTACTGCAAATGGTAATCCAATTGGTGATAAGATTGTTCTTAAGAGCATTGGCGTAAATGTTGTATCTATCCAAGTTAACGAAGATGGTGAACTGATTGTCAATTATTCTGACGGAACATCCAAAAATATTGGCAAAGTAGGTGGTGAATGTGCTGGAATCTATGTACCTTCATATTCTGAAGACGGAATTCTAACATTCACTCTAAGTAATAAAGCAGGTGAACCATCCTATTCGTTTGATGTTGATTCGTCAAATGATTGGAATCCAGTTGGTGACGAAAAAACAACATACATATGGAATAAGTTATAATCTGTGGATTAAGCTAAGATAGCTTTCCAATATATTATTTTATTTTATGAAAGGAGAGAAAGGTTTTGGCTAATCAAAATGTAAGATTTTTCTTTACTGATGACAAGAGAAAATACGATGCGTTAATTCAAAAAGATCCACTAGCTTTATATTTCATAGAAGATGCAGAAACTGGTTATCGTGCTCTTTATAAGGGCGATAATCTAATTGCAGTTGGCAGCAACGCTTCTAGTATGGCGGCTGGTCTAATGAGTTCTGCTGATAAACAGGCTTTAGATAAGTTGGTAGCGAATCCAGGTGGAGTAGAATTTACCCCAGTTGATGGTACTATTACCATTGCCGATGGTGAAGATGGCAAAAAGAATATTGCCGTAGCTATTTCTACCAAAGAGGGTAACACTCTAACTAAAGTAGATGGAGGACTATTTGTACCTTCTGTTCCTGAGTACTCTATTGAAAAGCAAGAAACTCCAGACGAAGGGTTTGTTGCTACATACAAGCTAAAGAAGACTGTAAATGGTGAAACTACTTATGTTGGTGACACAGTGAATGTTCCAAAGGATAAAGTTCTACAGAGTGCCGTACTAAAGACTGTCGAAGCCGATGGTGTACCATATGATAATGCAAAAGTTGGCGACAAGTATATTGATATGGCATTCAATGATGAAACTCAGAGTCATATCTATGTTCCACTAGGTGATATTGGTGGAGACGTAAGCGCTGAAATCAAGATTGATTCTGCAAATGCAAATGGCTTATCTTATGTCGATGGCACTGGTCTGTCTCTAACTCTAGCAAGTGCTGAGAACAATGGTGCTATGTCTAAAGAGATATTTACTGCTGTTAGTGGATTAATGGAATTAGACATTGCAACCAAGGATGACATTAAGTCTATTATTTCCGAAACTGTTGGTACTCCAAATGCAGAGCAGTTCGATATTGATGCAAATGGTGTATTAACATTAAAAGACATTGATGCAGACAAGGTTATTTACAATGGAGAGAAGTTAAGTGATGTACTTGATAGTATGGCTACCTCTTATAGTTGGTCTGAGCTACCAGAAGTTGTCAATACCGATGCTACTAATGTTGTATCTGCAATTGCTTCTGCAAAGAGTGGGTCTGTTGTAAAGATGAGCGCTGGTACTATTTCTCAGGCCATTGCAGTTGAAAAGAGTGTAACTGTTGAGGGTGAGAACGCAGGCGTGGCCCAAAATCATCAACAGGAGGTGTAAACTATGGCAACTATAATTTCTGAGAAACTAACTATTAATGGTGAGGGTTCTAAGGTTGTTCTTGACGGTTTTGATTTTACTGGTAGTGGTTATGTAGATGTTAAGAATGCTTCTTCTGTGGTTATCAAGAATTGTCGTGTTTATGGTATGAATTGTGAAGATGCTGTTAAGAATTATTGGCTACGTATCTATAATGATATTCCTGTGAAGTTAGTTGTTGAAAACAACTTTTTTGGAGACAATGCTGGTACGAAGGGTAAGATGTATAATTTAATTGAGCCTACTGCTCAACTTACGAATGGTAGCTCTATTAGCAACAATTATTTTACTACTGGTTGTTGTACTCACAATATTATAAATGTTTATGGTGCAGTTGATAATAGCGAAATTAACATCAATGGTAACGTTGTCGAGATGACTGCTGGTGGCGTTAGAATTGGTGTTAAGGGAGATAAAACCTGTATTATTAATGTAAGAAACAATAAAGTTCTAGCTACTAATCCTGCATATACAAATGAAGATCAGGGTCTTGTTACTATTCAGCCTTATGACACACAGACAATTAGTTTCTCTAAGATGACTATTGCTGCGAGTGGTAATGAGCTTCCTTGTGAGCAAATTGTATATGCTGGTTATGGTTCCAAAGATACCGTTTTAACGGATAAAACGATGCCAAAAGTTATTATTGATGGCAAAGTTGCCAATGTTACCATTTATCAATGGTAAATTTAAAATTTTATAGGGGGACTTTATTATGGCCGAAAATATGATTAAATTTTTAAGAGGCAATGTAGCCTCTCTCCCTCAGACCGCAACTGAGGGAGCTTTATATTTTACTAAGGACGAAGGCGTATATCTTGGTCTAGCTAATGGTAAGTATCATCGTTATGGTGATTTTATTCAGGTTGATGCGGTGGCTGACCTGCCTACAGCGGGTGCTCATGTAAATTGCATGTATTATTGTGTTGCTGAAAACATTCTAGCAAAGTGGAATGGAACTGAATGGATTCAGATTAACAAGCAGAAGACTCTAGCGGAGCTAGGCGGGGTTGCTAAGTCTGTATATGATGAGAAAATTAAGGCTTTAGAGGGTGCTGACACCACTAACGCTACTGCTATTTCTGACCTTAAGACTCTAGTTGGCGTTATTCCTGATGGTTATACTGAGAGCAATGTTATTGCTTATGTTAACAAGAAAGCTCAGGAAACTCTAGATGCTGCTTCTGGTGGTACTTCTGAATCCGCTGCTTCTGTTAAGGCTGCACTAGAGGCATATAAAGCAGCGAACGATCCCAAGGTAACTGCTAATAAAACTGCCGCAGATAATGCTAAGTCTGCTGCAGATAATGCCCAGGCTGATGTTGACGCACTAAAGGAAAAGGTCGGCACTATTGCTGATGACAAGACCGTTGCTGGTCTTATTTCTGAGGCTAAGACTCAGGCTGATAAGGGTGTATCTGATGCTGCCACTGCTAAGACTGCTGCTGATACTGCTCAGTCTGGTGTTAATGATATTAATACCAAAATTGGTACTGTTACTGAAGGCAAAACTGTTGTCGAAATGATCAATGACGCCAAAACTGCTGCTACATACAACGATACTGATATTAAGGCTTCTATTAAGGCTAATGCTGATGCTATTGGAGTTTTAAATGGTGCCGACACTGTAGACGGCTCTGTTGCAAAAGCTGTTAAGACAGCTCAGAGTACTCTACAAGGCAATATTGACACTGTTTCTGGCAAGGTAACTACTTTAGTTGGTAGTGTCGAGGGCGACGATACAAAGTCCGCTCGTACTATTGCCTCTGAAGAGGTTGCTAAGATTGTTGCTGGTGCTCCTGAGTCTATGGACACTCTAAAGGAGATTTCTGATTGGATTTCTGGACACAAGAATGATGCTTCTGCAATGAATAGTGCAATTCTTGACCTTGAAGCTATTCTTGCTGGTTTCGGTAAAGCAGAAGGTGAAACTGCCACTGTTAAGAAGTATGTTGACGATGCTATCGCAGCTCTCAAGATTGGTGATTATGCCAAGGCTGCTGATCTAACCGCTCTAGCTGCTCGTGTAACTACCGTAGAGGGTCAGATTACTACTCTAAACGGAGACGAGAGCACCGCCGGTTCTGTCAAGAAGGCGCTTGCCGATGCTAAGTCTTATGCTGATGGCAAGGATTCTGCAATGGATACCCGTGTTAAGGCTCTTGAGGCTGACGCTCATACTCATGCCAATAAGGAAGAACTAGACAAGATTGAAGCTGGTGACAAGGCTAAGTGGGATGCTGCTGAGCAGAATGCTAAGACCTATGCAGATGGTCTAGCTAGCAATTATGACGCAAAGGGTGCCGCCGCTACCGCAGAGCAGAATGCAAAGGACTATGCTGACGGTCTTGCAAAGAATTATGACGCATCTGGTTCCGCAGCTTCTGCACTGACTGATGCTAAGGCTTACGCCGATGGCCTAGCAAAGAATTATGATGTCGCTGGAGCTGCTACTACTGCCGAAACTAATGCTAAGGCACACGCCGAAAGTTTACTCGTATGGGGAGAGTTTTAATCCTAACTTAATTTAATAAATATAACTTAATATATGGGGGGAGGTTTACCTCCCCCTCAATAAACCTAGCAAATTTTAAATTCGAAAATAACTAGTTGGCTTTGGACAGTGAGACACGCAAAGTTAATGTTTACATATAAAGCCAACACAAAATCTATTCTTTTAGAAAGGAATGATTTAATGGCCTTGTTTAAAAGTTTACGTGGAAAACGTGAGAATCTACCCTCTACTAAGACAGATGGTTATGCATATTTCTGCACTGACAATGGAACCTTTTGGATAGACTATAAAGATGAAAATGGCGTAGTTCAGCGCAAACAACTTAACGCAAAAGATGCTGAGACCCTTATGGGAGCATCTTTATCAACTATTCTGAATGATAGTGAAGTTGAAATTCCAACTTCAAAAGCAGTTAGTGAGGCAATAGACTCAATAAATCAAGGTTTGACTGATTATGTTAAAACTTCTGATTTAGATTCTGTGGCTTTTGATGGTTATGTCACAAAAGGTGCTAAATCTGGTTCTGTAGTTGGTGAAAAAGCAACAGCAGAAGGTGGGGAAAATACAGCTAGTGGGAAGCGTTCACATGCGGAAGGTTATACCACAACTGCGTCTGGTGAAAATTCCCACGCAGAAGGAAGTTCAAGTGTAGCATCTGCGCAATCAGCACATGCTGAAGGTACAAATACAACCTCTGGAGGAATTGGGTCGCATGCAGAAGGTTATTTCACTTCTTCTAGTAATATGGGTTCTCACTCTGAGGGTGCAAATACAGATGCACATGGCAAATACTCTCACGCAGAAGGTTCAGGCACAAAATCTAGTGGTAGTGCGTCTCACGCAGAAGGTGGAAGTAGCTCGGCAATTGGAGATTATTCTCACTCAGAGGGTTCGCACTCAAGTCTTGCACCAGATAGCATTACCGCGTCAAGTACATCTGCTGATGTTGTTGCAGCATGGAAAGATAATGCTTTCGGAGCAGCGATTGGTCTAGGTTCTCACTCTGAAGGACAGAATACAATTGCTTTTGGCAGAGTGTCTCATTCTGAAGGAAGCTTTACACAAGCATTGGGGTTAGGTTCACATGCTGAAGGTTCCAATAATATTGCATCTGCTGATGCATCTCATGCAGAAGGATTTTACACAATTGCTGGTAGTCGATATCAGCATGTTGAAGGTAAGTATAACATAGAAGACACTGCTGAAAAATATGCACACATTGTCGGTAATGGCCGAGGACAAAGTAGCAGTATGCGTTCTAATGCCCATACTCTAGACTGGTCTGGTAATGCATGGTACTCCGGAAAGGTATCAATAGGTACTACTTCAAGTGTTCCGACTCCAACAAATGCAAATGATCTTGTTACAAAAAAGTATGTAGACAATAAGTTTAGAACAAAAACTGCGTCTGTTGCTCTTGCTTCCACAGATTGGACTGGAACAGAGTCCCCATATTCTCAAGAAGTAATAGTTGATGGTGCAACTTCCAATAGCAAGGTAGACCTGCAGCCCACGGGTGAACAGCTTAATAGTCTTGCTACAAATAGAACAATACTTAATACTGCAAATGATAACGGAACTGTAACCGTCTATGCAATAGGTAATAAGCCTACCGAAGACTATACGATGCAAGCAACAATTACGGAGGTGTAAATATGGTTATATATGGAAATCCAGTAGGTGGGGCATTAAATGCCAAGACATACGAGTTGCAATATAATGGTGGAACGACACCAATTATGGCAGTTGTTGTGGATGAAGAAAAAGTATTTGATGCAACAGAGAATGATGTAAGAAAAGGAATGACATTTGCAAGTAATTCTGGAGTAAAGGTCGGCACAAAAGATATTCCTGCTTATAGAACAGAACAGGGAGTTGTGGCTATTTTGCCGAATCAAAAATTTTCTATATTATTAAATGAATATAATCAATATGATTATACCAAACTACAATGTATGATTTCAAAATTCAACACAACTGTAGAAGATAGTGTGGCTATTGATAGAGTCGTAATTGATGGTTGTGTTTATGCTGTTAATTCTACAGATATAATATCTTCTGTAACAAAAAATGCAGAAACAAAAAGTATAAACTTAAATATTATGAATGAAACAAGCGATGTTTATATGCTTCGCTATTTTACATGTCGTCAGGAGGATTAAATTATGGCAGTAAATTATGCTTATGCTTATGCAGTAATTGATTTAGAAACTGGTATGTGTTTTCAAACTAAAGATACAACGAATTATTCTTTAAGAAGAGATTATGTGCCAATTTATCCATACAATGAAGAATATAATATGAAATATTATTACCCAATTCCCGAATCTGTTTCTAGTGAAGATGATTTCCAGGGCAGTTGGTATTACGATGCCGAACATACACGCCCATTCAATCCATAATAAACGAAATAATACAAAATTAATTTGTAATTAGGAGGTGAAAAGATGCCTTTTATAAACACAATTGATATTAATGGAGAAATTTATAATTTAGGAAATCTATCAGATGGATATCATATTGTAGATTTGCCGAAATCTTTAAAAAGAAACGATATTTTTATATTGCAGGGAGATGTCGTTGATAGTTTGAATGATACATTGAAAGACATGCCACATAACAAACCACTTTCTGCGTATCAAGGCAAAACATTGGATGAAAAGATTAGTGCAGAGTCACAAAGCGCTACAGACAGAGACGCTACAATTACACAGAATTTAAACGATGAAATTTCAAGATCAACAAATAAAGATAATGAGTTAGATACAAAAATTGATACTGAGATTCAAAGGGCGTCAGGCACAGAAAATACTCTTGCCACAAATCTTAATGCAGAAATTACAAGAGCTAAGGATGCTGAAAAAGTTATTACCGACAATCTGAACACAGAGACCACTAGGGCTACAAAAGCAGAAAACACTCTGACTACAAACCTAAATTCTGAGATTAGTAGGGCCACACAAGCTGAATCTGATTTGAATACTGCCATTACTACTGAGAAGAATAGGGCAAATACAGCAGAGAACGCACTAAAGAGTGCTATTAATACTGAGAAGTCTCGTATAGACACCTTCCTTGCTGCAGCAGATACTGGCGACAAAGCTATTGATACTTTAAAGGAAATTCAAAGCTATATTAATACACACGGCGAAGCCGCTGCTGAGATGACCACCAATATTGGTAAAAATGCTACTGATATAAAGGCTTTGCAGAACGCTGTTGGTGCAGGTGGGAGTTCTTCTACTGGTCTATTTAAGGCTATTGCTGATGTAAAAACTTATGCTGATAGCACTTTTATCGAAAAGGCAAAAATAGCCGACGACCTTTCTACCGATTCAAGTGATAAAGTTTTATCCGCAAAACAAGGAAAGGCATTAAATGACACAAAAGTAGACAAGGTGGCGGGTAAAGGACTGTCAACAAATGATTATACTACAGCAGAGAAAGAAAAGTTACTATCAATTGCACAAAATGCAAATCAGTATTTTCATCCTGCTTATACGCCAAGACCTTCTGGCCTATATAAAATAACAGTTAATTCAAGTGGACATGTAAATGAAGTAAAAGCTGTTACGAAGGATGATATTGTGGCTCTTGGTATTCCTGCTCAGGATACGGTATATAAACTTCCACAGGCTAGTGCTACCGAAATTGGTGGGGTTAAGATTGATTCTGATTATACTACTGGCTCAAATGATGTTGCAGCGTCTACTTCTGCATTAAAAACAGTTTATGAATCTTTGTTGGCCAGAATTGAAGCACTTGAAGCTAAAAACTCAGAGACAACAACTTAACATTTTATATCAATTAAGGAGGTGGCAAGATGCCTACCGATAAACTGCAAATTTTAACTCCCATTGTAACGTCAGTCAACGGCCAAACTGGTGATATAACCATAGCCACCAGTGATTTAGAAAATGATAGTAATTTTGCTACTAAAACTTATGTAGATGAAAATTATAGTGAGACCATTATAGGTTTATCTGTGGATGGTACAACTGTTACTTACATTAAGGGAGATGGCTCAAAACACACTTTTGAAACACAAGATACAAATACAATTTATTCATTAGGTACAGATACCGAAACTGGACTAACTAAATTATATGCCACAACTGGGTCTGCCGAAGACGGCACAATGACTCAAAAGGCAATAAAAACCGAACTAGATAAAAAAGTTGGAGTTGAAGTAAATAGCACAACCCACACATTAATTTTTACAAAATAAAGGAGATATTATTATGGGACGTTATGAGCCTACTGCTCATTCTGAGAATATTATTAGCTCTATTCAACTACCTGGAGTTGCAACTCCTTATCAAATTCACGACGCAAATGCTATCCATAGTGCCGAGGAACTAGGCCTTGGTTCTGCCCTAGTATTTAAGGGCACTAAGAAAACTGATGCTGAGATTTTAGCCATTGCCGATGCACATATTGGTGACGTATGGCTATCTACTGGTACTAACGCCGAGTATGTTTGCACTAAGGAAATTAGTGAAGCCGATGCCTCCGCATGGGAAAAACTAGGTGATGTACATGACGCTGCTTCTTCTAAGCACACTCATGCCGTAACCGTTACTGGTACTAATGCGGCATCTACTGTTACTGGTAGCGTTACCGTGCCTACAGTAAGCAAAACCCAGAAGTATCTAACCGCTACTGCTGGCGGTATTACTGTAACTCCTAGCACCGATAGTGTGCTTGGTGCAAACACTACTTTTAATGTTTCTGGCGGTACGGCAACCACGACTAAGATTAAAGCAACTGCTTCAGGAACCGCTGTTGCAGATAATGGTACTGCCGCAGCTATTACTGGTCTTGGTACTCCTAGCACTTCCGGTGCTTTAGGTGAGGGAGCAACATTTAAGGTCTCTGGCGGCGGTGCAACTACTAGCAAGATGGTTACTGGCACGGCTTCCAAGGTTACGGTTACTAATAAAAATATTCCAAATGTAATAGAAAATGCTTCAGTAAAGGCTTCTCATCTAAAGACCAGTGGTAGTAAGACTGTTGGTACGGCTGCTTCTTGGTCGGCTAGTGTAACCAACGGTGTTTTAAGTTTTGCATGGACTGCAAATACACCTACTGCTGTTACTCTACCTACATTTGATGAAGTTACTGCTACGAATACTACTCTAGGCACAGCAATTAGTGCTTCTTCTGTTAGTGCTTCTGATGTTACTGTTGCTACTGGTGCTCTATCCGCCCAAGGTACTGGTTCTGCTGTTGCAACTGGCATTAATGCCATTACTGTTGCCGTTGATGATGCTGACACAGTTCCTGCAATTACTAGGCTTGGTACACCTACTACTGCAAATGTCCTAACTGGTGTTAAGGTTACTGCACAGCCAACAATTAAAATTGCTTCTGGCACTACTGGAGATGTATCTGTCGCAACTGGTGTTTCTGCTATCGAGGTTGCTCCTGCCGCAGACGACAATGTTACCGCTCTTACTGGTGTTAGTGCTGCTGCTCCTACGATTACTCTTACCAATAACGACACTAATGTTACTGGTTCTGTTCCTGTCGTTTCTGGAGTTACGATTGGCTCTACTTCTGCAAGTCTACAGAACGGTTCTGCTGCTGCTCAGAAGTGGACTCAGAAGACCGGCTCTACTGGTCAGCCTCAGTAATCATATATATATGTGGGGTGAGATAACTTGCCCCACATATTGTTAATTCTTTAGAAAAAGGAGGAAAAAAGGTGTCAATTTCTAAAGTAAATGTTTCTAGTGCCGAACATCAAATAGTAGGTTCTCCTAGATATGCAACTTGTTCTACTGCCGCAGAAACAGTTGCGAAAGTTGCTACAATTGCAGACGGAAGTTCTACTTTTACACTAGAGAAAGGTGCTAGAATCTGTGTTAAGTTTACAAACGCAAATACCGTTGCTGCTCCAACATTAAATGTTGGCAGTACTGGTGCTAAAGCTATTTATTGGCATGGTGCGGCCTTGGCTTCATCTCAGTATTGGCAGGCTAGTGCGGTTGTTGATTTTGTTTATAATGGAACTCAATGGGAATTAGTTGGTGTTGCAAAAGATAATAATACTGTCTATACACATCCAACAACTTCTGGGAATAAACATATTCCTTCTGGTGGTTCCTCTGGCCAAATTTTAAGATGGTCTGCTGATGGTACGGCAACTTGGGGAACTGATAATAATACAGATACAAAGGTCACTTCTGCGTCGAATCACTATACCCCTACGGCTGACTCTACTGCAGCACTAAGTGTGGACGCTTCTAGCTCTACTAATGCCTCTTGGGGTAGTACTAGCCTAGTTACTGGTGTAAATTTACAGCGTGATGCAAAAGGACATGTAACTGGGGTTACTGTTGATTCCATTAGGATGCCAGGGAATCCTAATACGGATACTAATACATGGAAAGCTAATACTGCAACCTCTGAAGGCTACGTGACAAAGCCACAGGATAGCAGTGGTAATAAATTAGCCAATAAAGTATGGAAGACAGATAGCAATGGCAATCCTGCTTGGAGAGACGACGCAAATACTACATATCCTGACGCTACAACTAGCGCCCATGGTCTAATGACGGCAGCAGACAAAACAAAGTTGAATGGAATCGCCACTGGTGCGAATAAAACAACCGTAGATAGTACAATGTCTGCTTCATCAACAAATCCTGTTCAGAATAAAGTTGTAAATACTGAACTAGGAAAAAAGTTGTCTCTCTCTGGTGGAACTATGACCGGCGCGATGACTATGAAGGGTATTAAGCTTACTTCGGAGACAGATTATGGCACTACTTTGCCTAGTAGTCCAGCGACTAATCAGTTATTCTTCCAGACAGTTGGGACTAATTTTATTTTGGATAATGTCTATCCAGTTGGTTCTATTTATATGAATGTAAATAGTACTAATCCTGGGACTCTTTTTGGAGGTACTTGGGAACAGATTCAAGGTAAGTTCTTACTTGGAATGAGTAGTAGCTATCCTGCGGGGAGTCAAGGTGGCGAAGCCAATCATACACTTACAGTTAGTGAAATGCCCAATCACAAACACGTGGCTTTCTATGGAATTACGGGTGCCGTAGATGACTATTTGGGCGGTTCCCCTGAAGATTATGGTCTGCGCAGAGCCAGCTACGGGTCAGGAAGTTCTACTTACGAAACGTCTTCAAATGGTGGTGGCGCCGCTCACAATAATATGCCTCCTTATCTAAGTGTATATATTTGGAAGAGAACGGCGTAAGGGGTGAGTATATGTCGTATGTAACTATACTAAGCGAAACTCGCTCAGACTACGGAGGCCCTTATGTTTACTACATAGTAGAAGCTCAAACTGCCAATCGTACTTCATCAACTATTGATGTTGATATTCGAGTTTCCGCTCGTCTTGGTGCTTCTGATAGTTCTCTGGAAACTGGTAATGAACTTTTCGGAAATATCCGTGTGGAAGGTCAATCTCATGAGGTTACTATTCATGGATATTATGATAAATGGTATGGGACAACTTGGCATTCAGTTAGTACCTCTTTTACAGTTACAGGACTATCTAATTCAACAACTGCTCTTTCTGCTACTTTTAGTGTTACCTCAAAATGGCTGAATGATCATCAAAATCAAGGAAGTTTAAGTACAAGAACCTGTTCTAATATTTCTATATCCTCATATACTCCTCCTGCTCCAAGTGTAAATACTATATCTGTTCAATCTCTCCCAGATTTCATATCTGGATATGATGGAGATAGTTTTATGATAACCTGTAATCCATCGGGAGGAACAGGATATACTTATAAATGGTACAAAGGAACTAATATTATTGGAACCTCTCAAGACTTGACTGGAACGCTTTCAAATGGCACCTATGATAACACTTCTGTTTATTGTGTTGTTACCGACTCAACAGGCGGAAAAGCGACAACTAATAAGTGTGAGTTTAGAGTAGGAACTTCGGCCAGTCAAACACAAGTTTCAACTAAGCAAGTTCAACCCGTTAGGATTTATAACGGAAGTAAGTTTTTATACGGAATTCCGCTCATATATAAAGCGGGATGGAAATATAATTCTTGGAACATAACCTATACCGGTAATAACCGAGCAAATATAGATGTTGCTGGAAAAGCAATAGTAGGATAAAAGGAGGATAAATATGGCTTTTTCAAAGAAAACATATGTATCAGGTCAAACTGCCATTACTGCAGATAACCTGAACGCTATCCAAGACGAACTAATTCGAATCGGGGGATCAGGAACCTCACCTGTAACCGACTATGTAGTAGCTGAAGGCACAAGTGGAATTTGGACTTACAGAAAGTGGAATAGTGGAATATCTGAATGTTGGACTACTTCTTCACTTAATACAACCGGAACTGCTTGGGCCAATATAATGGGAGGGTATGGATTTTATGTTAGTTATAATTTTCCTTCCGGACTTTTTAGTAGCAACCCAGTAACAACTGGAAATGGACGAACAGGTTCGGGAGGAGGTTTTGTTTTTTGCACCGGAACGACAACAAGCGTTACTGCTTATGTGGTTGGTAATCAGGATTCAAGTCTCTTAACAGTTGAAATTTTTGCAAAAGGAAAGTGGAAATAATATTATTATTTATAAAAAGGAGGACTCAAAATGTCTAAAAAAGTATTTCTAAGCCCATCAAATCAATATGATAACCGCTACGCATACGGCGACACAACCGAAGGCGTACAGTGCGGCAAGATTGCGGAGGCTTGTAAGGTTGCGCTTGAGCGCAACGGAATTGAAGTTATGCTAATGCATGACGAGTCAATGCAGGAGAAATGCCCAAGGTCTAACGCTTTTGGTGCTGACCTTCATGTACCTATTCATACTAACGCAGCGAATGGCAGGGTGAGTGGAACTCGCATGTTCTGCTATAGTGCAAGTGGCGAAGGTATGAAAGCTTGTAAGGCTATTTTTAATGTGCTTGCACCTATTACCCCAGGCACGAGTGAAAATATCAAGGTAGATACGAGCCTTTATGAAATCAGAGTACCTAATGCACCTACTGCCTATATTGAAGTAGATTTCCACGACAACCCCACTGCGGCAAAGTGGATTGTGGAGAATACAACTCTGATTGGTGAGACTATTGCAAAGGGTATTTGCAATTATTTTGGTATTACATATAAGACTGGCGGATCTACTCCATCATCAAAGCCTGTTTCTGGTGAACTATATCGTGTGCGTAAGAGTTGGGCAGATGCCGCTTCTCAGATTGGTGCATTTGCAGTTCTAGAGAATGCTATCAAGGTTTGTAAGACTGGTTACAGTGTATTTGATAGTAAGGGCAATGTTGTGTATCCAAAAGCTCAACCTGCTCCAACCAAGAAGTCTGTTGATGAGATTGCTCGTGAGGTAATTCGTGGAGATTGGGGCAATGGTAGTGACCGTACAAAGCGTTTATCTGCTGCTGGTTATGACGCTAATGCTGTTCAAAATCGTGTAAACGAGATTCTTGAAGGCAGCTCTACTCCAAAGAAATCCATTGATGAGGTCGCACGTGAAGTCATCCGTGGTGAATGGGGTAATGGTGCAGACCGTAAAAATAGACTAGTTGCTGCGGGTTATAATTACGACGCAGTACAAAATAGAGTCAATGAAATCCTCTAAGATGGAATTTTCAAAGAAAATCTTAATAGTTGCCGCAATTATTAATATTGCGGTAATTGGATTTTCTTGCTATATGATGTGGAAGACTTGCGACCTGTCTCCACTCGCATATTTACTACCATCAGTCGGTGCTGAAGTTTCAGTAGGCACCGGCTTTTATTATGCCAAGGCAAAAGTAGAAAATAAGATTAAATTAATGAAAGAATATGGTGTTCAACCAAACGATACGAGTTTTATGGAATAAGGAGGAATAATTATGGAGTCTGTTGATATTACTAAGATTGTTATTGCACTAATTGGTCTATTGAGTACTGTTATTACCACATTCGTTATTCCTTGGATTAATACCAAGCTTAAGAATGAGAAGGTAAGAACTGCTATTGAGATTGCAGCCCAAGTTGTAAGCGCTGCACAAGAGTTGCAGATTACTGGTGATCTTGAAAAGCTCGGTCTTACTAAGGCAGAATATGCGTGGAATGAAGCAAAACAGGCTTTAGCAAAGAAGGGCATTACAATTTCTGACGAGGAACTAACTGCTTATATTAAGGCGGCTGTTACCGAGTTGAGAACCAAAGTTGAATGGTAATATTAGGGGGGCTTATGCTCCCCTTTTTTTAAAAGGTTAAAAGGAGTTGCATTATAGGTTTGCGTAAGTTTGCAACTCGTAATGTAGGTTTACGGAAATTTATAATGACAAGGAGGAGTTTATATGGCACGAATATTAAGTTTTGATCAGTCAACACGTGTTTCAGGATGGAGCTTGTTTGACTGTAATAAATATATTGATAGCGGTGTTGTTGATCTTCACAAAATTACAGATACAAGCGAAAGGTCAAAAATGATGGGTCTAGAAATATGTAAATTAATTGAAAGTTTTATGCCGGATTTGGTTGTAATAGAAGAAGTACAGCAGCAATCAAATGTAGACACGGTAAAAAAATTGGCACGAATTCAGGGCATAGTTATAGGATTTGCGACAGCACACAAGATAGATGTGAAAATTTTAGAACCATCAAAATGGCGCTCGAAATTGGTGTATAAGCAAGGCAGAGGTGTTGAACGCAAGGAACTCAAACAACAAAGTTTAGATTTTGTGAAGAAGAATTTTGGTTTTGAGTATTCAGAAGATAGATGTGAAGCTATTTGCATTAATGTGGCTATGCAGAGAATTTTAGGAGAATCAAAAGATATTGATATTGAAAACTAACGACTGAGGTCGTAAAAAATATTACATAAAGGAGTTTAAGGAACTATGAAGATTAATGAATTTGTTCAAAAGGTAAGCGAAAAAGGTTATATGCCAGTAATTGTAGATCAGCAAAAGATAAAACTTAAAAAAGACCTTAAAGTAAAAGACTATCTTAGTATTAAAGAGAAGAAGGAGCTTATTTCGGATATTATTGATGCAACAATTTTATATGAAAATGGAGTATATAAGTTCAATGGTATCGACCAGTATGTAACTTATACTATGATGTGTATTGGTGCATATACGAACCTAGAATTATCAGATAATCTTGAGGAAGATTATGATACCCTGTGCAGAGCTGGTGTTTTAACAAAGGTCATTTCTACTTTTGAAGATGAATATCAGTCTGTTTTAACACTTTTACAATTACAGTGTGATTATATTCTTTCAGATAATAGTGTGACTGTAAAAGTTAATAAATTTTTAGATTCAATTTTAACCATCGTGGACAAGTTTTCAAATTCTGTAGCACAATCAATTGATAAGTTTGATATTAGTAAGATAAATATAAACGAAGAGGATATCAAGAAAATTCAAGAGTTTTTATCAATTATTAAGTAGGTGATTTGATGGCTGTCAAGTCAAATGATTTAAGTGTTATATTTGGCAATATTATGAAAAGTGCTAGAGCAATATCTATTAGGGTTGCAAAAGATACTGCGAAGAAAATCGGCAAAGACTTACATAAGAAAGCACTTGAAAATATTGAAATATATTATAGAAATTATGACCCAGATGTATATGACAGAACATATAATTTGCGTAATGTTGTTAAACCGTACTACAAAGATACATCAAGTGGACAAACTGTATGTATTGATGTTGGCGTTGTATATGATTCTACTTGTTTAGAAAAATATAGTAGTAATTCTTGGTATCATCAATCTGGTTCGGAATGGGTGTCTAGAAACGATAGCAATTTTGACTTTGAAGGACAGGGAAATGGTGTGCCAGACCCAGAATGGATATTTGAAAATTTCTGGAATGGCATTCACCCAAGAACAACAACTAGCTATGAATATGCACCAATCAAAGATCCAAAATCTCAAAAGCAATTAATGGAAGAATTTATTGATAACGAAGTTCCTGAGAAAGTAGAGAAATATATGAACGATGCCCTCATTAGAGAGTTTTCAAAACGTGTATTATAAAGAGGTGAGGTAAATTGGTTAAAGAATTTAAATTAAGGTTTACTACCGATGTGTCAGACCTTGAAAAGCAATTTAAAGGAGCAACATCAGAACTTGCCAAAATGATAAAAAATGTTGGTGCGGCTGAAGATAAATTTGAGGTATTGAAAGATGCTGGTGCATGGTTATCTCAAATAGATAAACAATTATCTTCTATATCTTCTAAGTATCCAGATGTATTTAATAAAATATTTGGGAGCATAGATCAAGATATTACAAATGCAATTGATCCAATATTAAAAATGCCAGATATGATTTCAAGTTCTGTAATGAAGGTCGGAAAGCAATTACAGTCTGTTTTATCTGGTGTAGGTGGAACGAAAGAAGAATTTAAAGAAATCGCAGATAGTCTGACATTAATGTCACGAGCACTTGGTAAGAACCCACCAGACTTTAGCTTTTTAAATGAAACTGGAAATGCAACAAATAAAGCAAATAAATTGTTAGATGTCCTCGCTAATATTGTGCAGACTTCATATAATGTACAAAGTTCTGGTAATAAAATTTCTGATGCTATTGATAGAGTTGGAGCGTCTGCCGGAAGAGCTTCAAGTGAGTTAGATAAATTAAAAAGAGCACAGGATTTAGTTAATCGAACACTAAAATCATTAAAAGGCGGACATATATTTTCTGGTGAAGATATTCTTGGAGAAATTAAAAATAAAAACGACCCAAAAGAAGTATTTGAATATTCTAAAAGGATTACTGATACCTATAAAACATTGGGCAAGGAAGTTAGTGATATCAAGAAAAAAATGTTCTCTGGTGGAGAACTTAATTTTGATGAATATGAAAAAATTATAAAGTATGGAGAGGCTGCGTCAAAACTAAGTGCTTTAAGTAGTGTATCTGGCAAATTAAAACTTTCAGAGCAAAGCAGAGAATATATTAGTTCTTTGGCAGCTAGTGCAGATACACTCGCAGAAACATTTTTTGAGCAAATTAAAAAATCATTAGATAAACGCATTAAAAATTATGGATCCGATGATTTATTAGCTGATACAAAAACTACAAAAGATAAAAAAGTTAAATCTACAGATAATGCCAAAAGTACACAAGTATTAACAGAAGCATATAAAAAATTAAATCAACAAGTGCAAGAATATATAAAACTAAAAGAAAAATTAGCAACAATTCCAGATGATGATGAAGATAAATATTATGAAGTTTCCGATAAAATGGATGAGATTGCTAATAGAATTAGCAAAGAGTATAATGTTGATGCAGATGATATTCAAGATAAACTTTCTAATGCAATAGGTGACGAAGTTGATGATGTAGAGACAGCCGTAAAAAGCTCTATGGGTGCATTAAAAGAACTGTTTGGTACTAAGTTCCCAAAAATGTTTGAAACTGTGCAAGCACAGACAAAATCTACATCCGCTATACTTCCAACTTCTGATGGATTAAAGCAAAATGGTGTTATTGTTAGTGCAGATCAAAAAGCGCAAGTTGGAAAGTTAGCTGAAGAATATAGAGTAATTCTAACGCTATTAGAAAAAGGTGACGCAGAATCAAAATCAGTTACTGACTCATTAAAAGAAAGAGCTTCTACAATTAAAAAAATTATTCAAGATATTAAGCCGATAGATATGAATCTTGGTGATTTGTTAAAGAAAACATATGATATTCCTACTGGTACAGCAAATTATCTAACAAGTGCTAAAATTGGTCAAAAGTTTAAAATAGATTCTTTTAATTCAAAGAATGTAACAGAAGAAACAAGACAAAAAGCGGTAGACCTTATATATAAAGAAATTGCCGCTGAGAACCAATTAATTCAAAAGAAAAAAGAAGAAGTAGAAGCTTCTAGTGGTGACACAAGAGAAGTTAGTCTAGAAAGAGAAAAACAGTTAACCCAAGAATTAGCAGCACTTAAAGAAAAGCTAAATGCTATTCCGACTAATCCAGTTGATGAAGCAGAGCTTAATGATGCAAAGAATAAATTACAAGAACTTCAAAAAGAAGCAGATTCATGGAAAGATAGTTATGATGAAATACATAGAGAAATGCAAAGAGGTAGTTCTCTTGATGGATATACTTCAGATGATGTTGTTGATTCATATCGTGAAAAAATAGATCAACTATATCGTACAATTTCTACATTAAATGAAAAATTAGCAGAAACAGAGACAAAATTATCAGGGGTACAATCACTTGGTAAAAATGCCGCAGATGTTGACGGCATATTGCCTAAAGACTCAGCAGAAGATGCTTCTAAAATTAAAGAAGAAACAGAAGCTATAAAAGAGCAGACTGTAGCAATTGAGCAGAATAATACTGCCCAACAGCAATCTTTAAGTGTTCAGTCAGATGTTTCTTTAAACGAAGAATATCAATCATTAGAGGCACTTCGTGAAAAATTAGAAACGATTAAAAATGCAGTTAATGATAAGACTGCTGCTTTCAATGCAGAAAAAGAAGCGGTTAGTGGCAATGTTACAAGTGAAATTCTCGAACTAGATAAATTAAAAAGCGCATTACAAGAAATTTTAAATAGTTTACAAAATATAAATAAAACTGACCTGAATTTCAATGTAGAACAAGTAAAAAGCCAGATAGACGAGATATTTGCAAAGTTAACAAATCCATCTTATAAAAATGAACATCTTGGGCTTTTAAATTCTAAAACCGGAAAAGTTTCGGACGAATATTTTGAAGGAACTGGCAGTCGTGCAGAGGGTAAGTTCAAGAATAAAAAAGACTATGATACTATGTTCCACAATCATCCAGATGTTAGCACCGCAATACCTAGCATTACAGATTGGAAAACGTTCCTTAGTGAATTTAATAATTTTAGAAGACAAATTATTTTAACAAAGGATGAAATTGCAACATTTGATTTGTCTCAAATGACAAGGCAAGAGTTAAGTGAGCTAGTTAACGCAATTAAATCCGAACTATCTAAAGCAAAGTACGATAAGGAATGGGTAAAAGATATTGAACAATATGGTAAAGATGAAGCAACACAGCGTTGGACAAAAAGAACCACTATGGGTGTATTGGCACAGCATTCAAATTTACAAATGTCAACAAAGCCAGTTACTCAAAATACAACGGCAACAAATGCAAATTCTTCTACGGTTCAAGCAGAAATAGAGGCGCTTAATAGTCTTGAGAAGAAGATTTTTGATATTAAGTACGCTATTGAAGAAAAGACTAGCGCTTTTGTTAACGAAAAGCAAATAGTAGATGGTGTTGTTACTCAAGAAATTGCATCACTTGATACACTTCTTGCTAAAATCAATGAGATTAAAGGTGCAGTAGATATCAAGACAGAAGCATTTAAGTCAGAGGGTAGTGTTGTAACCGAAAGTGTAAAACAAGCTACAAAAATCAAAGAAGAAACAAAAAAGAAAGATACTTTTGATATAGACAAAGAAAAATTTATTGGCGCTGTTTCTGAATATGAAAAATCTTTAAGTGGCGTTCAATTTATTCCAGATGATGCGCTAAACAAAGTTTCAGAAATGCAAGCAAAGCTAAAAGACATTACAAATAGTAATGACCTTGCAAAATGGAAGTCTGAGTGGGATTTACTGACTGAATCTATAGAAAGTGCAAGAAAAGAGCAAGAAGAGTTGATTTTTGAAAAACAAAAGAATCAGCTAACTGGCATTAAAAATACTTTATCTAATTCTTATAAGAGTGCAAAAATAGATGCAACAAATGTTCCAGAAGAGTTACAAGAAGTAGAAACGGGATATGAAGATATTGTTGCTAGAATTAATACATGTATAAAGCAACGTAAAATGCTTACGGAGGAAGAGGTTGCTGGATTTGCTAGAGAAGCTGCCGCAATTAAGCAAGTGTTAGATGCTTATACAGAAAAAACAAAAGTTCAAACAAAAAATAGTTCTGCATATGGATCTGCATTTGTAAAAAATGCCACGAATAAATATGATAGGCTTTACTCTATTGCTACAAATGATGAGTTTGGAGTATCTCCTGCTATAGTTGCAAAAGCACAAGAATTAAAATCTGTATATGAACAGATAGTTTCGTTAAATAAATCTTTCGCGAATACGAATCCATCAGAAGAACAAAGAATAGCATTTAATAGATTAACAGATGAATTTAATGAAACATATAGTGCGTTAGACAAAATTGTTAAATCATCTCGTAAACTTGCTCAGAGTGGATCTAATATTTTCGAACTCTATAATGATGGCAAAACAGAGTTCGACCTATCCTCAGAAGAAGGAAGAATGACAGCTTTAAAAGAAGCTGTTAATTTTATGTCTGATGGTAAAGCACAAATTGGTGAGTTTAATAGAGAGTGTACTGCACTTAATTATACTGTAAAAAATAGTGACGGTACATTTACTGAATTTACGGCTAGAATAAATGAAGCAGGTACTGCCATTGTAGAAACTACTGGGAAAACCAAAAAGTCAACTACTATGTTCGGTGGATTCTTTGATGAGCTAAAAAGAAAGGCTCGTGGAATTGCCACATATTTAATTTCTATTACAAGCTTCCAGCGTGTTTGGCAAGAAATTAGACAAGGAATAACATACATTAAAGAAATAGATTCTGCGTTAACAGAACTTAAGAAGGTTACTGATGAAACTGATGAAACATATGAGAAGTTTTTAGCAACGGCATCTCAGGTTGGATCAGAAATTGGCTCTACTATTGCAGATTTTACAAATGCGACGGCTGACTTTGCGAGGCTTGGGTATACTATTTCCGAGGCTACTGAGCTTGCCAAAGCTGCGAGCATTTATAAGAATGTTGGCGATGGAATAGAAAGTGTTTCACAGGCCACAGAAAGTATTATTTCTACAATGAAGGCTTTCGGTATTGAGGCTGAAGATTCAATGTCAATAGTTGACAAATTTAATGAAGTTGGCAACCGCTTTGCAATTTCAAGTACAGGAATTGGTGAAGCATTACAACGTTCAGCTAGTGCATTGTATGAAAGTGGTAATACAATTGATGAGTCAATTGCATTAATTACTGCGGCAAATAGTGTAATTCAAAATCCAGAGCAAGTAGGAACGGCTCTAAAAACATTATCTTTGCGTTTGCGTGGTGCGAAAGTTGAACTGCAAGAGGCCGGAGAAGATACTGACAATATGGCCGAAAGTGTATCGTCTCTACAGACAAAGCTCTTAGCATTAACTCATGGCAAAGTTGATATTATGGCTGACGCTACAACATTTAAAAATACGACTGAGATATTAAGAGAAATGAGTTCGGCGTGGAGTGACATGACGGACATTGAACGTGCTGCGGCATTAGAATTGATGGGTGGAAAACGCCAAGCGAATATTTTAGCTTCCATTATTAAAAATTACGATACGGTAGATGACGTGATAGAAGCCTCACTCGATTCTCAAAATTCTGCTTACGAAGAAAACGCTAAATGGATGGATTCTATTGAGGGCAAAATGACGGAATTTAAAAATGCCGTTCAGTCGTTATGGAAAGATTCTCTTGGGCCAAATGCTATAAAGGATGTAATAAGCTTAGGTACAGGACTTGTTAATATTGTTGATACTATTGGGGCAATACCAACAATTTTAGGTGGTATTGCAGTATACTTTTTTGCCATCAAAAAGAACAACCCAGTTACAATGTTCAAGGATTTAGCAAATACAATACAAAACTTTAGTGCGGCAGCTTCTAGTGTACAAGAACTCTCTAAAGCAAAGGTTGTATTTGATTCAAATAGTGTAAATCTTTATGCTGCTGCGGTGGCAAATCTTAGTGCAAAACAGCAAGCGCTTGCTTTAAGTTCTGCTGGTTTAACAAAAAAACAAGTTGCTGAAGTTTTAGCCAAAAACGGATGTTCTGAAGCAACTATAGAACAAGCAGTGGCCGAGGCTAGTCTTGCTACGGCAAAAGAAACAACTAGTACTATAACTGGAGAACAGCTTTTTAATCTTGCTGCAGAAAAAGATATAAAGCTTTCAGAGCAGGCTATTACTTGGCTTTGTGCAAATGCAGAAACAGAATTGACACGTGAAAAAATTTTGGCAGCCATAGCATCTAAAGATCTTGCAGAAGCAGATGGGATGGCTTTACTTGCTATGTCTGGCTTAAGTGCTGGAGCAAAAGGACTTGGTGCGTCTCTTAAGGCATTATTTTTAAGTAATCCAGTTGGTTTGGCATTAATGGCAGTAACAGCTATCACTGCAATTGTTATGGCCGTTAAAAGAGCAAAAGAAGAAGCGAAACAGGCGGCACAAGAAATATTAAATGCATATAAAGATGCTCAAAACACATTAAAGAGTAATAAAAACACAATAAACGAGATATCTTCTGATTATGAAAGGCTTTCTAAAGGCGTAGATGATTTTGGAAACAATATCAGCTTAACGACAGACGAATATAAGAAATACAATGAAATAACAAATAAGATTGCAGATATGTTCCCAGAAATGATATCTGGATACACAAAAGAAGGTAATGCCATTCTTTCGTGTAAAGGTAATGTGGAGGAATTGACAAAAGCATATGAAGCCGCAGCACAGGCCGCACGTCAGGCGGCAATAGCTGGTGGTAATGACGTTTTTGAGTCTTCCAAAAAAGAGTATTCAAATAATCCACAGACTATTCTTGGAGGAGAAACGGGTACAGTAAATAAAAAAATATTGGCGAATAAACTTATTGAACTTGTTAATAACGGAAATGAAGAAGAATTAAAACAATTTATTGAAAATTTTGAACGAGAAGCAGCAGGAGTAGAAATAGACGGCAAAAAGTTTTTTAAGGTAAATTTAATAGACACACTTGAGGATGCTGGAATAGAAGTTCCATGGAATAATGTCATAAATGCAGAAGATATTCAAAATGGTCTTCAAAAATTACAATCTTTTGTCAAGTCATCTGTTTCCAAAATCAACACAGAAACATCTAAAGTTAAATCTATTTTATCTGCATATTTAGGAGAAGATGAAAATTATGCGAAGTTAGATGATAAAACAAAGTCCATTGTTGATAATATTGTATCTCAATTAGATTCTGAATTTATATTTAGTTTTGATAATATTGACTCTTTATATAATTGGATATCAGAAAACATTGTTGGAGCCTTTAAAGATAATGGTGGAAAAGTACAAGACGCAATTAGTGATTTCTTAAAAATAGATACAAGCAAATTATCTGTCAGCGACTATAAAAAAGAAATTGAGAACTTTAAAAAAATCTTAAGTGACTCTGGAATTTCCGAGGAAGCACAACAACAAATATTATCTGCTTTTAAAATAGATGATGATTCTATTAAAGAAGAGATAGATCCATTGGTAAATCATACAAAATCTATATTAAAAGATGAGTTTGATGATAAAGTTGACAGTCTAACAATATCTGATTTAAAAATTGTTGATAGTCTTGATATACCAGATGGAACATTATTAACATGGGATGAACTTTTAGAAAGAATTAATGCCGTTAAATCTGAAATGCGAACACCTGTAGTTCAAACATATGACACAATTAAAGGGTCAATTGAAAACTTTAATGATGTTCAAAAGCAAACAGAAGATATAATGCTTGACAATACAGAGGTTACTCAAGAATATAAAGATTCTTTAGTTGCCCTTGGTATTAGTGAGACTGATTTGGCAAGTTGCTTTGATAAAAACAACAAATTGGTTGTTAAGAATGTTAGTAGACTCAAACAGCTAGTAAATGCGTCTAAAACTAATATATCTACACAAACTATTTTGGCACGAGCTCAAGCAAGATTAAAATACAAGGAATTGTATAAACAACTTGCTACATTAACAAATGGGCAGTTAAATAGCGCTCAAGCAAACAGGGAAAAAATTAATACTCTATACCAAGAAATGTCCGCAATTCAAAAGGTTATTTCAAGATATAGTCTACTCGAACAACAGTTGTCAGAAGTCACTAAAACATATTCTGAATTTGAAGAAGCACAATCTTTCGACAGCGACAATGATTATATGAGCAAAACAGAAGATATGCTTACAGCCGCAATTAAAGCATATGAAACTGGTGATCTTGGAACTGAGACAGCTCAAGTAGCGATAAAGGCACTCGTTCCGGATGTTGAATTTGAAGGATTAGATACTGTTGATGAAAAAGCAGAAAAGGCACATGAATATTTAACTGAAACTTTAAATAAATATTTTACATTAGAGTTTGACGACAATGGAGCAATCCAAAGTGCGGAAATGAAACTTGGTAATCTTCGTAAGTTTATTGAAGATGCCTTTTCAAATAATGTATTTGCCGGAGAAGACTGGCAACACTTTGAGTGGTCAGATGAGTTTTTGGCTGGCTTAGAAAATGCTCCAGATAAGCTGCAATATTTTGCAGACGAGATGAATGTAACAAAAGAGGTTGCGTTGGCTGCAATACAAGAAATTAAAAATAAAGATGCAGAATGGCTCAATGGCGATTATGGTAGTTTGTTTGATCAAATTGTTCCAGAAACTCTTGATGCAAAACTTCAAGATACGACAACAAAACTGGCTGAACTTAATGTTCAACTAGCAAATGGTAAGATTTCACAAGAGGAATATGAGACCGCCACAAAACAATTAAATGCACAATTAGTAGAACAACAAAAGGCCGCTAGTGATGCATGCCAGTCGTTCATAGATGTAAATGGTAAAATTGATGAGAGCCAGAAGAAGTTAGAGGCATATCAGAAGCAATTATCAACTGGAACTGACACTAATGGAAATAAACTAACGTCAGAACAAATTGAAGAGATTAATGGGAAATATAATCAAGAACTGCAAAATTATGAAGGCTATCTTAAACAAAAAAAAGAATTAGAAAATAAATATGGCCCGATGACGGAATATACTGTTAGTGTTGCATTAGAGCAAAATGGCATTAATGTAGATGAAATTAATACGGAATTGACAAACGTTAAACAAAACATACAAGAAGCTTTTAATTCTGATAATTTTAAAGGTGCTAATAAAGCACTTGAGGATACATATGGTGTTATAGCGAAAATCAATGAGAATGGAGACATTGAATATAGTGTTACTGACAATACTTCAGACGATCAAAAGAAAACACTTGAGGAACTTGGCGCATTAAATGATGATGGAACTGTTAATATAGATTGCTTGTATGCGGGATTAACCGATGAGCAAAAAGCAGAAGTAGATAAATTAGAAACATTACAAGAAAAGAAAAATCTCATTGATTATTATTTATCTATGGACGGTGTTGATACTGTTCAATCTTCAATTGATGAGTTGGCAACGACATTAACGAAGATATATGAATTATTACAAACATCTCCAATGTTTAAGGCTAATGTTGATCAAGATACAAAAACTACGCTTAATGGATTATTAGATAAAGTAAACTCTTGGGTTGGCGACCATTGGGCAAGTTTTAAAGCAAAAGTGTTTAGTATCTTTGGTGGTAATAGTGGAGATCAAGAGTCTAATGGCACAGCTAATGTGTCTGGAACTGCTCATGCTACTGGGAGTTGGGGATTAGAACAATCAGAACATAATGCTCTTGTAGGAGAGCTAGGAATGGAAACCGTTGTTGACCCAAACACTGGTAGATATTATACAGTAGGAGACCATGGCGCCGAGTTGGTAGATTTACCAAAAAATGCAATAGTGTTTAATCATAAACAAACAGAAGAGTTATTCAAAAATGGTCATATTAATTCTCGTGGTAAGGCGTATGCTGAAGGAAATGCTCATGTAACAATCTATCCAAAGCATAGTATTTCTAGCCAATGGGAAGGAACTGGATATAGTAGTTGGGATGACAATACATATGATGCGTCTGATGCATTACAATATGCTTCTGATTCTATTGACTCTGCCGCAGATGATGTTTCCGACGCCGCTGATAAATTCGAAGAAGTATTCGACTGGTTTGAAGTTCTTCTAGAAGAAATCGAAGACAATATCAGCCTAATGAATGCAAAACTAGAAAATGCAGTTGGTATAAGTGCAAAGAAAGGTATTTATTCTGAAATTCTAAATACAGAACAATTCAAGTTGCAAGAATTATATGAAGGAATAAAACTATATTCTGATTATGCTAATAAACTTCTTGCTAAAGTTCCTGATCAGTACAAAGCAATGGCTAAAAATGGTGCAGTTGCCATAACAGACTTCCTTGGTGAGGCAAATGAAGAAGTAGTAGACTCAATTAACAATTATCGTGAGTGGGCAAAGAAGGTATCTGACCTGAATCAGCAATTAGAAGAAACAAAGAAAACTATTGCAGATACTCATGTAGAAATACAGAATACGCTTAAAGATGAATATGATAATCGTATATCTTTAATTACTTCTGTAAATGACCGTATACAAGATACAATAGACTTGCTTGATGAAGAAGGTAAACGTTCTTCTGCCGTAATGTATGAAGAAATGATAAAGAATAGTACAAAACAATTATCAGAGCTTCAAAACAAACGTGCAGAAATGCAAAGAGCACTAGATGAAGCCGTAAGTAGTGGAGATGTGGCTAGAGAAAGTTCTCAATGGTACGAAATGGTTAATGCAATCAATGATGTCGATGGTGAAATTAATGATTGTAGAATCGATCTTGAAGGGTTCCAGAATTCTATCAACCAACTTCACTGGGATAACTTTGAAAAGTTTATTGATGCTATTGATAATGTTAGTACGGAAATTTCCAATCTTGGAGACTTAATTGACGAAGAAGATGTTGTTGATGAAATTGGCAATTGGACAAAGAAAGGCATTACTGCCCTTGGTTTGTATGCCCAAGAAATGGAACGTGCCAAATACAGAGCTGGACAATATGGTAAAGAAATTGAGTATCTAAATCAAGAATATGCGGCTGGAAAATATAGTGTTGATGAATACAATGAGAAGCTACAGGAACTAAAAGATGGTCAATGGGATAGCATAAAATCTTATGAGTCCGCAAAGAAGTCTATCATTGATTTGAATAAGACTCGTGTTGAGGCCATAAAAGATGGCATTCAGAAAGAAATAGATGCTTATTCAGAGCTTATTGACAAAAAGAAAGAGGAATTGAACCTACAGAAGGACGCACATGACTTCCAGAAAGAAGTAGCTGAAAAACAAAAATCAATTGCGGAAATTCAAAAAAAACTCAGTGTAATGGCCGGAGACAATTCTGCTTCCGCTATTGCTCAAAAGAAACAGCTCCAAGCACAACTTTCAGCAGCTCAAGAAGAGCTAGACGAGTTATATTACAATCATAGTATTGAAAAGCAAGGAGAGGCTCTTGATAAGCAACTAGAGAATTATCAAGATTCCAAAGACAAAGAGATGGAGCAACTTGATGAATCTCTCAAGAACGAAGAGCAAGTTATTTCTGATAGTTATGCAACAATTGCTGCAAATACAGAATCTGTAGCACAAACACTTGCTGAAATAGCAAGTCAGTATGGCATCACGCTATCTGATTCTGTAACTAAGCCTTGGCTAGATGGCGCCAATGCTATTGGTACTTATCAAGAGCAATTAGACACTTCTATGAGTTCTTTCACTCAGCAATTAGAAGCTCTTAAGAAGATGTATGCTGATTTACAGGCACAAGCTGATAGCACTGGTAAGAGTATGATTGATGCAATAAATAGCAATAAGTCAAAGACTGAAAGCTCAACATATACTCCACCTCAATCAACACAGCCAAGCACTCCATCACAACCATCGAAGCCTTCTGCTCCTTCTGCTGGGGCGTCCGTTACGGTGAAAAAATCTGCAACGAATTTCTCAAGAGACGGTGGTAATGGAACTAGGATGCAATCTTGGGTTCCAGGTTCAACTTTTACTGTTTACCAGGTTAGTGGCTCAGAAGTATTAATTGGTCGTAATGGTGGATATACTGGATGGGTTCGTCTTTCTGATATAGAAGGATATGCAAAAGGTACAAAGGGTGTTACAAACGACCAACTTGCAATGTTAGATGAACTTGGAGAAGAACTTGTTCTTCATGCTGGTAAAGATGGAAAGCTACAATTCTTAACTAAGGGAACATCTGTAATACCATCTGATATTACTGAGAATTTAATGAAACTTGGATCTTTAGACCCAAGACAAGTTCTTGATAATAATAGACCTTCTATTGGTGCTCCTCATATTATTAATAATAATATGGAAATTAATATGGAGATAGCCGAGGTGGTTCACATTGACCACGCAGATAATAGTTCTATTCCAGATATCACTAAGGCAGTACAGAAGCAAATGGATGCTTATATGAAAAATATTAACCAAGGACTAAAGAGATACACAAGATAACTTATAAGGAGGGGTGCTATGCACCTCTCCTTTACTTACATAAAGTAGTTTATAGGAGGTGTGAATTTTGATTTATCACCCTAAAGTAGAATTTAGAGGTAGGAGCAACGATGATGAAGGTCTTGTTGTTTCTACATTTGAACCAGACTCTGGTGAAACAGATTCATATTTGAGTATGGACCCAGTATATACTGATAGTTTTGATGGCACAATCAGAACAGATTATGGTGCAAAATATAACGATGTTGCAAGACCATCTGTGACTTTTGTTTATCCAGATGGAGAAGATATTCAGCCATTCAAAGTAAGATCTGTTTTAAAATGGTTGACCGGATCCAAACAAAGTGCATGGTTAAACATCTACAATATTGATGGAGAACCAGTTTGTTCTTATCTTGGCCGTTTTACAGATGTAAAGCTGCAAAAAATGGATGCAAGAGTTGTTGGTATTAGAGCCGAATTTACTGCAAATAGTCCATGGGCGTATTCTGATACAAAAACGGTCATCATGAAGATAAATGGCACCACGGAATTTAAAATAGATAATAATAGTGACGACTTAGATTCTTGTGTATATCCAAAGGTTACATTTAAAAATAATCAAAATAATGCAAGCTTATCTATAAAGAATAACACCATTGGAATAAGCACGGAATTTAAACAGCTACAAGAAAATGAAATAATAACAATTGACAATAATTTCGTTGCATATTCTGACAACACGGCAAGAATTTTTAATGATGATTTTAATTTTGTTTTTCCTGCATTATCTTCTGGCATCAATAGTTTTAATGCAGAAGGAAATGGAGAATTAACAATAAAGTTCAGATATCCGATGAAGGTTGCCGACAGTTTATTAAATGACTATGAAGTAAAGAATAAAATGATTATTTATGTTGATGATAACATAGTGAAAATTAGAGGCAATGTTAATTTAAATCCTCCTATTGGTGTAAATATAAAAGTTGTAAATGAGACTATGATTATAAGAGGAGATTTAAAAAAATATGTAAAAAGAGTGGCGAATGACGATGCCGAAACTAATAGATAAGGAGGTGCTTCAAAATGGTGTTACCACAGGATTTGCTTTCTAAAAGCTATACCACACCTAAAGTTATATTGTGCCAAACAAACAAGGAAAAGATTTGTCAGCTAGATGTTACTGAGTTAACTGGTACATTTAAATTCAATGGATATAGTGAAATATCATTTAATGTTGCATCTGTTTATCAAGATTTAATTTCTGGTGAAACTAAGCCAACCCCATATTATAACTATATTGAAGGTCTTCGTCTTGTATATCTTGATGGTTTTGGATATTTTCAACTTCAAAATCCTGAGCTATATAGCGATGGTATTCAAGAATATAAGTCAATAAATGCATACTCATTAGAATATGCATTGTCTCAAAGATATTTAGAAACTTTTATTATTAATAAAGGAGATGTAGGCGACACTATTGGAAGCATTGATGGTGTTGTTTTATATAATCCTGCTGATTCTGCTCATAGCCTTTTACATCTTGTTTTACAAAAAGCATATGGGTGGGTTATAGGACATGTAGATGATGAATTAGCAAATCAAAGTCGTAGTTTTGAAGTTGATAGAGAATCTATTTATGATTTTCTTATGAATGATATGTGTGAAACTTTTAAGTGTTATCTTGAGTTTGATACAATCAACAATACTGTAAATGTTTATTCAGAAAATGAGATTGAGCGTTTTATTGGTGATGGGAAAAAGACATCTTTTCAATTAACAAATGATATTTCTAATACAAGCGAAATAACTATTAATGGTCATATCATATCACAATATGAATATAACTCAGATACAAAAGAATTATCATTTAAACCAGCACCAGCAGATGGTGACATTATTGAGGTTACTGATAATTTTAAATCTAAGTATGATACAGATGTTTTTGTAACATTTGAAAATCTATCAAATGAGATGAAAGTAAATTATTCTGCTGATGATATTAAGACTGTTCTTACAGTAAAAGGCGCAGACGATTTAGATATCCGTAATGTCAATTTTGGTTTGTCGTCAATTATGAATCTTGACTATTATTGCACTCCAGAATGGATGGGAGATAAACTTTGTAGAGAATATGAAGCTTACATTGATAAACAAGATAAATATATGAGCGGGTTTTATAGCAAGGATGTTAGTGGTGTTTCTGAGGAAACAATTAATGTCGTAGCCGATATAAGAAATTTTAATGCTGGTACTACGCAAGAATTTACTGCTACGGAGGCCCAAGAATCTTTTAATGTAGATGGTGATAAATCTATATTAAATATAGACAAAAAACAAGTAGAATTTAATGTGGATAGTTCAATAGAGGAATATGATGTCAACGGCGATACTTCTACTTTTAAAGAGCCAATGATTAGTACTGAGGAAATTTTGTGTGAAGATCCGAGTCGTGAAGATATAACGGTAAGAGAATATTCCCATACATTCACATATGACGGAATCAAAAAAGTCTTCAATCTTCCAGAAGAATTTGTCTTCAATGAGAACAGCGTTGTAAAAATCCGTGGTATTGAAGTAAATGATTATATTTATAATGAAGAAGATAATTCTATAACATATAATGGCGGGCTGGTAGTAGGTGACAAAATTGTTGTTTCTACTTATGAAGATGCATTTGACATTACAAGCATAATTAATAGTTTAAGTGTAGTGCAGTTAAACGGAACATCACTGGAAACATCTGAATATGAGTATTTAAACAAAAAGCTAAAAATTAATGTCGAGCTAAAAGATTTAGATAAAATCAGTATATATACCTATAAAAATGTTTTCCAGTTAAAAAATCCAATTGCTTCTGATAGTGTTGTTTATTTAAATGGAAGTTCAACAATAAGCTATAGCTATAATAGTGTCACAAAAGAACTTACTATTAATCAAAGGTTGTCTTCTTCTGATACAATAAAAATTGATACGCCATCTGGAAAAATACAAACGAACTTTAGTTTAAAGAATTTAAAGTACAAAGTGGTATCTGTAAAAGTTGACGGCGTGTCAACTTCCGCTTATTCAATTGATGGTGGGACATTAACCATTACTGACATATCAATTTTAAAATATGGAAGCACAATTACCATTGAAGAAGTAAACACTAAATTTTCTTTAAACAATGTTAAGGATAAAATTATTTGTGTAAAAATTAATGATAATAAAACAAGTAAATATAGCATTACTGACGGTATTTTAGAAATAACGAGTAATGATTTGCATACCGGAGATATTGTTTCTGTAGAATCAATAGAAGCACATTTTGATTTATCACAATATAAAAACATGAGTATTGTGTCTGTTAATATCAATGGGCAGCAGATTTCGTCTTACACTTTTGATAAAAATATTGGTGTGTTAGAAATAAAAAATTATACTTTTAAGCCTAATAACACCATATCTGTAAAGTTAGTAAATAATGAATTTGTTGTGCCACAAAAGAAAAATGAGATTTTATCTGTTAAAATTGATTCAACAGAAATTTCAGAATATGATGTTGCTGACACTTCTATCATTATACACAGCTTAAATGATTTATTTAACGGGCAACAAGTCATAGTAGAGTCTGTTGATGATTATTTCGTTTTAAGCAATACAAATGGTATTATTTTGTCTGTTAAAGTAGATGGACATAATGTTAAATTTAAATACCAAGACAACAAATTATATATAACATCAGAGTATTTGAAGTCAAATAGTAATATAGTTGTAACTTCTATTGATAATAAGTTTTATATAGGTTCATTAAATGGTGTTATTGAGTCTGTTATAGTCGGAGATAATGTTATTGATGAATCTTCGTATACTTTCGATACAAATAATAATATACTAACTATAAATAGTAGTAGTTTAAAGCAAAGTAACAAGGTTACATTAAAAACAATTGTTAATAAATTTTCTATTACTGGTGTAGATAATAAAGTATTAACATCTATTAAACTTAATGGAAAAATTATAGATTCGTCAAAATATACTTTTGAATCTGGAATTTTAACTGTTCTAGATAATTTGTGTGCGGACGATATCTTGTCTGTTGAATTTATTGATAATCATTTTGTTATTAAAAACGATATAGGTTCAAGACATAGTGTTGAAAAATCTGTTGGTGATTCTTTTGAAACAATTCAAGAAGGAAGTGGCTATGAATATAACGATGTGACAAAAACATTGACGATTAAAGTCCCTCTTAGCAATGGAGATGAAATAAAAGTTAAAAACTATGACTCTGTAAATGTTTTAAAAGTCGTTGATTCAGATGCGGGAGATGGACAGATACTAACAAAGGATGTAGTTCCTACTTTAAAATCTTATGTCCCCAAAAATGGAGATTATGTTATTAAAATAGAAGGATATACTGATGTTTTAAAATCGCTATATGAATTAATAGACAAGCGTTTGACCGAAGAAAATTCTGTTCCAGATGAATATAAGATTACTGAAAGAATATTAACACCCGAAAACTTTGATGAATCAAATTCATATTTACCAGAAGCAAATATAAAAAATTTGGGAGAAGTATATAAAATAATTAACCAAGATAGCAACGGCAATGATGTTTCTTATAAATATTATGTTTGCGAAATGAAAATGTCAACATATAAAGATGATGATGGTAAACAACAACAAAAGTATCAATACTTATGGAATGAAAGAAACCTAGTTTTTGGCGGAGAAGGTATAAATTCTTTAAAGGAAAAAATAGATATTTATTCTTCTATTAATGATATTCAAGTCGCTGCAGAGTGGGATAAAAAGCCAGACAATAGTGATGAGAAGAAGAGCTATAAAAACAATTTAAATAATCTTAAAAAATTCAAAAAAGAACTAGAAATCAAAGAAAAAGAAATTGGAAATATAGAGTTAGAGATAGAAGATGTTAAAAATAAAATACTATCAATTTCAAATGATGTCAATATAAACAAAAACTTTTCTCCAGAAAGCTTAGATAGATTATCTTTATTCCTTAGAGAAGATGAATATACAGATGATTGTTTTTGCATTACAGAAATTGATACAGACTTAGATATTATTAATACACAAAAGGAACTTTTGGTATCTGGATATAAGAAGCTAAAAACAATTTCACAACCAACTCTTTCTTTTACTGCCTCTATGAAAAATATTTATGCAATGCCAGAATTTAAACCAATACTAAATCAATTCAAACTCGGAAACTTTATTAAAGTTGGAATAAGAAAAGGCTTTATTCAAAAGGCAAGGCTTCTTGAAATTCAATTTGATTTTGATGATTTAAGTAATTTTTCATGTACATTTGGCGACTTATTATCGGCAAAAAGTCAAGGAGACTTACACGCTGATTTATTATCACAAGCAGTAAGTGCGGGAAAAGCTGTTGCAAGTGGTTCATCTTATTGGCAAAAGGGATATGATGTTGCGACTGCCATTGAAGATAAAATTAGACGGGGGCTTATTGATGCCACTACATCTATTAAGTCAAATTCTGCGGGGCAAGATGTTTCTTGGGACAACTATGGTATTCATTTGCGTAAAGTTGTTGATGGCATTTTAGACCCACATGAGGGTTGGATTACAAATAATAAATTTTTATATTCTGATGATAATTTTGAAACTACAAAATCAGTATTTGGTAACTATGTAATAGATGGTGAGACATATTGGGGAATTTTGGCTGGATGTGTTAGTGCTGGCTTAATTGAAGGTAGTAAAATTATCGGTGGAGAAATATGTATTGGCGAAAGAGAAGATGGGACATACAATTTTAAAGTAGATAAAGATGGCACAGTTACAATGAACAAAGGTGATGCCGCAGAGAAATTATCATATTTTAGTTTTGACGGAGATAAGGGATTAATTGTTGGTGAAAATAAAGACGGTGAATATTTCTCAAGAGTGTCTGCTCAAAGAATTGAATTTTGTCGTAAAGCAAAGATAACATATGTTACTTCTGAACCAACTCATAAATATGATAATTTTGATTATATAAAATATACACATACGGAAGGTTCACATACCTATTTTGATTATTATAAAAATCCTGACTTTTTATATAAATTAGAAGAACCACAATATGAAGCTCGTGCTATTGATAAAGATTTTGAAGATCCAGAAATAAAGTTCGGAATTGCAATTACATATTTTGCGAATAATACCGCATATATGAAGCAAGCCGAAATAGAAGGTAATCTTAAAGTTGGCACAGATGAACAAACCCCAAGTATTTCTTTAGGTAGATTTAAATTACAAATAGAATCTAACGGTAGTCTATCAATTGTAGTGACATAATGGAGGTGATAATATGGCTGTAACAAGTGGTGCATTTGAAACAAGTGTAGCAAATACAGGTGGTGGTAATTATCCTAATAGAATTAGAGTTGAGTGGTCTTCATCACAGAGTGTCGCAAGCAATACCTCTACTATATATTGGTCTGTTAAATCTGCTGGTGGAAGTCGTAATTATACTATGACTGGCCCAGTAACAGTTAATATCGCTGGGATTACTGTATTTAGTGAATCTGATAGATTTGAAATGTGGGCAGATACAACCCTTGGATCAGGAAGCTTTACTTTAACACATGACGCAAGCGGAAATGCTACTTTGACGGCATGGGCAGAAGCAGCAATTTATACTTATGCAATTAGTAGTACTAGATATGGATATTCTGTAGATTTACCACAAATACCAAGAGCTTCAAGTATTAGTGTCAGTGGAAGCACTATGGGTTCTCCAATCACAATTTCTATCTCAAAAGCCGCATCTTCTTTTACTCATACTATATACTGGTATTTTGGAAATGCTAGTGGCACAATTGCCTCCAATACATCAAGCTCATCTGTGACATGGACTCCTTCTATGGATTTAGCATATCAAATTCCGAATGCTACATCTGGCACAGGCACATTAAAGTGTATAACATATAGTGGAGGTAGCAATGTAGGAGAAAAATCTATTAATTTCACATTAACAGTACCATCTAATATTGTTCCGTCAATTAATAGTTTTTCATCATCCATAGCAAGTACAAAACCATCAGGATGTGGGTTATATGTTAAAAATAATTCAACAGTTAAGTGGAGTGCATCTGTTTCTGGTCAATATGGCTCGACTATTAGAAGATGCGTTATTAGTGGTCAAAACTTATCTTATGATACAACATCATCTTCGACTTCGTATAGTGCAACGAGTTCTACTTTAACAATTTCTGGTGAAAAAACATACACAATAACTATTACAGATAGTCGTGGGAGAACAACTAGTGCAACAGGAAAGATTACTATAGTAGACTATAACACTCCATTAATTACTTCATATAATTCTTTTAGAAGTGATTCTACTGGTAACATAAATGGATCTGGCCAATATGTAACACATAAAATTACCACTTCGTTTTATAGACTAAATGGTAATAATCAAATAACGATTAAAGCATATAGTAAAAAAGGTACGGACTCTACATACTCGTCATCTTATGTAACAATCAAAAACGATGCAACAAATCAGACACAGTATACATACACATATTCAAATAATTCTTTTGCAGTCGATTCCACATATGATTTTAAAATTGTAATTTCTGATAGCGTTGGTGGTTCACATACTATTTATACACATGTTGGCACAAAAAATATTCCAATAAACATAACAAACGATAATAATGCCATAGCAATTGGAGGATATGCCCAAACTTCAAAAAACAATACTGGTAGATTTGACTGTAACTGGGAAGCTCATTTTATATCGGCTCCAATAACTGGCTCAGATAGAAAACTGAAATCAAATATTAAAGACATTAATATTGATATAATAGACTCTCTGCGACCAGTCGAATATAAACTGATTAACGAATCTTCTGGTGTTACTCATTATGGATTTATTGCACAAGATGTGGAAGACGCTCTTTCTAATGTTGGGGTAAATTATAAAACTGGAATTGTTCACTATGATAAAAATGAGGAAACAAATGAAAAAACAAATTACGCATTAGCATACGAAGAAATTATTCCTTTGTTGGTAAAAAAATGTCAGGAACTTCAGCAAGAAATTAATGAGCTAAAAGGAAAATAACAATTACAACAAATTGGTTAAAAGGAGATAATCTATTATGAATGGGTGATTTTATGGAATTAATTAGAGATATAGCAGCTGTTATTGGCTGCATATCTGCTTTTATCGCACTTATTACTACAATTTTTAAACCGATAAGGAAAAAGATTGTTAACTGGATTAAGCACACATCTGAGGCAAGTGAAACTTCTGCTGCAATTAAAGATATTAAATCTGATATCGCTATGCTTAAAGGCAATGTAGGGACGATTCTTGAGCGTCTAGGCCAAATAGATGATCGTATTAAAACATTGGACAAGAGAGTTTTTGGGAATGAGCGTGATAGAATTAAGGCCGAACTATCAGAGTGTGCGGCTCGTTGTGCCCGTGGTATCAAACTATATCCAGAAGAAAAGATTCATATTGATGAAATTTATTCTAAATATAGTAACGAGCTTCATTGTAACTCTACCGGGTCTGAGGCATATCACGAAATAGTAAAGTATTATGAAAGTCAAGATTGGCTAAAGGTGTAATAAATATTTAAGGACTGAGAAAATTAATCTCAGTCCTTATTTTTTTGCGTTTTGCTCTTTGAAATGGTTTCTAATTACATTTAATATCCAATTATTTACTGATCTGTTTTCTTCGTGTGCTGCCATTTCTATTTGAAACTTTTCGTCTTCTGGAAGCCTTATAGTAATAACTTTTGTTCCTTCTTTTATTGCCATATGACCACCTCCTTATATAAACATTATAATATTTTTTATTAAAAAATGCAATCACTTTTCTAGCAAAAATCAGGTCAAAATTGACAAGGTGATAGCATCAAATAGCAGGGGAGTGCTAAAATAACTTCTTCTTATATTGTAATGATTGTACCCACTTACATATGTCTTTAATATTTTCTAATGTAACATTATTGTTCTTGCACAGTGAGGCGTCATAGTCAATGTTGTTATTTTTAAAATCATCATATAGAGTTTTAAATGGACGGTTTAGCCTATACCCCTTATTATATCCTTCATTCTTTATTACATAATCAGTCTTAATTAAAATGCTAAATATTCTAAAATAATTTGGGTATCCTATACGGCATCCTTGAGCACGTGAATATTTCCATGCGGCTGTGGGTATAATATAATCGGGGGTGGTTTTTATATAGTCTAAAGTGGCAGCTAATATTTTTTCTTTGTCTGTCATCTTGTATTGTACATAATTCGTGCAAAGCTCATGTAAGTTGCCCTTTAGATAGATGTCTAATCCACCATCTTCATGTACGACTATTTTATCTACTATAGTTGCAATTTGTCTTTTTGTAATGTCTTTAGTTTCTATAATTTTTGTCATAATGTCCATTGCAGAAGTCAAGTTTTTGTAGATACTATGGTCGTCAAACATATTGCTCTTTTTGTCTTCTAATTGGGTTTTTAATGATTTTAAACTATCATATTTTTCTTCTAACATTTTTTCATACATTTCATCAATCATTGAAATCATAGATGGATTTTTCATTGTTTCACGCATTTTTTGTTCTAAAAGTATTTTTACTTCATATTCAACACGAGCAATATCTTTTTCTAAAACCTCTATAATATTATCTTCTGATTTTTTAGAGTCTTTATGAATGATATTGTCCAAGTCGTTTATTGCTTCCGATAAATTTTCTTTACAGTGTTCAAGAAAATATATTAGTGCCTCTTTTAAATCTCGCTCTGTTATGGAATGGCTTGAACAAAAGTCTGTTCCATGCGTATTATATAAGCTACAAACATATCTTGTATTTTTGTTTTTTCCAGCAGATGTTAAACGATTGCCACACTTTGCACAATATAGAACTCCTACAAATATGTTCGGTCTTGTTTGTATTCTTCTTCCACGAAAATTTGTAACTCCTCTATTTGCAATTGTATTTTGTACTAATTGAAAAGTTTCTTTATCTATAATTGGTTCATGTGCATCCTCAAATACATATTGTTTTTCTTCTGGTTGTTTTATTTTTTTACCATGTATTGAACGCCTTTTTGTTTTTCCTAATGTTAAGGTCCCAATATAGAAATCGTTCTTTAACATATCCATAATAACATTTGGATACCATCTGTTAGATGCAGTACCTTTATATGGCTTTCCCAAACGTTCCAATCTTTGTTTTGTAATCATACTTCCAGTTGGAATGTTACGGACGGTAAATTCTTTTGCTATTGCTCTTACACCAAATCCATTTAAGTACATATCAAACATTTCTTTAACATACATTGCACATGTTTCATCGACATAGTATATACCCTTTTTAAATGGATCAATATAATAGCCATATGGTACACAACTTATGTATTTGCCATTACGTTGCATAGTGTCGATAGCTCCACGAACTTTTCTACTAACATCACGCACATATTTTTCGTCTACCCATGTTTGTATTCCGACCATTTCTTGAGCCTGTTCATTTAATGAATCATAATTATTTCCTGGTGCTATAACTCTTTTTTCTTGTTCAATTATGTTCTCTAAGAATAATTGCACCTTTGGACTATTACGACCAATACGAGATAAATCTTTTGCAAGAACTAAATCAACTTTATCACTATTTAAATCATCTTTTAATTGGTTAAATGCTGGACGGCTCATTTTTGCTCCGCTGTATCCATCATCAATATAAAACTTATCAATAATTATATTATTTTTCTTTGCAAATTCTTCAAGTAGTTGTTTTTGATTCTCAATGCTTTGACTGATTTCGTCATCTCCATCTTCTTTGGATAAACGGCAATATGCCACTGCTCTTTGTGAAATCATTTTTACACATCCTTTCACATTGTTGTTATGTCTATTATAACATTGTGATTATACAAACGCAATAAAATAGTAGCTACTTTTTAGCAGCTACTATAAAATCTTTTAAATTTGTTTTGAAATCATCATTGTAATTTTTTCATTGATTGATTTTCTTAGTTTATTTATTTCTTCTTGAGTTGTGCCATATGGCATATAATATATTCTCATAAACACTCTCCTAATAATAAAAGGGACGGCAAACGCCGCCCCTTATTTTTTTACTGTCCTGTAGAACCAAAGCCACCAATACGTTGAGCGGTTGATTCATCATTATCTGTTGTTAGGTATTTAATAAACATACCTTGTCCAATGCGATCGCCCGTGTGAACTGTATATATTGTTTTACCAAGATTAAATAATCTGAATCCAATGTTGCCATCGTTGTCTGGATTATTTGCATAGTCACTTTCTACCCAGCCCTGCGTATTTGCAATCATTACTGGCTGCTTTCCCATTGAACTACGAACATTGATAATTAGTGCTTCATCGTTCTCAAAAATAGCTTTTACATCTGTCCAAATCATTTGTGAACACATTGGCTCAATATCTACACTAATTGGACTATAAAAGTCATATGCGATACTATTCTTTGTAGCACGAGTTGGGAGTTGGATGTCCCCACTATGTTTTCTATACTCGTCTTTAACTACTTCAAAGTATCTCATTAGAACCACCATCCTAGAAGTTTAGACAGAGTAGAAATGTCGTCCTCAAAGTAGCGAGATTCACCAAGCTGTAGAGAACCATAGTCTTTGCAATAGTCATTTACAAGTGTTGCTAGTTCTTTATACTTCTTCTCAATCTCAGCCTTACGAGTATTCTTCTTCTCTTCTAGCTTCTTCTTTTCAATCTCTGCCTGAGCCTTTTTCCTTGCGGCTAGACACTTCGTCTCACATGCCACACGCTCATCAACGGTATCGTAAGGCTTACCACAGATAGCACAATGGTAGACCATCTTATTAGATACCTCATCTGTCTTGTAATCGCCATAATTTAAAGCAAAATTCTTATTAATAGTGCTTGTAGTTTTGTCATTGTTAAAATTCTTCATAATATCAATCCTCCATTAATTTTGTATTATTAACCACAGCGGCTATACCCACATGATTTGCAAATATCGCATCCACCCTCGTGTTCAAGTGGTTCTCCACACTCTGGACATCTTGTGTTGTTTTCAATAACTCTATTAGCATCGTTAGAAGCTCTGGGTTTATTGTATTCAATCTCGGAATCTATGTCATAGGTATCAATAATATCATCTTGCATCTCCTTCCACATATCTACGAGTGCGTTTCCAATAGCCATAGGACAGCAGGATCCCTTTGATGTGTCGTGCTTTGTAGCCGTTCTTGTTGCATAACTTGGGCATACACCAGTGCTATCAAGTTGGTCTTTAATTGCAATAATGTCAACACCTGCACGACAAAGCAAACTAACCATTCTACTAAGTCCAGTCATAAAATTGGCACATCCTCCACTGCTCCCTTTGTTGAAATAAACTTCTTGTAAGCTACCATCAATTGGATTAAAGAAAGCAAGCACATGAAGTGAACCACATCCTGTTTGTAATTTTCTTTTCTTTCCAATGAGATCATCCTGACAATCAGAAATGAATCCTCTTGGTAGTGCGTTATCTTCTTTTAGGACTGTGTTTTGGTCGGAGTTGTTATTATCAGTAATTAACACACCTTCACGCTTACAACCAGAACGATAAATTGTAATACCCTTCAGTCCATTCTCCCAAGCCGACATATAAACATTTTTAACATCATCAATTGTAGCATCATTTGGTAGATTTACTGTTGAACTGATACTTGCATCAATTCCCATCTGCCAAGCAGCCTGCATTGCTACACGCTTGTTGTAGTCAATTTCTGAAGAATCAACAAACCAGTCTGGGAACTTGTCATTAACAGTAAGATTATGCTTGTCTGCATACTTCTGATAAATAGGAGTAAGTACATCGTAATACTGTGTTGTTTCGTGTAGAGATTCAGTCTTACGTTTGTAGCTCTTTGCAAAAATAGGCTCAATACCACCACTAATACCAAGCATTGTTGAGATGGTGCCAGTAGGTGCAATGGTTAGAAGTTGACTATTTCGTAGACCATAATTCTCAATCATATTCTTCGTTAGAGTGTCTGCATTAGCTCTAAAGAACGGAGTATCAATCGTTTCTTTTGTGTACTTTGGATATGGACCTTTTTCACAAGCTAAGTTTGCAGAAACATACATAGCGTGATTTGCCATAGCCATAGAAATGTCACGACAATGTTCAATAGCTTCGTCACTATCATAGCGTAGATGCATCTTGATAAGCATGTCTGCAACTCCCATGACACCTAATCCAACCTGACGCCAATCTCTTACACTATCTCTTTGTTCTTGTAGAGGATGTAGAGGAAGACCTTCGTCAAGAACTTCATTTAGGTATCTAATACCAGTATCTACTGTTTCGTAGAAATCATCATACATAAAGTCACCACAATCATCTACGAATGCAGAAAGATTAATGGATGCTAGGAGACAGCTACCACCAGCGGGAAGAGGTTCCTCTGCACAAGGATTGGTTCCAGCATATTCGAAGTCTGGATTATTGCTTAACAGATTATATTCTTCAATATTATCCCAGAATAGAATTCCTGGTTCTGCCCAGTTCCAATTGTTTTCACATAGCTTGTCAAAAATATCTCTTGCTTTTGCAGTCTTAGTGATAGTTTCACCAGTTTCTTCACGAGTAAAAGACATTATCCAATCGGTATCATCTTCAACTGCTTGCATAAAATCATCTGTTACACGGACAGAAATATTAGCTTTAGTTACACTACCATCCTTTGTTTTGATGTCGATAAAGTCTAGTAGGTCTGGATGATGACAATCTAGTGAAATCATCAAGGCCCCTCTGCGGCCATTCTGACCTATCTCCTCAGTTGTCTGGCTGTATCCTTGCATGAAGCTTACTGCTCCACTAGTTTTTTCTGCTTGGTTATGCACCTTAGCACCAGCAGGAGCAAGCTTAGATAGGTCAATACCACAGCCCCCACCATACGAATATGTACGTGCTAGTTTCTTACGGCTCTCATAGATGGATTCGATGGAATCTTCTGGAGGGGCAACGACATAGCAGTTTGAGTATGTAACTCTTGTGCCTTTCACGCCTCTGTTACTAAGGATACGTCCACCAGGAATAAACTTTTTATCAATAATTGCTTTCTTTACTCTCTTGTTTCCACCACTAACTCTGTCGAGCCATTCATCAAATGACTCTTCGCCTTTACGATATTTGCGTAGCCAAATATCAATTCCAAGTTTATTGTCTTTTCCTAGCCATTGTTCTACTGTCATAGGCATCTCTCCTTATCTAAATAACTTTTTATATCTACTAAGAACGGACACTTGCCGTACTTTTCGAGCCAACAATCCATGAGCGTATCAAATCCTTCTTGGCTAAGAAGACATTCCACAGACCCATCATCAAAAAATCTTGCAAAATGACAACCACAAGCTGCCGTTGGTTCTTTTGTAACCAAAATGTTTGTCGGACATTTATGAATTTCAAAATGCTCCATTTTAGTTTCCTCCATTATTGCTTAAAATTTCTTTAAGCTGTTTCTTAGTTGGATATGCCCCACAGGACTTTTTGCCCTCGGGACACCATAGTAAATACTGACACTCTGGCACAAGTCTAGATTCAAGGTTTGGCAAAATCTTAATAACTTCCTTCTTCATTTCTACCGCCAACTGGCGAATAATATCTTCTGCACGAGAACATAGTCTCTTATGCATGAAGTGGATTAGGGCCTCCACGGAAAAACCTATTACAAAAGCAGTATGAGTTGAAATGGGAAGTACATATCTTGCTTGCTCATTCGCCCTTTCTTGTGTCTTGCCCTTAGATAAAACATAGGACTGAATATCTTTATATAGTTCCATAGTGTCTTGCATATATTGCTCATACTTATCAACTAGTTCTTGATTGTCTGTGATCTCTACTGGAATCTCATATGTAAAACAATTCTCATCCACATATCTGAACGACTGGACATTTTTAAACACACCAACCTCATGTCTTACTGCTTGGTCAACAGTAAAACGAGGAATATCTGTAACTAGGAACTTGATAAAGTCACCACGACTTCCACTAAAGTGTCCATTTGCCATACAACCTTTACCAATTGGAGTTGGATCATCTGTGTGAGTATTATAACAAATTGCACTTGTTTCACCCCAATTGGTGAATAGTTTTGATACAGCATCTGGATTTAAAATTTTTACATTCAACTCTTCATCAACTCCTCGTCATTCTTGTAAAATTCTTCTACCGCAGCGACAATCTCGTCCCAATTTGTACAACGCTTAATGCCATAAACTTCATCATGGGCATTCTTATTCCAAGGTTTTTCTAGAAGAACTCTATTGCATCTAATATTGCCAATAAGATTATCGAGGTTGTCATCAATCATTACATCTACATCTAGAATGCTCTTATCTCTAACACAGATAACACGAGATTCATCAATGAACGGGAAATAACTCTGTAGCCATTCAACCTTCCAAGGGAAATTCTCCCAATGTGTTGCAGTTGTAATATATACATCAAAGCCATCATCGACTAGCTTCTTTGCACCCCACTGAGAGTGATACACAGGAGTTAATGAACGCCAAATATCTTCTCTCTTCCATAGAGCCGCATATTTTTCTGCAACTTCAAACGGTAGACACTTATAGATGTCATATGCAGTAAATGTATCTTCTGTAAGATTTGTTCTGTTTTCCTCATTGAATACCTTGCATACTACTTCATTCAAATTGTTAAGGACATCATCACAATCTAACGCGATTCTATACTTCATAATTACTCAACCTTTCTCACATATTTCAACGATATGTTCACATAGCTTATCTGGAATCCTAGAACGGTCTATTGAACCTTTAAGTCCTTGAGTACCAGTCTTACTTCCTCTTGGAGCTGGTTCGTGGCACGGATCCCCATTATGACAAGGTGGCTTAAACTTTGGGTCTGGGTGATTAGTCCAAATATCTGTAGGCTTCATACGAGTATCACCATACTGACAATATGTTACGGTATATCTTGGAAGTCCTTGCATCCACGTCATTTTACGCATTCCGCCACGAGAAGCTACAATGAAAGGCTCATTAACAAGAATCTTAAGAGAAGTATATCCACCAGATATTGTACCATGAGAGTTTGACATAACAGTAGGCGCAATACCTTCTGCACTATATACTCTACCACTTTGGTCAAAGCTAGAATCTAATTGACCAACCTTAATAATCTTAGGTTCGACAATTGCCGTAACAGTACCGTGATTTTCCTTAACAGTCGGTGCAATACCATCGGCATCTACAACTCTAGACGCTTCATGCCCACTCGGCATATAATGACCAAGTACTTCAATGCTAGGCTCAATAACACCAGTCATAGACTGATTACCAAAGCCCTTATAATCTCTAGCCATAAGAGTATGGGCAACATCTGTTAGACCATCGAATGTCGTTGCCTGATCTTTTAGATTAATACCACTAGCTTCATTCTGTCTTGCAATAAAGTTTGCAAGAATACTCTCTACTTTATCACCAGATAGGTAGTATTTTTCATCTACAGTTTTCTCTAGAATATCCTTTAGACGAGTTGTTAGAGGAATCTGCTCTGGAAACTTAAATTTGCCATTATCTACATCTTTACGAATTGATAGGGCAAAAATACGCTCTCTGTTCTGAGGAATACCAAAGTGCTTAGAATTGAGAACCTGATAGTAAGTATTATAACCAATGCTATCTAGCCAACGAATCCAAGCATCGAATTGTGGCTTAAACTTCTTACCAACAAGATTCTTGACATTCTCAAGAAGTAAATACTTTGGTAGTGTATTTTCCTTCTTTGATACTACGAGAAGTCTCTGTACTTGACCAAGCAAACCAGAACGAGTACTAGATTGTACCTTCGCCCCACAATTAGGACAAATCAAAGATTCGCTATCGTTACTAAAATCAATAGGCCAAGAGTATCCACAAGAACACTTGTTGACCATACCTTCACCCTTGCCGGCGACTGACAAATCGGTGCATGGGAACGAATATGTAACCATATCTGCATATGGTAGTCTATCAACCTTAGAAATATCTCCAAGGTTATTGCTTAGTTTATCTGCAATATAATACTGCTTTAGTTTATTAATAGGAGTACGGCTCGTAATCGTATGTTTGCCCTTCATAAAATCATAGCCAAACCCCTTATTCTGTAGTTCTTCAATCATCTTATCTTGTGTAGAAAATTGATATGTCTTCATAGCAGAATCAATGTCAAAACGCATTGCTGCATATGACAATACCGCGTCCTTATCACAGTCACATGTATTGATAATTTTATAAGGAATTTTCAGTTGTCTTAATGCTCTTTCTTGTGCCCCGATACCACTGAATAATTCTATCATACTAAATGTCTTGTTCTCCATCGGTTCACTCCTTATATTAATTTTGTACTGTTTCTACTTCAACAATATGTTTTAGCACAGAATATGCCTTATCCTCGTTTAGATTACTAATAGCATAATCAAAACCACCATGTGCTTTCATCTGAATAAACTGTTTCATCTCCGCTCTATTTCTAGCAAAGAAATCTTCCACAGAATCTCCACGATACAATGCACGGTCTAGACGAACCTCTGTCGGTACATTGATGTAAATAGAACATAGGTCAACACCTGTTAGACCGAGGTCTTCTAGAGTGGTGAGACCGATAGCATCAATAATATAAACATCATTCTCATACAACTGATCTGTGGTACTCCAATACTTATTGCCATTAATTTCTGTGAATGCTGCAATCTTATCATCAGACTTCATTTGCTCATAAACAGAATCATCAACAAAGATATGGGTGTCACCTTCATTTGTGCGACGATGACGGGTAGTGTAGCTGATAATTGACTTCATGCCAGTATCTTCACATAGTCTTTTTGTCAATGTGTCCTTGCCAGAAGCTGTTTCACCCATGATACAAAATAGCTTATGATTACTCATCTGTATTCTCCTCTTCGTCATTAAAACTTGGTGTTTCAACAGTATGGTTAATAGCAGTTTGGCAGAAATCACGCACCTTCTTAACAATTCTACGCATATCTGCCATAGAACGTTTGCCTGGTTTATTGATGTCTCCATCAATCATATTGGCAATAGTTACACACATAGAACGTGCGCCGAGCAATAGTGCCTGTGTACGAATCTGCTCGACAACATTCTCCACCTTGGACTTAAACTCATTCTCTACACTATCGGTTGCAACTTCTTCGTTTGTAGCGTCCTCATTTACCACATTAATGTTATTATCGTCCATTACTTTTCCTCCTTCATTAATTTTGTACTGTAAGTATAACACCACTTGCAATATTTGTCAAGAGGTTATTTACGCAATTTTCCACCTTGCATATATGCTTTATTTGAGTTGAACTCTTTCATCATCTGTTCAAAGGGTTTATATGCCGTGCAAGTCTTATCGGTAATGGTCAAATCACTTCTCTGTCTAGGAACATAAGTCCTATTTTCTTGTTTCTTATGCAAATCAACAGAATGTCCTTGAATTTTCTGCATTCTACTCTTAAACTCTTTACCACTTTGACTTGTGATGTATTCATACATCTCTTGCAGAAGTTCATTCTCTTCTTTTGCACAACGGCGCTTTAATCTAAGCTCACGAAGAGTCTTATACATTACATACCCCTTGTACATATCTTTTGGTGCAGAAAGCTCTATTTCATGGTTTATATCATTAAGTTCATCTTCTGTTTGTTTAATAACTTCAAGGTTGCGCTCATAATTTGTCACAACATCTTTGAAGATGTCAATAATAGCTGTTGAATAATCACCAACAATATTCGGCATTTAGGCACCTCCAATCATATTTATGAAGTCTTCTTCACTAATAATAGGAATATTCAAATCCATAGCCTTTTTATTCTTGCCACTTGTACTGGTCTTATCATTGTTGATAAGATAATCAGTCTTCTTGCTCACACTAGATACATATTTTCCTCCATTATCCTCAATGGTTTTAACAAGTGCATCTCTATTAGCATAGCGAGTAAGACTACCAGTAATACAAAAACTCTTACCGCCAAGATTGGCGTTAGAACCCGTATCCTCAACAATAAAATTTACTTCCATAGGTAACAATTCTACCATTGGGTCTTTACTATGCCACCAATCGTGCAATGATTTATTAGTAATCTCACCGAAATCATCAATCTGAGAAAAGTCATAGTTATCATTAGATAGTGCTAATATAAAATCATAATGGCTTCCATTGAACTTCTTACTGATAGCCTTTGCTGCAGATAGACCGATATTAGGAATTCCTAGTGCTGCAATGAAATTTTCTAGCTTAACATCTCTACTTTTTTCTACACTATTTATTAGGTTTTCAACCGACTTTTTGCCCATTCCATCTAGGGTGCATAGTTTGCCCACATGCTCCTTTAAATGATAAATATCGCGGAAATTTCTAATTAAATTATTAGAAATAAGAAGCTCTAGAGTACGCTCAGACAGTCCATCAATATTCATACACTTACGACTGACGAAGTGAGTGAATCGAGCTAGCTTCTTACCAATACAGTCTGGGTTGGTACAAACGAGAACCTCGGATTCATTATCCTGCTTAATTGATGTCGCTCCTCCACAAACAGGACATTTAGTAGGAATCTTAATAGGTACGTCTCCATCTTTATCTGCACTATCTACCTGTGGAATTATCTGGTTGGCCTTGAATACCCTAATTGTACAGTTCTTAGTAAGCCCAAGGTTCTTCATAATAGAAATGTTGTGGAGAGAAGCTCTGCTAACGCTACTGCCATCAATATCAACTGAATCAAATACAGCAGTTGGAGTTAAAATAGAAGTTCTTCCTAATGTCCATTCCACATCTCGAAGTGTAGTTTCTGTTAACTCGTCATAAAATTTAAAAGCGTAAGCCGCATTACTACAACGAGATGTGGAGCCTAGACTTTCGCCATATTTAATATCGTCAAATCTTCCGACGAGTCCATCAATTCCATAACCTAATTTTTTTGCTTTATTAATCAAAAACTCTTTTGCGTCCCAATCGAAGGAACTTGTCCAAGGTACACTTGATATCCATTAATATAAAATTCTGCGTAATTCAGTTTCTCAATCTGCTTAACTTCAGGTTTAGTAAAATCATACTTACCGATACGCTTATAAGAACAAGAATAATCATCTTTATTAATTTTATCTTGTGTTATAATTCCATAAATTTTATTGTTTTTTATACAATACCAGTCAGCTCCATAGTCTTGTAACTTAACTATATAACCAATTTTACCGTCAACCCTTTCAACATAATCACCTACATGAAATTCATAGTTCATATTTAATCATCCTCACATTGATATTTTGGCGATAGGTTGCACCTATCTCTTATACCGTTACACTTGCATTCACTCTTCGTTTGCTCCTCGAAATGCTCTCTCATAAGCTTAACCCAGTTTTCCAAATCTTCTCTAGTCATCCAATCAACATCAAAATCCTTTGGAAGCACAATTAAATTTGGATATTTTTTCTGAAGGTGCTTTGTGAAATTGTATACTTTATCCAAATTATACTCAGTTGTAAATCTAAATACTGGAGTTTTATCCTTCAAGAAATCAACCTTATTCTCAAGGTCTCTTCCGCACCAAGGACAGTAACTAATGTATTCTTTTTGATATACCCAATCGTCATTATATGTGTCCCATTCCGAAGTCTGAATATTAAGAAAATACTCTTGTGTTAGAGGCTCAAAGAAAATTTCACACTCATTGGATGCCGAATCACAATACTTACACATATTAGTCCCTCATCTCACTAATTAGGAAATCATACACATCTCCCCAATTGTTAATTACCACAGAATAACCACCGATAACAATGTCACCAAGCTCAAATTTATGTAGCCAATCACGCTCCCAGATAAAGTAGCCTAGCCAGTCATTCTCCTTGTCGTTGAAAATCTCACTCAGAACATCTGTCGTAATGTTAAAAGCGTCGCAAATATAAAAGCTACCAAAATCTTCACAAAGATCACGCATTGCTCTATCTGCTACATCCATTCTGTTGCTTAAATCCTCAAGACGCTCAATAGTCTTGATAAAAGTTTCCTTAGAAATCATATAATCACTCCTTAATATTCAACTTATAACCAAGCTCCTTTTCTAGCTGTTTCTTAGATACATCACGTTCAAGAATTTCATATGTATAAAATTTGCCATCAGTTGCAAAAACCCTGAAATCTAGAACGATTTTCTGCTTATGACCACCGCAAATATCATATGTAGTATTGTCCTCTTCCTGAATTACATTTGTAAACTCAAGTCCAACCTTTGGAAGATGGATTTTACACTTACATCCATTAATATGGCATGTGCCAGTATAGTCTAGATATGGTACACCATCTTCGGTATAAATTTTTACAGCAGTTGGAGTTAACGGACTTTTAATATGTAAATTATTCTTCATTTCTATTTTTTCTTTCGTTCAACCAATCACAATACCTCTGGCATTCTTCCTTTGATTTAAACCCGATCCTTTTCCCATATCCAAATTGTTCGTTCTTCTCAATAACATCCTCACAAAACTTATCATATACAAACTGGATTCCAAAGTCGCTATATGAACAATAGCTCCAGTTGCTGTCGCCAGTGTATTGATAACTTCTATCAAGACGATAATATCTTTCGGATTGATAATCACTATCTTTGATTTTATATTTTAATGTATCAATCCATGTTTCTTCTGGTTCATACCAATAATCCGGCTGTGAACATGTACATCTCTTACTTGTAGTTGTGCCATCAGGCCAAGTCAAAACCCAGTTTCTATCTTCATCGCATTTATCACACTTAGGCTTTTCATGTGGTTTATTATCTGCAAACCAGAGCTGAGATTGCTCAATGGCATCCTTAAACAGATCGTCAATAGCAGTCTTATAAAATTCTTTTTCTACTTCTCTGCGAAGATTTTGTGCTTTATATTCCAAATCAATTTCTTTGCTTGATACTTCTCGTGCCTTGTCCTCAAGCTCTTTATTGCGCTTCTCAAGATATTCATTACGACTTTTAAGTGATTCCATGTCGTTCTTCAAAGAAGCTTTTGCTGCATCAACAAGTTTTGATTTCATTTCGTCAAAAAGTTCATCTGCTTCTGACGGCTCCCACATAGGTTCTTCATAATCCCAATAACTCATTTTATCCCTCTTTTCTTTGCAATTGCTCTCATTGCATATCTGGCTCCGTATTTGCCATACTTCTTTCTACAACTCCAACAAATCATCCAATATAAGTTAGAATGTTTCATACGCCACTAATCCTCTTATCGTGCAAAGGCTCCGTTGGAATAAAGTCTTTATAATTATTTGAATGTCTGCAATCCTTATGTTCACAATCTTGTTCACAACCATACACATAATATGAATTGTCGCAATAATCACAAACATTTCCACAATTAAGCATAATCAAACATTTAATTCTATCTACTGGAGCCATATGAGATACTTCACACATTCTACATTCTTTAGGGCTTTTAAATTCCCGTCCACAAGTATCGCATTTATAAATAGTAGTCATAAGTCACCTCAAATTAGTTTCTCGACATAGTTTCTGTCTTGAGTAAAGATAGGAATTTCATTATCAATTACCCACTTACTTCTCTCGGTATAACCACAAATATTTCCTACTTCATCATACTCGGTAAGACTATCATCAGCCTTAATGCAGCAGCTACCACGCTTTAGAGTTGTAGAATAATCATTCCAGTTGATGCCCTTCTGTAGCATAAGCATATCCTGAATGTTGTTGCAAGACTTACCGTGAAGTTCTTTCTGACTGAAGTTTGCTTGACCTACAGACTGGATAGAGTTGCGAGTGGCATCTTGCTGTCGCCAGATTAGCGCATTGCAAACTTCCTCCTTGGGAATTGTAAAGACACGAGAATCAAACATAGCGCCTTTATTTCTTGCGTTAATGAGAATTTTTGTATATTCGGTTAAATCCTTTGCAACACCACAATCGGCATTAAGATTGTTGTCAATATACTTTACAATATTGTCGTTAAATGCTTTATTAAATGCCAGCGTTGCCATACTTGCAGATACACTACACATCTTCTGTAGATTGTTGCCAAACCAAGCGTCAGTTGTAAGCTCTGCATAGTCAGTAAGCACAAGAGAAATTTCGTCGCTCTGTGTATAGCCAAGCACACAGCCCTGAATGTTCTCACAGAGATACTTCATTGTGTCTTGCATAGTCTTGACTAGAACATCATCAAAAGGTTTCTTAAAGCCCCTTGTAAAAGTGTGAAAAGCCTTACCATCAATACGAATGATTACAGGCATCCTACGAGTAAGATAGTATCTAGTAATATTCTCATAGTTATTTTTCATACGGTCGCCAAGCGTAGTCCTATCCATCTTTAATCCTCCCTAACGATTTCTTCTAGGCTATTGGTTTGTACGTTATAAACATAGGGCATTCCGTTCGGTGCATAATAAGGAGACATATAACCGTAGCCAGAATATCCAGCACATTCATTAAAAAGTATATATACGATTTTTGTATTCGTATCATAATATAGATCTTGCATCATTGTAGGCTGTAGCCTACCATTGGTGCGTGTTGTATAACCTTTAGAACCAGCAAATGTTTTACTACACCCAGCTAGACAAAAAACAAGAAATACAGTTAGAATCAACGCAATAATTTTATTTCGCATTAGTCTTGCTCCTTTCAATAATTTCATCAACGGAATTCCAGTTGTTGACTAGTACTTCATCCATCTCATCAATTGTTCCAAACGGTCTGTTATCAAATCTGATAACATTTTTATGCATTAAGCGCCTTCAACTAATGAAGGTCAGAAATATAAAAAATCTGACTCATAGCTAACATCACGCTCCTTTCTTTGGTCTTCCACGCTTTTTCTTTGCTGGTTTATCTTCAATTTCTTCAACTTCAAATTTTGGAGCCTCTGGCATTGGCATCCAATATACAACTTGAAGGTATGTGTTAAACTTCGCATTACCCATATGGAGGGCTGATTTTACGATGCCTTCGTTGGTACATATAATTACGTCCTGATATTTCTCAGGCCATTTATCATTGATATTAATCCAATCCATTTCTACCTCTCAAAAAGTTAAACATATCCTTGATGTCATCCATGATAGGATAACGGTCTACTGCACAAGAGTTACGAGCAAACTCACGTTTTACCATATCTACATACATAGACGCTGAAGTCATCTCACCATCAAGCCCATCATCGCCCATGTACATCTCATCCCATGCTTCCTTGGACATAATACGCTGAGGATTAAGCTGCTTAATGGCAAGATTGTCAAAACTAACTACATCGAACCAACCATGGTCTACAATCTCTGGTAGATAATTGTACAAGTCTTGTTTAAGACCATCAATGCACTCTTTTGCATCGACATTCTCATAAAGCTTTTCACCACGGCGAAATTCCTTATAGCCGAGAATTAGAATTTTAAGACCATAATAGCGAAGTCGCTCAAGGTCTTGCATAGTTACAATACCATTGATAACGTGGATGACTGCATTTGGAAACTCCTTTACAGCATCAACGAAACCATCCTGCCAAGGATTAGAGAGTGAAATACCAAGACCATAAATAAGTCCCTCGTCACGAAGCTTACGAATAAAGTCAAGGTTCTGCATAAAGTGTTCCTGACGAATAGTAGTGTTACAAATAAGCTTGAGATTCTTGCACTTAACAAGGAAATCATAGAAGTCAGGATGCTCAAGAACATTACCGCCACCGAGAGCCAGTTCAGTATAAGGATGGAGTCTATCAATAAAGCTCTCAGACATAATGTCTCCATGAGCACCATCACACTTAGAGTCTTCGTGGCACATCGGACAATTCATATTGCAACGATTTGTAATCTTGATATCCATAGACTCTACTGTTTCTGCATTAAAAAAATCTAAATCATTTTCTCTAATTTTTGTTCCTGTGTCCAAATCAATTGTTACAGTATAATTACCATTTTGATAACTTACCCAATTACCATTCATCATAATAGCTCCTTTTCGGTGTTAATATATCAATAATTTTTTCTTTCTGCTCATCTGTTAGAGTACAGTAGTCTAGTGTAAAATTTTCGCATCCATGCTCAGGATATGCAAGACCATCATCGCAATCCCAAGAATAGCGACTTTTGCAATATTCACAAAGGCTCATAAATTCTCCTAATATAAATTTAAGTATTATTTGATTTCCAAGGTTTTCTTCCTCTTATCCACCCATTAGATAAATACTCTGATTCTTCAGATTTTTTTATTTTGATTGAATGTGTGTCATCAAATACCCAAATACCCATTTCTTGATTTGCCCTTTTCTTCTTTATTTTTTCTTTGGTTTCTTCTGATACTGTATGTCCAACACTAGATTTTCTCATTTTTTCTTTTGTTTCTTCACTTGGAGAATAATTTCTACCTAACACATAACCGTTTGATAAAAATGAATCTAATTCATCTGGTTTTATCATTCTTGTTACTTCTCCGTTGTTGACATATATTCTTCCTTTATTTGCCCTTCTTAAATTTTCTATTGTTTCTTGAGATCTTTTCCTTCCTTTGTGTGTGTAATAAGCATTATCTTTTTGATGTTGCATCGCTTCTTCATATAAAGACTGATATGAATCAAGGTTTAATGTGCTAATATTTATTTCTTCACAATTAACATGCTTATTGCCAAAAACATGTTGAATTGCCATTGTATTTTGATATCTAAACAATTTATCTGTGGACGCTAAAGCTAGATAATAATGTGCCAAGATATGATCCTTGTATAAAAGATTGACAAGATTATCTTTGGAATTGTCAACCTCTAAACGATTATCTTTATAATATGATTTTGGAATTATATGATGTTCCTGAGTTTTAAATTTAATTTTTTCTTGATTTAAATTCGAAATAATTAATTCTACATACAATTTCAAATATTGATTTTCTGCGTCGAACAAATTGGTTCTAATTAATTTTTCTAAAATATTATTCATATTTAATCTTAATTGTAGCCGTAATATCCAAAGGCAACAATTTCGTCACCGCTCTTAGTCTTATAATGCTCAGTATATGTTTCAAGGCAGTCGTGTCTGCTACGCCACTCATCGTATGTTAGATACTCATCATAGCCTTTCTTCTTTTTATCTGTTAGTACATACTCTATAGTATATTCCTTCTTCTCTTCTGCACTTAGCTCATTCCAGCTCTTGTAATACTTACACTTACAAGCTTCATACTTAATTCCAGCCTCCTCATAATCACGAGGAGTTAACTCTTCCGCTTCAATAAAGTTTTGATTCCAATCTCCAAACAAAACCTTGCCATCACGCCACTTATCATAGGTTTCCCGTGGACAAATAGTAATTGAGTGAGTAGAAGAACTGTTTGTTTCAAATGTCATTCGTCTTACCTGTCTCATAGTTAATTCCCCTTCCAATACCAATCATATTCATTGTGATCTGTCATATAATAAGGATTTTTAATCTTAAATGCTGTGTGAGTATCATAGTTATAATCATCGACATACTCTTGGTCCCTATCAATAAAACAACGCTCTTCAGCATAAGAATTATCGTTGCCAGTAAATACCAGTCCTCTACTCAGAAAACGTACAAGTTTGTCTCCATCGTCCAGTAGCTCATTTACAAAATCCGTCAATTCGCTGCCATGGTCAATATAACCATCATCAAGATATAGATAATAGTTATTGCCATAAGAAGAAATGTGAGTTTTTACATCTTCAAAATAATATTCAATGTTATGAGAATCTAGAATATCCTTTAGGGTTTGAATCTTCTTTTCAACTTCGTTCTCTGTATTAGACGTTTCATAAATTGCTGTGTAAAAATAATCCGCTGGATCTACTTCTTCCCAGCCCCAACCAAAATCACCTACATGAAATGAAATGAAATTAGTTGCTTTACAATTCTTTGGAATAGCAATACTGTGAGTGCTAGATGAGTTCGTCTCAAATACGTTACTTCGAATAGTCTTCATAATTTTCCCCCTAATCAATTACAATAATTTCAATATTTTCTTTATCTTTATTTGCCGCTATTCTATGATACCCATCAATGATAAGATATTTATCTCCACTTTTTTTACAAACAGCACATGGGATGTTATAATCTTTATAAGATTCCACTACTTCTTTTTCTAATCTATGATAGTACTCTCTTTGTGGATAAATTACCGATTTAGGGCTACAATTAACCATAATGATATTGTGGCAATTTGCAATACTATCAATTACATATCCATACTCTAGTTCAAGAATATATTTAATTTTATCAATATCACTATCTAGCTTAAGTAGCTCATCAAACTCGGAAACCACCTTTTCTTCATTGCCAAAAAATACACCATGTATTTCTTCCCCATAATATCCGGGGCAAACTTCAATGTCATACAAATACTTATCCCAAATATCATTTACTCGACAAATTCTATCAAAGCAATAAAGATCAATTTCTGTCAATTTATTAGTCTTAATAAAATTATTATGCAAAAGCTCGGTCATTACTTTATTGATGTCAATGTTTTCAATCCAAGTATTTCTAATAGTCGTACATCTGCAAGGCCAATCGTTGCAGATACATCCACTACGTTCATAGCCATATTCTACGCCAGAATAAGATAAATCGGTTTTGCTCATATTTGTTCCTCCTTTAATTTTGTACTGTAATTATATCATATACTACTCATTTGTCAAGTTGGTATATCGCACAAAAGGTACGGCAAAAATGCCGTACCTAATTGGTTAATGTGCCTGCATATCGCACTCATGTAGCTGATCTACCATAGTCTTTAAATAAGGTGATAGATTCTTATAATACTTCTCATTTAAAAAAGGAGCCATATGAGTGCTGATGAGCCAAATAGTATGAATATTAAATGTAATTCCACAAGCTATCCATGCTCCTACACATTGATGTTGATAATAGTGAGCAGCATCAGAAAGTTCACCCTTTGTGTTAACAAAAGACTTCACATATGGTTTCCCACAATCATGGCAATATGCGGCCTCACGAATTTCCCAATCAAAATTCTTTTCTACCGCATAATTGAATGCTTCCCTACAATGATTGTAAATATCCAATTGATGATGAGGATTATCGTGTGGAATTTTCATAGCATTAATAATACACTCAAAATATGTATCCCTATTAAAATTCCCTGGTTGAACAATACTAATCTCGTCAATACCCTCATCATAATAGGGGGCCTGAAATCGTTTCAACATTCTGTCGATAACTTCCTTACCAACAGTACGCTTTCTTGCGGCATCGCGCTCAATGCAAGCTTCAATTGGTGCCCAAATAATGTGTGTTTCAATCCTAGCAAACTTAGGACAAGCCGTAATAATTCTAGCTCTGTCTTTTCTGGTCATGTTTGTTGCGTCATAAATGACATCATAACCGAAATTTAGGCCGTCAACCGCTCTGATTTGCATTCTATAAAACACTTCGTTGTTATCACCTTGTGTAGCTTCATCACCCCATAATTCCTTACGAATTTTATCAGAACTTAAATGAACTGTATTGCTATGCTTTGAAATATATTTTTCTGCATATGTAGTCTTGCCTACTCCTGGTGGCCCAACAAGCAGTATCAAAGTTGGTCTATTCATTTTTTAATCACCAATCTCTTTCTTAATTGCGATTCTCATAATTTCATACTGCACATCATCCAATAGTGCATTGATAGTTTCATCAATACTCCATTCACCTTTTAAAAATTTATCACACATTTCGTCAATGTGGTCAATTGACTTTTTGGCTACAACTCTTGCTGCATCTAAATCAAAAGACGCTCCAAGTTTTACTTGCTTGAGAAAATCTGGCATCTTCGACTGTAAGCATCTTTCGTAAGACTCTCCATTAATATATCTCTCAATATACTCTTCTACACGCAATAGATGATGCAGTTGTTTTGGGTCGTAAAGATATTTGTTAATCCATTCCATACGAGATGGATAATGATGTTCCATTGCAAAATACTTTTCTTTAGCAATACCTCGCATAGACTTAATGGCTTGAACGGGAGAATAATGTGCAATATCTTCTCTGGCATCAATAAGTCTGTTCCATTGATTCTCATACATGTGATTGAGGATTTTGTAAGGAGTAAAAAGAATCTCTAAAAAGTTCAAATTCTGCTTCCTAAATGTCTGAATATAAAGCCGAATATCTTTCCAATCGGTATGCTCATCATTTGAGCGAATATGAGTTGTGCTAACTGGATTCTTATTCATTGCAATATCTTTGAATGTTGGGGTTACAATTAGTTTAGTATCAACATCTGAGCCTTCGTAATCGAGACCATAGTTGCCGCTCCCCTGATAGAAGATGCCAACAATTCTGTCCTTCGGAAAGGATTCAAGGGCCTCATCATAGTGCTCTTGAACCCTATCCATAATCCATTGATTTGAATGATAATTCATTTTGCCCTCATTTATTATTACTTACACTAGTCTTAAAATAGCTACCAACCACAGCCAGTACACCACACACTACAGGAATTAGGTCTGGCATAAATCTAGTTGTTCCAAACAAAGTATTCAGTCCGGTTACAACTGCACCACCAACAATCTTCATTAGAATCCAACCACCAAACCAACCGGCACCGAACGTAATGATTGGTTCGATAATACAAAGTATAATTACACCAATAATTGCTCCGACTACAGTTCCAACGTTATCTTTCATATTAATTCTCCTCCTCTTCATTAATCTCTTTCTTAAATTTCCAAATATATCCGCCATGACTTTTTTGCCTTCCACAACATGTAGCTGAAATCCCACGAAAATGAATTGTCGGTGTATTGAAAAATCTTTCTGCTTCACGAGCGGAATTCCATTCTCCAACAAGATTACCATTCATATCAAAGCATTGAACTGGTTTAAGAATTTTATAATGTGTTTTTTCGAGAGATTTTATATGTTTTTGGTAAAGTTCATTATTTGTTGCCAATGCAATTTTCTGTTTTTTACTTGCTTCTTCTTTTGCTTCTGGGTGAGACGCCCAAAAATTTAACATACTTTCTTTATATTGTTTTCGTGCATCATCTGTCATTTCTCTTGTATGTCCACCGTCTCCACCTTCGGCTAAATTATATCCTTTTTCACGATTTCTCAAATCAAAGGACTTAATAACAAACTTTTCAAAATCATCAGCATCTTTCTTTGTTAAATTTTCTTTTAAAATTTCTATTTTAATATTATCCCATCCATATTTCTCAATGGCGGCTCCAATATAGTAATGATAACCAGAACGCTTTCGTTCTTCTATTGTTCTACTAGTTTGTCCACAATATTTTTTACCATTTGGAAAAGTATATAAGTAAACAATATATTTTTTATCAGATGAACTCATCCATGCCATCACTCTCTTCCATATCTGGAGCATCTGTCTCTGCCTTTACTAGACCCTCAAGACACTTAAATGCGAAATTCTTATGCTTATATGCGCAGAATTTAGGTTTGTTAACAATGCGAACTACAACGCCTTCACGCACATGAGTCTTGCCAATAGGGTCTGGTCCATCATAATATTTTTCAGCAATAGCCTTAACCCATTCACCGGGTGTAAAATTGTTCATATGAATTTCTCCATTTATCTCATCGGGAATAAAACCTTTATACATAACAGGAACACATTTACAACCCATTTGCTCACAACGATAACGCATAAAGTCGGGAGTATACTCGACAATATCTCCGTCTTCATTTGTCATAGTCATACGATAAACATAAAAGTCAGACTGAGGTACTTCTCTTTCGGTGATACCAATACCTTCTTTGCCGTTTGGATTACAGCCATAAGAGAAAATCGTAGTCTTACCATACTGCTTCACAAATTCCTTGTCATTGAGCTTCTTATTATCGGCGGTTGCCATAATAGGAGTGCCAGTATGGGTGAATCCAACTACCTCATAGTAGACCTCTTCACCCTTATGTAGCTTGTCCTCAAAGAACTTGGAGTGCTGTTCACGGAACTCATTAGAGCCATAGTAGCCGCCATCAAAATTCTCAAGAACGGTACGACGAGTACCAGACACATAGCCCCAATCATAAATAGGAGTTGCAGAAACGAGTCCAAGATTCGCGAACTTCTGAGTCATAGCACCAACTTTCTTACCAGACATTACCGCATTGAGAGCGGCTTGATAGATACGGTTTGTACATTTGTAACCCTTAAATACAGGTAAATAGCCGGTGCGCTGAGAAGTACCATGCATCTTTAGAGTGATTTCAATCTGGTCTCCCGCCTGAAAAGCTCCAAGATTATAGGCTAGCTGTTCAGTATCAGCATGTTCAGTAAACAGAGGTGCGATAGGAACCTTCTTCTTACGAGTATGATTACCATTTGTAGCATGACCACTACGGATATTTCTGCGAGGAATGTACTTAGTGCAAATCTCATGTCCATTGAATGTAGTAATAACATCTCCAACCTTTAGATTGGATACGTCACCAAAAGACTCTAAGCAAGTCAGTGGTAGAAATAGACCATCTGACTTTTCACCACGAAGCCTAATGGAAGCTACATTGCGCTTGTCTGGGTCCATATAGCCGCCAATGTTATTACCATTTACATCCTTCTTACGAAGCAAATTATTAGCATCTGCAAACTCAACAGAAAGCTGACCATCAGTAGGAAAATATACACCAATTTGACCGTCTGTATATTCCATACTTACACAAACCGTATTGCCAAAACACTCACCAAGCTGCAATCTGTCTGCATTAGGATGCTTACGCAGATTTTTAATTGTTGTTACATACGCATTATACATTTTGTTCTCCTCTCATTAATTTTGTATTGTTAAGAAAAATACTGTATGTCAAATTCATATCCTTGTGAATCAACAAAATAATTATTCACAAACTGATTAATAAACTTATAGCTCTGTGGGCTTCCTTGAATATGACTAATTGGCCCATAATCTGGCATATGCCTGTCGTACCATATAGAAAGTTTATCTTGATTAAGCCACTCAGGTTTCTGTACTCCAAGGATACCACCATTGTGCTTTAGTACTCTGTCGTCAAACGCATCCCAGTTGTACTCATAGCCATACTCATCATAAATACGGAACTCACCCGTATCGTATGCGGTCTTATACTCTGCCACAGAACTAATGCCATCCTTGTGTGCTTGAAACAAAGGCAACCAACCAGCACTTGTCTTTGCAATATGAATTTCATAACCAAAGTATGGCGCATCAGTAAGCTCATAAGAATACGGGGCATAGTGTTGTGCAAGTTCCTTATTCTTTGTAATCATATAAAAATTTGTGCCCATCTTACTTCTCCTTAACCATTTGTACAAACTTACCAATCCTACGGTCAAACTCTGCATTAAACTCTTCTTTAGAAATTTCTTCATAGTTTACATTAAGCGTATTATGTCCAACGCCCCATGCAGCAGAGAACAAAGTATCTAATTCAAATGGATAGCCATCTGTTCCACCTAGAAATATTGTAGGATATTGATACTTATTAAAATCAATATGAGTTGCGCATGACTTAACCTGTGGAACGTCTAGTACTTTTGCATAAACACCGTTGACCTTAAAACATCTTCCAATATTATTTTTGGCGGATTTTAGAAACTCTTCTCGTTTTACTTTCTCAAGTTCTTGTCTCTTCGCTCGTAGCTCACAAATTTGTCTATCAATTTCTTTAATAGTCATGTCTTAACCCTCATAAAATCTAAATAGTCTACTCATTGTCATGCCGTTAGCCTTAGCAAGACCAGCAGCATAATCACATACATCATCATTGTCTGTTACGCCAAGTTCATCACTCATATAATCACTCAAAGTATCGTAAGTATCATTATTGCCATTACTCCATCCAATGAGCATCTGTCCGTTTACTGTAAAAATGTCACAAGGAGAACCACCGGCACCATTAGAGAACTTGCACCAAGCACCTTCGAAAACGGAGTTGCTCAATACTTTTGCATCCTTCTTATCAACCTCGATGACTTTATACTTTTCACCAGAATAAGTTTTCTTAAAAGGAATATTGCTGTCCTTTAGTGCCTTCTCAATGTTGCCTAGTGTTAGTACTTCTACCTTCATTTTTGTCCTCCTTATAGTTCATCGTCTTCTTCTGCAAGCTTCTTCTTAATAGCCTTAATTGCCGCTTGTACGTCTGGGCGAGTAATATTTTCTTCCATCCAAACCACATAATCGTCACCAGAACGATACAAGTCAATTAGCTTCTCCCCTTTATGCTTACCAAATGTCAGTACATATTCCTCTGGCTTAGATTCTACTCTAGGAGTTTCAATGTTCTCAAAATCCATTGTAAGGGTTTTACGAGATGCTAAGTAATCAGCAAGATGTACTAGCTTCTGATATTCATCTTTGGGCTTCGGCAGTTCAATGCCAGTCTTTTTATCTGAACACCATTGTCCCATGTGGCTCTCGATACAATGTGCAATAAAATCACGCTCACTAGCTTCAAGACCATCCGTAGAACGAATTACATCTGCCATTAGAATCGGATGATTGAATTTTGTATATTTGGATTTATTATAATCGTCCTGAGTACCAGACTTCATACCATCATGAATTAGTGCCGCTACTCGCATCAAATCTCTTTCTCTGGATGTCATTCCGCCTCCATATTGCTCAAGCTCAAGAAAGAAATTTAGGAATCTAACAACGGCTACTTGGTGTCTCATTAGCCCTCCTAGACCCAAACTGTATTGGGGATGGTATTTCCCAGTGCTTGATGCTGGTACGCTCCAAATATACTCAGGTAGATTGTCTAGCAGCACTATTGCAAAATCTTTAATATCATCATTTTCAAATGTATTTAGTACTGGCTGTACCATATTTAATCTTTCTGGTGTTATATTAGTCCTCCCTAGTATAGTATTCTAGTTCGTCAAACATATTTGACATAGTAATTACAGCATCTCTCTTATGATTATTTACTGCATCAATAGGATTTTCGTCATCATAAGTTTCTACGAACCATAAAATATTGCCAAGCATAGTTTTTGCAAAGTTAACAATTTCAACAATATCATCTACCTGTGCATTCATAATGCCATCATTTTCAATGGCTTCACACATATTAAACAAGTCATTAAAAGTCTTCATTCGTAATCCTCCCCAATATCGTCTACAAGTTTCTCGACCTTACCACAGCAGGCACAGGCTTCTACATAAGGTGTAAAAACAATTCGTTCAATATTCTTCTTTGATAGTTTGTGCTTCTTTAGGAAACACTTCTTACAATAAACACCATAATCAGCTTCATTCATAATTTTAATCCTTTCTTAATCAAATGTTTCTTGAATATATCCATCATCTGTCGTATAATTAATTTTTTTAATGCCAAGACTCTTGATGAGCTTCTGACATCCAGGACACGGTTTACTCAATGCTTTGGTGCCATTTTTCCACTCTCTATATATATAAATCTGTACATCTTTCCAATTGATATCTTTGCGATTCATAAGTGGCAAAAGTGCAGATGTTTCTGCGTGAAGAAAATGATTCGTATCTCCGTCAAAACGCTCTTTGTTAAGTTCTTTCTGAAGGGGGTGTGTTTTCATAATATTACAACCACTTGATATAATACGGTGGCCACACACTATGACACACCCAATATGATGTTTCTCGAAATCACTCATTTCAGAGACTGCTTTTGCTGCATTAAAATATGTTTTATCTTTCTTTGTCATAACATTAATTTTGTACTATAATCCATACATCTCTATATGTTGTTCCAAGACTCAGTGCTTCGTTGTGTGTTTTTACTAGTACATCAATGTGGTTGTCATTTATTGCTCCACCAGTGTCTTGTGCGATTCTGTGTCCAATCCCCTCAATATAAACTTCTGTGCCATAAGGAATTACTTTCGAGTCTACTCCAATTGTTTTGCCGACTTCGGTAGGTGCTCCAGATGCAGTTCCTCCAGATCCTCCACAAATATGGTCATACCTTTCATCACAATAATAAGTAATCTCATATGTGCCGAGATACTTAAATTTATATTTCGAATCTTTTAGTTGACCAATCTCTAGCTGCAATCGTTCATTTTCTGCATCTTTTTCAGCAATTACATTGTCAAAATTATCAATCTGACCGTGCAATTCATTGATTGTCATATTCTTAGAATAAATAATAGTACAAAAGAATACAAGTACAGTTACAACTGCGAACAATGCAATACATTTAAGTCTATTCACTTTATGTCTTCTCCTTTAAATTAATTTTGTATTGTTATTATAACAGATATTTCCTATTTGTCAAGAGTTTCTTAGACGTTCAATAAGATTTTTTAGAATATTAACAACATTAGAAATGTCGTGTTGATTTAATGTTTCATCTACTGTGATGCGGATTGTACTTAATGCTTGCTCGTCTGTAAGTCCTATCGCCTTAAGAGCGCTGCTTGGAATGGCTTCGCCACTACTACAGGCAGAGCCTGCAGAGATATAAACCCCATACATGCTTGCCAAAGTTACAAGGTCACTAGCTTTTACTCCATCAATATGTACAGAGAGATTATTATATAGTCTGTTAGCATCAAGTTCTGGGCCATTTAGATGTACTCCAGGAATTTCAAGAATCTTCTTGGCAAGTTCATTCCTATTAAACTTAGTACATACATTTATATAATCGTGTGTAATACCTCGATTGATTTCTAGAGCCTTGCCCATTCCAGCTATTGCAGGAGTGTTATATGTTCCGCCACGTCTTCCATCTTCTTGAGAACCACCAATCAATGGCCTTAATTCAATGCCATCCTTGCAATACAAAAATCCAATACCACGAGGTCCATGAAATTTTTGTGCCGATACTGACATTAGGTCGATGCCAAGCTCTTTAACGTCAATACGACGCTCTGGATAAAGCTGTGTAGCGTCTACATGAAGAATGTTATTATATCTATGAACAAACTTAGAAATAGATTCAAGATCCTGAGTTACTCCAATTTCACTATTTGCAGCGTGTACAGAAGCTAACCAATTATGTTCTCCGAGTTTGCATAGCGTGTTGTTGGCTAATATAATATTGCCATATTTATCGTTGTTAAAGTACGCTACATTTTTGCATAGCATTTCAATGGACTTATGTTCTAGCCTTGTAGTAAAAACCTTGTTTGATGCGGTAAATGCGAGGCTATTAGCCTCACACGCACCACTTAGGAAGATAATCTCTTTAGGCTCGCAGTTAATATCTGCTGCAATTTGATTTCTTACACTTTCAATTATGTTTCTAGCATCTTGCCCCATTTCATGAGTTGAAGACGGGTTGCCATAATGGTTATACATAACATCGACAACCGTATCCACAACCTCTTTGTAGGGACGAGTTGTACTTGCTGTATCCAAGAAGTATTGTTTCATCGTTACACCTCAAATTTAATTGCTGTCTGATGCCCATCGTGAACTTCTGTATACATATGTTTATCATCTGCATAGTCATTATGGAAGTGTGCCCATTTGTATGCATCAATCATATTTTCAAAAGCTTCATTGCATCCATAATAGATTGTATAAAATGAAGGCTCGTCTTTGTGTCTACCAATCATAACGACAAGATTACTTTCATTTTGCAAAACGTTTGCAAGATGCATCTGAGGAATGTCGTAAATATTACTAAGAACATCATCAACAATATCGTACTCCATAGAGTCTGTAATATTTTTTGTAATCAGAATTGTATTACCATTACACTCGCATACTGCGTGGTAATATTTCTGACCCTTGATTTTGTTTTCTGTGAATTCACCAGATACTACTTTAATTTCGGCTCCTTCGATTTCATAGACTTTGCTCATATTAAACCTCCTTAATTAATTTTGTATTATAATTATAACGCACATTTTTCATTTGTCAAGTGTGTTTTAGAAAAATAGCCACCTTTTTATAGGTGGCTAATAATATTATCAATTTCTACTGCCTTGTCAATGAAATATTGCTCTTTATGACCTCTAGTGGTTTCTGCCGCAGTTCCTATTCTTACACCAGATGCTTGTACTGGACTACGTTTCTCATTAGGAACACAGTTTTTATTTAGTGTGATATGATGCTTATCAAGTTCATCTTGAACCATCTTACCAGTTAGATTTGGATGCGTCTTACTGAAATCTAGTAGAAATAGATGATTATCTGTGCCACCAGTAGTAATATTATAGCCGAGTTCAATGAACTTATTACACATCGCTTTGCAATTGCGAACAACTTGATGAATATATTCCTTGTATTCTGGAGTACAAGCTTCCTCTGCGGCAATAGCTTTGCCAGCAATAATATGTTCTAGAGGACCACCTTGGCTACCTGGAAAGACTGCTCCATCTACTTTTTTTGCAAGTTCTGGTTTACAGAAAATTAAACCACCACGAGGACCACGAAGGGTTTTGTGTGTAGTTGTCGTGATAATATCTGCTAATCCAAATGGAGAAGGATGGTCTCCTGCGGCAACAAGTCCAGCAATGTGTGACATATCTACCATAAAGTATGGAGTAGCTATACCGTACTTATCAGAAACTCCATCAATAAGTTCTTTAATCTTTTTAAAATCAATAATGCGAGGATATGCACTTGCTCCAGCCAAAACTAGCTTTGGATTGTATATTGCAATCTTCTGAGCCAAATCAAAGTAATCAATAAAACCATTGTTATCTACATCATAAAATACCATATTAAATAGCTTACCACTAAAATTGACAGAACTGCCATGAGTTAAATGGGCACCATTCTCAAGACTCATAGATAAGATCGTGTCTCCTGGATTTAGCACAGACATATATGCTGCAAAATTGGCTTGACTTCCACTATGAGGCTGAACATTCACGTGATAATCTGTATTAAAAACCTCTCGCCATTTATTGCAACAATACTCTTCAAGTTCATCAACATTTTGAGTACCACCATAATAACGCCCTTCTCTACCAGAATGACGGCTTGTAGGATAACCCTCTGCATATTTATTTGTAAAGCAACTACCAACTGCAGCTAGAACTGCGTCTGATACAAAGTTTTCAGATGCGATTAATTCACAATTTTCTTCTTGACGATCCATTTCGTTGCCTAATATTTCTGCCACACGAGGAGAAGCAGATACTATTGTATCGTAGATATAATCATTGTATTTGCTCATATAAACACCTTTCTTTACTTAAAAATAGGGGAGACAAAAGTCTCCCCTTATGGAGCACGTGACGAGGCTTGAACTCGCAACAGCCAGATTGGAAATCTGGAACTCTACCAATTGAGCTACACGTGCATTTATGGTACACCTTGAAGGACTCAAACCTTCGACCTTCTGATCCGTAGTCAGACGTTCTATTCAACTGAACTAAAGGTGCATATATGGTGCCCGTGGAGAGATTTGAACTCTCGACTCACGGCTTAAAAGGCCGTTACTCTACCACTGAGTTACACGAGCATATGGTCGGAGCGCAGGGGCTTGAACCCTGGGCCTCTAGATCCCAAATCTAGCGCTCTACCAAACTGAGCTACACCCCGAAATGTGGCACCCCGTGTTGGACTCAAACCAACGACACATGGCTTAGAAGGCCATTGCTCTGTTCAACTGAGCTAACGGGGCATATATGGCGCCGAGGGTGGGATTCGAACCCACGGGCCGAATATAAATCGGCACACAAGATTTCAAGTCTAGGCGCTTATGACCACTTGCGCACCTCGGCATATTAACATTTGTAATCCCAAACTCCTCCACACAGATTACTGGGCACCCCTTGCCTCGAATGCTAGCTAGTAGCTGCAACCGTTTTGTGCCGTTTCCATCAATATAGGAACATACGCTTTACTGCGTATTAAATTTCTTCAACTGCCGTTTCACCTTGTTGATAAGATTGGCGTTTACCGTTTCGCCCTTTGCAATAAGCTTTGCTAGACGATTCTCATAATGTTCCTTAGTGCGAAAATTCATAGTGTGTACCTCCTAAAAATTTTATATGGCACGCCTGGCTAGGTTCGAACTAGCGAATGCGGGAGTCATGGTGCCAGACACGAGTGATGACCTCGTTGAACCTCTGGGAGTCTGACAAGTCCCGTGCCTTACCACTTGGCTACAGGCGTATATATGGTGGATCCGACGTGACTCGAACACGCAACCTCTTCCTTGCAAAAGAAGCTTTCTCCCATTGAAATACGGACCCAAATATAGCGACCAAGATGGGGATCGAACCCATGTCTCCAGGGTTAAAATTCCCTGGCGTTCTAACCAACTGAACTACTTGGCCATATGATGGCGACCCATACCAGACTTGAACTGGTGTCCTCTTGCGTGACAGGCAAGCGTGATACTCTTCTTCACCAATGGGCCATATTATGCTCACACTCTTTAAGATTCTCTGTGAGCTGAACTACGAGACGCTTACCGTTAGACGTACCCATGGATACATTGTCTATTAGTCTGATTATAGAGCAGTAATATATATAGAACTTTCTCACACTTGCTCTCTGGCGCGATAGGAAGGCTTCGAACCTTCGCACGGCTTTCACCGCCTAGCAGATTAGCAATCTACCCTCTTCAACCACTTGAGTACTACCGCATATTAATCTAATGTTCTTTTATTTACTGCTAATTCATAAATCAAATTATCAACACAAGGGATATGCATTACCTCTCTCTCATATTGAGTACGATGTTCAATATCATTAATATAGATAGGACAATCTTCACATTCTACATTTTCACAAAAACGAACAGCTTTTCCTACTACTTTAGAATTCGCAAATTTTATATATTCTTCCTAACACATAAAATCCTCCATAAAACGAGCAGTTTATACAGTGATGCTCAGCACTATCCCACCGTCTCTGTTGAGCTTTTACTGGAGCTGATGGTGAGACTCGAACTCACAGCCTATTGATTACAAATCAATTGCGCTGCCATTGCGCCACATCAGCAAATATAATTCCAACAACCGCCAATGATTAGTAGCGATTCCCGTTTTACTGTCCGATACAGCTTTTTTAGTGCTATCAGTTTATATCCCGCCCTCAGCTCACAAGACGACAATCTTTGTTGTTGGCTTTAAAAAAGAGTCTCACGTTATGTATTGCCAGTTACCTCAATACGAAGCAAGACTCTGGACTGGTGGTGACTCTGGTGGGGCACGATCCCACAAACTCCGCCTTGAGAGGGCGGCAACTCTACCAGTTCGTCCACAGAGCCATATGGTACTCCCAAGGGGATTCGAACCCCTGTCTCCGGCGTGAAAGGCCGACAACTTGGCCAACTTGTCCATGGGAGCATATCAAACACAACCTACACTGAGCTAGCCTCACTCACTCTCCCTATCTCTCCACAACCCTCGGCTATGTTTGATTTTGTTGGGACTAGTCAACACCCAACTGTGCAGACTTTGGACCACCTAATTATCCGCTTTGGATAGTCTCTTACTATCATCAACCAACTTTGTGTTGGATTTCTTATAAGCATTATCCTACTTTTTTGCTTATGTAAGTCTCGTTCTCTTTTCATTGCTGTGGGTCAGCAACTTAGTAGCTTTTCCTCATAGGGCTAGCATTTATCGAAACACCGAGAACCCCAATAGGTGGCTTGGTTGCGAAGTTCTGGAATCGAACCAGATTCTGATAGCTTATGAGACTACCTGAGATTCCTACCTCCCACTCGCATTATCTGGCAGACTACAATGCCGTCTGCTAGGGCGTTAGAAAGAGGTGATGCCTATAACCAAGGCTCTGAACTTGTCATTCAGATGGTCCCCCACCGGTGGATTGAACACCGAACCTCCCGATTATTTGTCACTACAGTAAGTCCTGCCCTTACATTACTGATTATCCTTCAGTGGTGTTGCTTTTACACTATGTAGTGAAGTCGGGTGCTCTAGCCAGTTGAGCTAGCAGGGGATATGGCAGGTCAGTTGGGACTCTAACCCAAGTCTACGGTTTTGGAGACCATTATTCTAGTCACTGAACTACTGACCTATAATTGGCGCCCCGTCTAGGTCTCGAACCTAGAACCTTTCGGTTAACAGCCGAATGCTCTACCATTGAGCTAACGGGGCAGGTAATGATAGCAAGCGGAGCCGTGCATGACTCCATTTCATAGTGTTTCGTCAATTGCCTTCAGCTCATCTAAGTAATATCAACAGTTAGCAAATCCTGTCGGGAGCTTATTCTCATCGGTCATCACTTATGAAATTTGCACTACTCACTATCATTTGGTGGGTCAGGTTGGTGTCGATCCAACTACTCCCGAAGGAAACGGATTTACAGTCCGCCGCGTTTGCCGATTCGCTACTGGCCCATATAACTATACTTTTTAACTTAGACAAGAAGTATATTGAAACTTGTCGGACAATCACCTTCATCCACATGGGAGCCATATGTAGTTTGTCCGTAACATATGGCTTTAGTGTTTAGATAGGTTCGCTATGCCTATCCCCATGACCTGCATGGCACGGTCTTCCCGAACATAGGTTTTGTATCATATTGTCACCCTGATACATTGCCTCACTATACGCCGTGTTCCTCCCTATTCATTTCTGCTTCAAAAGCCAATCGCTTGCTCTTTACTCCAAGACTTTGGACGGGAGATGGGGTGGCAGTTTAATGACTTGCCAAGGTCAATTAATTTTGTGTTGTTAATTCTATACTTTATAAATCTCCCATCCTTTTATCGTATGATATCCTGGGTATTTTTCACTTAATACCATCCATGCATTTCTAAAATTTAAATTTAAAATTCTACATGCTTCTTTTAAAGATGGAAAAATAATTGTCTTATCTTCTGTTGTACTTACAAACTTAACTGGTTCAGATGCCTTTTCTTTAAATGCATCTTGTGCCTTTTGAAGATTATCTGGATGCCTCTCCCATACATCCTTATTGGATTCTGTATGAGTAATAAATCTACAAGTATCTTTGCTATAATGTTTGTTGCCTTTTACTATTGTATCCTTATCTAACATCATTTGATGATTAGATGAAACAATCCAATCTTCGTATCCTTCTAATTCTTTTATGTCATTTACAAAATTACTTAACCTTCTCCATCTTTCATCTACAGTCGTTCCGCTATATGTAGGATACTTTTCCCAATACTTTTTTGTTGTTCTAGATATCATAGCCTTCCATAAATAATAAATTTTCATATTTAATTCAGACCAATTCATCCATCCTTTTGGCATATCATTTACTTTGTAATCATCGGCATCCTTCTCTAATGCTTTATGCCTACATACTTTATTGGACACCTTTATATCTGCTAATCTTTTCTCAACAACTGCTCCACATACTTTACAAGTTGCATAATATAACTTATGACCATCTGCAACAGTATTTCCACTTTCGTGAATGTCTGTATAAATTCCAATATCCTCTAATGTCTTTTCCATAGCTGTCTCCTCTCATGTGTCGAAAGAAATAATTTTATATTGTGTGTGAGTAGCTAGACACATTAACTACTCACCAAATATAGTACTTGTACACATACTATAACCACAAATGGTACCGGAGACGGGCTTTGCTCCCGCACGGTATTTCTACCACAGGTTTTTAAGACCTGAATGTCTACTAGTTCCATCACTCCGGCATATCACAGGGCAGCTTTAAGGTGATGCCCAGCACCATACTTAACTCCTTAAGAGTTCTTCAATGCGGCTTCCACCGCATCATATCTATCACTCATAAGCGTCTCAACGAGGCACTCATAAGGATCGGTCTTACCACTCATAACCATCTTGCAGACATTAGTGGAGAATCCGCTAACAAGAGCAACACCAAGGTCATTCTCCTTTACAGGAATAGTTCCAGTGCGAGAATTTACATTCCAGAAGACTAGTCTAGGCATTTGATACCCAGCATCCTCGAAACGCTTCTTGATTACCTTAAAAAGTTTTGCATTAGGTCTATTAAGACCATATCTAGCGGAACCGTCACAAGTTGCACAAGAGTCAAACTCCATGTCTGAAATAATGAGTACATTCTTAGGCATATCCTCTTGCTTCATATGACCATTTACCGCAGTAGTAAGAATCAAGTCAAACACCTTTTCAATGTTTGTATTTGAACACTCGTTATGACCATATGCAACACGTAACTTATCTCTCAGAGAATCGCACTGACTAAAATCAACCAACTGAGGTCTGCTAGAGAAAGTAATGTATTTATCCTTAAAGTCACCAGAAGAATGTTCTGCAAAGTAAATTGCAAGTGCATTTGCAACTTCAAGTGCCGCAACACGAGTATTTCCACCAACATTGCAACACATAGAGCCAGAACCGTCTGCAACTACAATGGTGTTTCCACACTCATTTACTGTATCAGGCAAAGCCTTCCAAAGAGATTCAAGAGTTGCATCGTACTTGTTGACACCGCTACTCCATCCAGTTGTGCTAGAATACTTATGCACAATGTCGTGAGGGAACAAAGTTCCGGCATTAATCTTAGTTTCGCCCTTTGCAAGCTTACCCAGATACTCTCTGCGACGCTCCTCATCATTACGAAGGAAAGCTCCGTTATAAATGAGATTTGCACGAGAAGGAACTGTTTCGTACTTAATGTCTCCCCATTTCTTTGCAGACATCTTGCCCTCTACAATATCAATGTAAGAACGAAGAGAAGAAAGTGTCTTACGATACTCACGCTCAGTCATACCAAGATTCTTGCAAATGTATCTTGCATCCATCTTGGTCTTTGTAGAAGAAGCATTCACGGAAGGAAGCCACTTTGCAAGGAGAGATACTGGCTTATTATCAGCCATATTTGCAATGTCATCAGTGAGCTGCTTTTTGATGATGTCAAGAATAACACCATCTACATCTGTTCCAAACAGACACCATAGGTCATCATAACGACCATACTCACTCACTAGAGGAGCAAGGTGCTTAACAATGTCAACGTCATCCTTTGCCATATTCTTAAGAATCGCTCTGAACAAACGTCTCTCACCAAGACCACCACGAATATCTCTGGCGAAGAACAGCCAACGTAGAGCCATCATCTTATCCTCAAAATAAGCCTTAGTAAACTTATTATAGATATTCTCCTCACTCATACCACGCATAGAAGAAACTGCGAAGTTTAAATCAACCAGCTCCTTACCAGATGTACGATACCCAAGAGCACCATTCTCAGTTACTGAATAGTTGAAATCCTCGTTCAGAGTATTCTTTACTGCATTCATAAAAGACATTTTTCTTTCCTCCATTTTTTTTGATTTATTTCTAAATCCCAAGACACATTCTTATGTATAATCTCCACATTAAAAATTTGCTGTTAGTGTCTTTGGAGTTTATTCAACGAGACGCTATAATATAAATCATTAGTAAAATATCATTTTTCATCTTTTTAAATTGCCGTAAGCGTCTCTATGTAATGCAAGGCACCATCAATATAAATCCATATCATATTATGTAAAGTTGCTGCTAGTGCCTTTTTAAAGTCTCCTGACAGGGCTCGAACCTGCGACCTCTGGTTTAACAGACCATTTGAAACTTGCTGTTTAAGGCTTTTACAAGTCTCGTTATTAAGCGCTCTATCCGACTGAGCTACAGGAGACATATTTGCGAGCAGTTTAACGAGATGCTCGGCTCACTTTAATTTTGTACTGTGATTATACCACAGATTACTTATTTTGTCAAGTACTTTTTTTACTTTTTATTCCAGAGAAGCCATCCACAAGCAACTCCGAACAAGAAACATACAATTTGTTTCATCTTTACTTCTTCCTTATTATATCACATTAATTTTGTCTTGTCAAGCATTTTCTCGATTTTTTCTTGTGCAAGACAAACGGTTCGTGACTTCGAACATTGCCGTATTCAGATCGTCAACAAATCTATCGAGAGTCTTATCAAGCTGCTCATAATAATGATTCATCAGCTTCATCTTAGCCTGCCGCTCACCCTCTTCGGGACTATAAGAATCTTCATCGTGACACACGACAACTGCTCTATAAAAATTGTTCATGAGGTACTTGTTAGGATTGAAGCACAAACTATTGGTCTGTCCTACAACCTTTACGATGCGATCTACTGCCGAGAACTTTGTATTGGGCAACACGGCGATTGTCTTCTTCTCTTCAGGGATATGAATGTACTTAACTGCCATTTCTTTTTTTGTCCTTTCTTGTTTTAATTTTGTACTGTCTTTTGATGATTAAATAATACCACGCCATTTTCGTTTTGTCAAGAGGTAATTCGGTGGCAGTATGCGTAAGTTTTGACTGAATTACCTCTCAACTGTATTTTGGATTATAGCACTATATATTTCATTTGTCAAGTGCTTTTTCATATTTTTCGCAATCTAATTGTAGTCTTGCCTGAGAGTATATATCTTTGTTGTTGCTTATATGCCTCTGACAATTGATGTGAGTGCAGTCTTTGCCATCACATACGGTAAAGCACATAGGATTTGTGTGCTCATCATATTCAATAAAATAATTCATAATATCACCTTATATAATTATATTTACAAGATAATTCGTCAACCAAGGTTCTTGCTCTGGGAGTTTAACCCATTGACCATTCTCGTCCTTACGGCTCTTATTTCTCATTTCAGAATGGAACTGTAATATACAATCTTTATTAAAAGGATTCTTCTCATAAGCCTTTTTCTGTACCTTATAGACTACAGTTTGCCCATCCCAAAGTTGATAAACCGTAATACGAGGACTCCAATTTGTATTCAAATCCATAACATAACCAATATTCTTTTTATCTGGAATTACCAATGAACAGAATCCAAAAAGGTCACATTGCCATTTTATTTTAGACTGAATAGGAACTTCTACTTGTGGAATCATAGAACATAATTCTTTAAGTAGTCCATCTGGATTGGTAATTCTATATTGTTTCTCTGTAGCCGTTGTGTATTTGTCAAGAAGTTCTTGTGGAAGTCTACATTTGTCCTTCTTCAAAATTTTCTTTCCAGCAAACTGGTCATATACTTCTACAAGACGCAAAAGAGTTCCCGAAGGTCCAAAGTCAGAAAAATAGTCAATCTTAATCAATGTATCAATCTTTGCAGAATTTAAACTAGGAATCTTTTTCATAGCAGTAAGTAACTCAATGAAACTATCAAACTTCTGTTTCTGTGAAAGTTCATATAAATCATCTGCACAAGCTTGACTTAATCCCTTAATTGACAATAGAGATGGGTTAATTACGTGCTTCTCCTTGTCTGCAACAAACTTTCTGTTATCAACACCAAATTTATACTCACCCTCTTTAATGCCAAAAGCTACTTGCATCTCCTGTTTAAGAGCTTGAACTTTATCCTTCTTGCCTTTATCAGAAAACACTTGTAGAAGGACTTCATAAAATTCATATGGATAATGAGCCTTTAACCATGCACAATACAGACTATCAAGAGCCATACAATAAGCATGAGCACTATTGAATCCATATCCGCAGGAATCGTCAATAATCTGCCATACCTTTGCACTCATTTCTTCCGCTTCTGCATCTGGAATATGGTCATCCTCCATAATACGCTTCTTGAATCCTTCAATGAATCTAGATTTCAAAGGACGAACCTTTTCTGGATGCTTCTTTGCAATAGCTTTAATAATTCCATAGCATTCATCAAGGGGGAATCCAGCATAGTTTAATGTATTCATACTCTGCTCTTGATAAAGAATATAAGAATATGGGAATTGTGGTGTTTGAAGAATCTTATCAAAAGCCTTAATTCCATACTCAAAATGCTCACGTGATTCAAACTTAGAATACATAGACTTAAAAGCAGGACGAATTGCAGCAATCCAAGCGGCTAACTCTGAAATATTCTGAGGCTTATACTTTTTGAGCTTTCTCATTGCAGATTCTTTCTCACACTGATTAACTCCAATAGTATATCCATTGGCATAAATATCCCATACTTTCTTGTCACCATCAACAAGATCACTAATCTCGCTAGCCGTATGTACTGGAATACCAATACGCTTATAAATCATATCAATGAGCAAAACAACATCTACTTTAAGCAAGTCATTTTTAAGGAACTTGTACTTTTCTGCAATTGCTCCATCAATAACTGTAGTAATATATTCACGCTTTGTGCTTTCACTCTTGCACTTGATAAGACCAATTTCTTCTCTGATGCTACCCTGGTACAATAAGTAGGCACAAGGGGCCTTGTTTTTGTGGTCAATTACTCCCCAATATTTCTTGCTCTTATCAATATATGGTTTATACTGCTCATCAATAAAGTCATAAATATTAATATCATCCTTGTCGTCATCGTCGGCATATTTTACTGCTTCTTCATACTTATCAATCTGCTTAGAAATTTCATTTGCAATATCATAATCTAAGTTAGCTGCTCTTGCGTACAACTTGAATGCTGACTTCTTCTTTAGTGTACCAAAAGCAACCATAGGATATGCATGATCTTCTCCAAGAATTTCTTTCTGAGCTTCTGCAAAAGGTTCTACCGTGCCAAGGTTCATATCCAAATCTGGCAATGACTTGGTTTCCAAAATTCTCGTCTTACTAATAAAACGCTCTGGATACAGTTTAATTGGAGATGTAAATCTATCAACCTTAGAAAATCCGCATAGGGTATTGGTAAAATAACCAACGGCACTACCTCTGCCAGTAGTTGTGATAAGCCCACCCTTTTCAATGCCACGCTTAATAATAGCATAATCCATCAAAGGATAGTCCACCATACCAGTTTCTTTATATACTGATACTTCTTGTTTAACTCCATCAAAGTATTCTTTATATTTATCCTTTGGAACATGTTTCACATAGTCTTTAAAAAGCCTAGAAATAAGCTTACTATATATTTTATTTCGTTCCTCCTGTGTTTTATCTGGATACAATGTAGGTAACTTAATGTCTGTAGTAAATACTGGCACATTGTCATAATCATCAAAAGTTAGCAGAATATCAGTATTATCCATAGCTTTTTGCACAGTTTCTGCATCAAATACACCTTGCTCTGCAAATCTTTGACGAACAGTATCATCGTCTGGATAATCCATATACCAGCCAACTTCATTGTCATCAAACTGAATATTTCGCCCAGCTAGGATATCATCTCTTTCTACCGATTGCTCTGGATAAATATAATGGCTATCAAGTCCAACTATCATTGGAATGTTATACTTCTCAGACAATTCTTTAATATGCTTGTTTAGAATAATTTGTCTTGAAGTATTGTGATTTTGAATTTCTAACATGAAGTTGTCTTTAAAATAATCATGTAGATGTTTTACAATTTCGTCACTGTCTTCATATTTCCAAAAGGCAATACATGCAGTTGTGATAAAAACATCATCGGCAGGAAGTGAAAAAATTAAATCAAGGTCAATTCTTGGTTTATAATAATATCCTGTTTCGTTAGCATCAGATAAAATACGATTTATGGCACGTCTTCCGTTTTCGTTCTTAGCAAGAATAATTATATGATTGTTGGATTTATCTTTATTGGTACGAATTGTTCCATCTTTATTCTTTTTAACTTCACCAGTTTCTTTATCGTATTCTTCATATTCTTTCTGGCGATCTTTAACCCAATATGCTTCCGTACCAAAAATGAACTTTAAATTATATTCTTTTGCCAACTCAAATGCTTTATGATAATAGCCTTGCCATCCATGTTCAACAGAGCTAATAACCTTATGCCCAAGTTCTACTGCTCTTTTTGCATATTCCTCTGGCATTGCTGCACTATCACCTTCGCTATAGCTTGTATGACGATGGTAATTTTGCATTATGTCACCTCCTACTTTAATTTTGTACTGTTATATCATAATTCTTCTTCTTTGTCAAGTTTAAAGTCTTGAATAGTCAACTGAAGATAATCATTCCTTCCATAATGTGCTTTCTCCAATGTCCCAATCGCTTTAAATGTCCCACTAAAATCCCAACTGCCATTGTAATTCCACTTTACAAATATAACGCCAGTATTGTTATCAATAATCTTTAGGTGTTTACCCTTAGACATGTTACTAACTTCATAATCATCAGTTTCAATCATAACAGTAATCGGCTCAAAATCTGCGCCACTTATCCTATTCAGGGCGTTAAGCCCACGAATCAAACCGTCAGTTACTTGTTTTACATCAAGCTGAATATCTGCCGAAGTTTCACATACAAACTCAACACCTACAAGTTCTTCCAAAATTGCCGCCTTAAATTCCTCAAATTGTACAATTGGAATTCCGATACCAGCAGCATTCTCATGTCCTGAACACCAACCAATACCAGTTCTATCACAATACTCTTTAAATGACTCAACTCCAATTGCTCTCATTGAGCCAGAAAATTCATCTCCGTATTTCTTTAATACAAGTAATGGGCGATTATATCTTTCCAATAGTTTATTGCCAATCAGTCCACTTACAGATGCTTCTACGTCATCTGGTATAAAGAAAAACATACACTTGTTATCTAACTGCTCTTGTGCTTGTTCTTCCAAACTAGGCATAATACTATCTACTACTGCATTTTGTTCTTCTCTACACTTATTAAGACCTTTAACAATTTCTGCAATCTCATCCTCGTCATCCGACAAGAATACATTCATTGCCAAGTCATTATGATTCACTCTGTTTGCAGCATTAATTTTAGGTGCAATACCAAAACTTATATTTCTGGACACAAAAGCATAACCACCATTAATCTTCTTGATGCCTGGATTTTTCAGATTCTTAAAAGCTTTATCGCAAATTGCCCTATTCTCTGGCGAAGCCATACTGCACATATCTGCCACTAACCCTGTGGCCGCTAAATCTATAAGCCCATCTGAAAAATCATCAAGGTTCATATAGTCTATATACTGGCACAGTTTCCATGTTACACACGATCCACTTAGTGCGGGATTCTCATAGTCTATGGAAGAACTAACAAGCACAATGCCCAAGTTCTCCATCTCTTTACGAAGTTTATCCTCAATCAGATGATGGTCTGTAATTACAATCTGCACATTCTTATCCAAAAATCTCTTATATGGCTCAATAGAATCCTGAATACTGTCAACTATCCAGACAATATCAACATCATCCAGAAGGTCTGTATCAAAATTCTTTATACCATGATCCTTTTTCTCATTAATATATGTAAAAACATTCGCTCCTAAATGCTCCAAGTATCTTGTGGCAATACTTCCAGCAGTACAACCGTCGCTATCCGTATCGTAGTACACAAGAAATGTACTATCTATATCATCTACGCCATCGAGAATGACTTGTGCTGCCTTGTCAATATTATGTAGCTTCTCAAGTGGTAACATATCTTCCTCACTTGGATGCAGAAACGAGTCAAGGTCCTCTATATTACGACTAGAGAGCAGGGAGTCCATAATCTCATCCTGCTCTAGTCCTCTACCATTAATTTTAATGTTCCATTTTTTCTTCATTCACATCACCATCACTAATTTTTCGCAGTTATTGTAATATATTTCGAGTCAACATAAGGAACAGTTTTTCGAGCATAACATTTTCTACACATATAGTCCGTTCCTGCTGTGGACATTCCAATACATTCCCACTCATGGTCTGATTCTAATTGGCACGTTTTATTAGTGATAGCATCATCAATAGGATTACACTTTGCTCTTTGTCCACGCTCTGGTGTCTTTTTATCACACTTCTTATCCCACTTTGAGCACCATCCACAAGGGGTTTCATACACACAATTTATTGTTCCCATCATAATTTTCACCTCATATTCACCGTAGCATAGATCTCATAATCCTTATGCTCTCCAATTCCATATCCACTATATACTTTTTTAATTGTAACAATCACGTGTTCTTCTTTGACATCAAACTCTTTTGCAATTAGATGTTTAATATCTTTTGCATCTAATTCGATTGTTTGTTTCATACTTTCACCTCAATAAACAATCTTCTGTCCCAAGGTGCAGAAACAAATGCCATCTCCACCATTCTTCGGGTTGCTAGGACAATTTTCACAGGCCTTCGCACCAAATGCAGTAATAGCACTTGAAGTTGCTAGATTTGTACTATCCCAACCTGTTGATGTTCCATTCCAACTTAGTGGAATACTATCCTTATTAATAAGAGTATCTTTATTACCACCGAACGGTACTCTGGTAATCTTCTCTGGCTCCCCTGTCCAGCTCCATCCGCAATTACAACACACCTTACGAGGAATAGGTGGATATGTGCAAATCACTGTATTCTGTAAATCGTGCCCACACTTTGGGCAAGTTTCAATAACAATCATCTCTTATCCTCCTTAAACTTAACCTCATATTTCATACCATCATCAAAGTTAACAAATAGCCGTCTATATTCTTCAGGACAATCATTATCGAATATATAATCAAAGCAGCTTGTGTCCCACCATTCATAAAAGTCTTCGTCATAACATCCATCTTTGTCATAAAAGGCAACTTGAAAATTTTCAATCTTCTTCATTATTCATTCTCCACCAATCTTTCATATCCCACCGATAACTTTCTTGAGCTTCCTTATGCATTCTCCTCAGCGAGTCCTTCAAGAATGCTTTAGTTTGTTCGTCCCAACCAATGCACTCTAACTGCATACGAGCATTATCATCACATTTACTTAGAGCATGGTCTAAATTCCCAAGAAAAGAGATTGCCTTATTATATGCTGGATAAAAATGTTTATTATAATCAGATGTAGTCATTCTACTACCTCACAATCCAAGATAATATTCTAGCTCGTTACTGCCGCCATTATAAGCCTGAACTTCATATCCAAAGAGAATGTGAGTCATGTCATTATAAACAAGAATTTCCGATTGACAAAGCCTAAAGGCAGGATAATTCAAGAAAATCTTTTTAGGCTCTAAATTATCAAATTTAAGTATCATAATGGAACAATAAATACTATTCAAAAAATCTTCTTTATTCATAATTCAATCCTCCTCTGAAATAGCTTCAATGGCATCAATAAGCTCCTGCCAAAAATCAAAAGCCTCTATATCGTCGGCTTTGTTCCTACTATACAGACCTATTGGGTAAGTTTCCTTCTGTCTATTTTCTAAAATTGAAATGACTGATTCCTTATAAATCATTGTAATTTCCTCCATTAATTTTGTACTGTCATTATATCACATGATTTCTATTTGTCAAATAGAACTTCTTGGGTATTTAGTAGTATTAGAGATTATAATCAACGCTTTTACTGCCGTATTACAAATACAATCTCCATCTTGCCACCACATACATTTCTCCTTTTCGCACATCAATGTCCCTGGAGACAGTGCAGTATCAGCAAGGCAATAACACAGTGGACAAAATTTTCTATCTTCCATAATAATCCTCCTTAATAGCTATCATAAAAATACGCCGTGTCTTCTGGGTGTTTCTTCAACCAACACTTTAGCCTATATAGCCCAACAAGATTTCTTGCCTGATTGCGTCGAGTATATCTGTCCCAATCCCAGATGGTGTTTCCTTCATATACCCAAGTATCCTTGTGGAGAAAATGCTTGAATGCTTTAATGACATCATCAATATTATCAAGCGTCACAGGATACTCATACTCATTTGTTACTGTCGGGTCTACCGCTTGTAAGATAGCATTTCTAATACCCCAACACTTCCTCCAGTAGCAAACGGAACATTCACCTGGTTCATACCACTCTTCGTGACTAAATAGTTTATATGCTTTCTTGTAGTTCTCTGCATTTTTTACATGCAGATCAACGCCGTTATCAAGCCCAATAAGTCATTCCTCCTCCCATAAAATCGCCTGACCACATCCTCCGCAATGACTATGGTTATATTCATTAAGTATTGGTGAATCAACTAGATTACACATTACCACTTCGCCACAGGTAGGACAGTATACATAAAAATCTCCACTTGGTAGTGTTTCATATTCTGGCTCTTTAGGAATCTGCTTTTCAAGTGCTTCTTTACATTTATATAAACAACTACGATCTCTTTCAAAATCGGTCGTATATCTTACATCTTGAATTTGATGCATTAAAACATCTAGTGCTTCTTTCGTAGACCACTCTTCAATTGCAGAAAACCACTTCATAATTACCTCCCAAAATACAGCCAAAATCTATTTTTAGACAAGTTAATCTGATCCTCTTTCAGTTCCTTAATTTTATTGTTATTATCTACATAAATCTCAAGCTGCTTTGTAGCAAGTTCATTGCTCTGCAACTCGGGATATGCAGAAGCAAATAAAACTGCATTCTCAGGCTTCAAAGAACTATATGTATCAGACTCGTGCTTATAATAATCTTTTACAAGCACATCAACACTCTGCTCAATTGCTGTATTCTCCTGCTCATACATTGCGATTTTATCATCAAGTGTACGACCACGAACAAGAAAACCAATATTAACAAAGATTCCAATCAGAGCAATAAAACCAATAAGACCACCAAGTATTCCAAAACCCTCCGCTAAGTCTTCATTCAGTACCACAAGTACAATCAATGCAACTGCAATAACAAACAGTAAAATAAACATAGTTACCTCCAAAACTTCTTCATATTAAGCCCACGAAATTGTTCTTGTCCCTTATAAATTTCTCCTTTATACGGAGCTGATTTCCATGTATGACCTTCTGAGTATTTTTTGATGTAATAATTACTCTCACCCTCATGATATAGCTTCTCAGCTTCTTTATCTGTCATATAAACCTGAGAAAACACACTGACTCCGTTGCAATAAAGAATATAACCATTTAAGTTGTTCTTGCACCACACAAAATAAAGTTTACGGTAGATATAGCCCAGTCCGTTACAGATAATAACAGGAACAAAAAGTATAACCCATGCAAGTATTTCTTCTTTTTCTCCACTTGCTTCATATGCAATAAGACCAATAATCTGCCACACCACAATTCCGATAAGTCCAGCAATAATATAATTCATCAATTGTCTTCTCTCCTATCATATTTAGTACATTTATGACACTGAAGGATTCCAAAAAGCAAGTCTTTATTCTTTTCTGTGCAATGATATTTATAGCTCGGATGGTCAAACACATCTCCATGCCAAGGGGTTACATCTTCAATCTTGAGATATTTACATTCGTTATCCATAATTAATCCTCCACATTCTTAGAACACTCTGGACAATAATCTCTATTACCGTCCACATAGTGAATCCACCCTGCTTCTTTTGCTTTATCAAGAGCTTCATTATAACTATTTGCATACGGGCTATGTTTACCACACCCATCACAAACTCTATAACTTCTAGTTTTTGTTTCTATATTACTTAAAAAAAGTAAAGCAAAAAGAGCTATCCACCATTTATCAAAAAGGACTGCAAGTGTAGTCCAAGCAATTATTGCTATAATATTCTTGAATGCCCATACCCACATAAAACTTTTATCCATAATAACCTCCGTCCGGAGCATCTCTTTTATATCGTTTACAACCTACTGGATTCATAAGACAACCAACCTCATATACACACTTATGACAATCTCTAACAATATCTTTATCTATTTTAACCTCTTTTGGAGCCTTCTCGATCCTATGACTCCCTTGTATACTCCAAGAAAGAGTATAGCCCATACCTGGAAAAGCGAAATAACTCATTATCTTTACTCCTTTTCTTCCTCATCTTTCCTTACTGGCGCACCATGAACTCCAAATAATTTACCTTCCCACAGACAATCTCTTGCTTGATTAGCCATTTCAACCAATTCAGCAACAAGATTTTTCAAATCCTCAACAGAACGACACCCATCATAATCACAACCAATTGCCCAAATATCAAATAACCACTCGTCCACACAGTCTGGAGAACACATCTTACAATTAGTTTGTTTATCAATCCAACACTTCAAAATTTATTCTCCCTTCATCACAAATAATAAAATTCGGCTTGGCTTTGGGAGTATAATGAAATGCTAACTGCGCCAGCCTCAAATCTAACTCACAAAAAGTACCTTGCCAATGCGGACAAATTGTATCTGGAGCAGCACAATATCCATATCCATAATTACACTTATTAAACATCAACATCCTTCTCCTCTTCCGTAATTCCAATCGGTTTCATACTTCTTTTTTAGCTGTTCTTCTATTTCTGTAGTTTCATAATAATGCCAAAAGCCAAAGAAAGAATAAATCTTTTGCCACATTGTCTTTTTCATATTAGTCCTCCTTATTCAACTCTACTTTCAACTCTACTGCAATAGTATGTTTATCAGCATTCATACACCAAAAGTCCTTGCAATAACCACACCCTCTCGCTAATTTTGTATGCTCTTTGTCCAGGTGTAATGCACAAAAGATAGGGCTACCTATAACTTTACCATTTTCAAATTCAATCACTTCATGAACTACATACTTACAATAATCACAACAAGGGATACATTCTTCACTACATTTCCTCATAGTCTTCCTCCAATTTCATTCGTAATTCTTTCGGCCTCTCTAATTTCTTTCTCTGCTTGTTTACGGATGCTGTCAATGTCCTTTTGAACAAGTTCGAGAATCCCTCTCATATCTTCGTTGTGCTTGTACTTCTTCTTTACATTTTGTTTATGTTTATCCCAATAATAGAATCTGATGTATGAGAATAATTTAAATTTGACTTTATATTTGTTTCTAAACTTTACACTAGGTCTACAATACATATCATATCCATCATATTCTTCTTTAATATTTAAAGAACATAGTTTCCCATCATAATCGTATCCTATTTCATATCTGTCTGGATTTAAATTATAAAAATCTATAAAATCTTTGAAGGATAAAAATATTTCACTTTTGCCATCATCACGACCACTCTGATTGAAATACTCTTGCCTTATAGCAAACACCACTACAAAAATAGGAACACCAATAATTGTACAAAATATCAAACATCCAATCGGAAATATCATAACTCCTCCTCCAACTCCGTTTCGTCTTTTATGTTTTCTGCCAATATATATTGAAGAACTTCCTTACCTTCGTCAGAGGCCGAAGCCTTGGCTGGAAGATCTAAACATTCTGTCCAATCAAAATAACTTATTTGTAAATCTCTCATAGTTGCTACACTACGCAATATATCTATATTTCTTTTTGTATTATCTAAAGGTAAATCACTATCTAACATAAAAATTACTTTCTGTGGGTTTAATGATAAAATCATCTTTGCCTGATATTCTGATAAACTATTGCTACCAAGTGCAACTGCATTGTGATAGTCATAACTTGCACATTGAAGCACAGACTTTTCGCTTTCAAAGACCATTACTGTACCACCATACATTGAACTGTAGTTAGTACTATAGCCAAAAAGTGTCTTGCTCATTTGACATGGAACTAAATAAAGGTACTTTGGGTCATCATCATTGTCAGTTTCGTAGTTGCGTCGCCCCTTTAAGCCCATCAAACTCCCATGTTGATCACGAATAGGTATTACAATTCTATCTGTATTTACATCATATGAGATACCAAATTCCATTTGTGTTTCAAGTGATATATGGTCACGTTGGAATCTTACATTTGGCACTTTTAAATAGTCATCTAGAATTGATTCGTCATATGTTTTTGGAGGAGAATCTGCCCTATGTATTATATGCTCATATACTCCACCAAAGATGAGGCGACGATTTTGTGGGCGCCAGTCATCTGATAGGTGGAGAATACGCTTAATATTAATTAATACATCTTTAAATTTTACATTTTTTTCTTTGCAAAGCCACGATACTAAGTTATTGACTTCACTACGAGCGTAGTCTTTTACAAAACAAGCATCATTGTTTGCAAGTCTAATTAATATATTAAGACCACTTTCTGGTCTATCATCACGTGCAAATCTGACCTCACGTGTATTTACTTTGATTTTGCCGCACTCATAATGCTCAAGGAGTTCGACAATGGCATCTGGATTTTCACTTAGTTTTTGCAAGATTTCATTAATCACTCATTGTCGAACCCCTTTCGTTAATTTTGTATTGTAATTATATCATAAAATTTGGATTTGTCAAGAGTCAGTTTATAATTTTATGAGTAGGTCTGCATTTAGCTGTCTCATAAAAACTACAATAATCACCATCGTACCTTACCAAATATGCAACTCCAGAGTCTCCAGAGTCAATACCTCTTCTTGACTTTTCTACAAATAAACATCTATAAACATTTTTAGGATCTGGTAAATATGGCTCTTCTATCCACTTGCCGTCTTCCTTCTTACTTCTAAATGGCTTTAAATCATATGCAGAGCCAGATACAAGTTCATCTGAATATACTTTACGGAATAGAATTAGGTTCGATAAAACCTCTTTTACTGCACGACTGTTACTTAGACAAGAAGCGTCCATCCATAGTCTTCCCAAAGAGTTAATTGCAAGCTGAATTGTCATTAGTCCAATAACATCATATCTTTTTGCAATAGCATCAAGATCTTTGCTATCCATAACAAGCTGCAGCCAGAAGTTATCGTTGCTTCCATTAGATGTTGTAATCTTAAATGTATCAACAAGAAATGTCGTGATTCCGTCACGCTGAATGTGCTTCTTGATAATGCGGCAAGTTAGCTTGGCATCTGCATCTGACAGTGCCACCATCTTAATCTGTTTTGCATAATTTTTACGCCAATATTCTCTTGCCTTTTTAATCATTGCACGGTCTTCATCATCTATGTTTCCACTTGCTAACTTCTTTTTTGGAAGTTTTCTATAATTAAAATAACGAGATAAAATCCAAATCAAGAACCCTTGCTTAAAATCAGATAAACCCATCTCGTTGCTTACAATCAAAACTTTTTCTCCCTTCTCAATAAGAGACATAAGAATACCAATCATAAAAGTGGTCTTACCAACACCACTATGTGCTCCAAATGCACTTAGAGTTCCGCTCTTCAAACCAAGGATGTTATTTGATAGGAATGGAAATGTTGATATTTTATTTCCGTTTACATCCAGTCCAGCATCTGCAAAACTCACACCTACTTCTGTTCCTATCTCCAATCCTTCAATAAACTCTTCGTCGAAATCAATATAACCTTCATCAATTATTTTATTAGAAGATACTGTCCCAAGAGTACTTAATTGGCTTTCATAAAAATCCAATACCTCCTGGGAATTAAATTTCTCAAATATTTTATATGGAACTACTTCTTTCCCATTGTCAAGAACAACTGGTTCAAGTAGATTAAATCCTTTTTCATCAAGATGCAAACAAATATTTGCTTTGTTTAAATCGTCCAAAAATACATCAAAGTTTTTTATGTTACAAGAATCAACTATATTCTGTACCTGTCTCCATCCGCCAATTTCTTCTAACTTTTCTTTCATAGAGTCTGTAATATTTGTAAGTGTCGTAACCTCGTCTGCAACAGTACATCCTCTATCTCTCATACTTTTCAAGACGGAAAATAAAAACCTACCATCCTTTGTTATAAAGTCAGTTGGCTTAAGCATAGAGTCATCAATAAGAAGTATGTCACCGGCTAGACACCCAATTACATTACCCTCAATTTCTCTCCTTTTATGCAGTAGCTTTTCATCATATTTATCACAAATACCAATAATAAAATCGCTTTTATTAATTGCCATTTATACCACCTCATCTTCCAGAGCATTTAATCCTCTACGTTTTTTCTTTTTAGAAACTGCCGGCTCATAAATCTCACAGTCAACATTAATTTTTTCTGGCTCCATCCTTGACGTTTTCTTATAATCTGCTAAACTATTCTTCAAAATTGCCGATACGTATCTAATCCGTGAATATTCATTATCATCTAATCGTTCTAGTTTATTCTTAATATAATTTTTATGCTCCTGCAAATACGCAAGAATTTTTGTGTCATCACAAATGCCGCGCCAAAGTTTCATTTCCTTAAATAGAACACTATTTGCAATTCTATAACCAAATATGTCTGCAATTTCCTCATAAACAGGATCAATTCGTTTTTGTTTATTTTCTTCCCTCTCTTGCTTCTTTGCAAGTCTCTCAATCTCTTTCGCTTTCTTTTCTGCGTTTGCTTTATCATAGCATTCTTGATTACAATAATATGTATTATATTTCTCTCCTGGAATTTGAAGAGCATCTTTCTTTTCTATTTTAGACTTACAGTATCTGCAAGTTACTCTCATTCCCATAGTCTACCTCCAAAAAAATAAGGGGAAGGTTGCCCTCCCCCTGTTTGTTAAGCTAGGGCTTCTAGAATTGCCTTTAGAGTCTTCTCATCATGTACATCTGCAAGCTTTGCACCATTTAGAATTCCCTTAATAATCTTCTTGGTTTCTGCATCTGCTGCCTTGAATGCAGGTCTGATAGTTGCTTTGGCTGCATTCTCATCGAAAGCCCCCTCATCGTCTTCGTTATCTTCATCGAAAAGATCAATTTCCTCATCTGTGTCATCGTCCCAAGGAGCAGTTTCTACTTCATTTACATCATCTGACTGAACTGGAGTAGCATCAATCTCTTCGTCTTCCTCAACGACAGGCTCCTCAACCTTTGCCTTCTTGGTAATCTTCTTTGCAGTCTTCTTGACTAAAACCTCTACATCACCAGAAGAAGCGTTGCAAGTCTTACTCTTTTCCATACCATCCTCGATAACCTTGATAAAATCCTTTGCCATATTTGGCTTGTCAAATACTAGATACTCAGGCACTGCACCAAAAGCAAATCTGCCACCAGCATCAATTTCAGGGGTGCCGCGGAAATAAAGCTTACGAATAGAATCAGTTGCATATCTCTTAGCATCGCTTCCCTCTCCAACAGTCTCAATATTACGGTCAATCATACCAGTAACAACGACATCAAAGATGTCGCCTAGAGCCGCTTCATATGCGGCAGATAGATTGCTTGTTAGCTGCATATAGCCCTCGCTGTCTACATTTGCCTTATCCTTAATATTCTTATACTTCGAATGGCCTAGAACCCAAACCTGAATACCCGCCTTGCGAATCTTATCAAAATAGTTCTTCATAAGAGTGGCGGAATACTGTTCTCCTGCAGTATAGCCCCCCATAGCCGCCTTCACAGATTTTACCGTCTTCTGGGGATTCTCAATATTGTGCTGACGGATAGTTTCCTTATCAAACAGGGGAACAAGTTCATCGGCAACATCGAAACCAACAATTTCAATGTGATGCTCAGTTCCCTTGCCCTCAATCAGCCACTTTTGGAACTCAATAAGATCCTTGTAAGTATCTAGATGAAGAGTGTTTAGGTTATCTAGCAGCTCATCACCGTGCTCCATGCCAATTTCTGCAAGACATCCATAGGTTGGGTCTCCATACTTCTCCATAATTACGTCTCTAAATAGAGTGGACTTTCCGAATTTCTTTACTGAACGAATATAAATACTTACATTCTTTAGATCTGGTTTAATAGTCTTTACAGTAGGTTTTACAAATGCCATATTAATTATCTCCTTCATTAATTAAAATTTTTTCATAATTTTCTTTATACATGAAAATATATCCATGAGAATATTTATGACGACCAGAACAACATTCACCAATACTAGATTTAGAAAATCCAGTTTGATTTGAAGCTTCTGATATGCTTGAATACTCCTTAATATATTTATTATCTTTTGTTAATTGCACAACTAATCTTTCTCTATGTGATTTATATTTATATACAATAGATGGATCGTATTCGTCTTCGTATAACCACATAAAACCACCGGATGATATTTTTATATGTCTCACACAGGCACTAATTTGCTGATATCTAACTCCGGTACACTTTTCTGCTTCTTTTAATGAATTATATGTTTGTAAATATTCTCCATCTAATGTTAATTGTACGATTTGTCTTTTATTTGCATTATTCTCACTAATTTTCTTTTTTGTTTCTTCTGATACGATAAACCCCATATGTGCTTCCGATAATTTCTTTTTAAATTCTTCAGAATGTTTTCTTCCTCTATGTGCATTTCCAATTTTCTTCTTTGTTTCTTCCGATAAATGCTTTCCGAAATTAGGATGATTTTCTCCAGATATTTTCTTTTTATTTTCTGGACTAGCCCAAAACTCTTTACCATTGTTGCTAATTTTATCTTTTTGACTTTGCGGCATTTTATATCCTTTGTGTGCTTCGCTAAGTTTTAGTCTATATTCTTCGGGCATTTTCATTCCTGTATTCCAAGGTTTTGTACCAAGTTTTGCTTTGCTCATTTTTTCTCTTGCTTCATCTGTATGTTTATAACCATTTGTTCCGTCTCCGCCATCTGTCAAATTATATCCATATGATGGATTATGATATTTTGCACAATTAGTCTTAAATAACGCAATAAGTAGTCTTTCTAAATATTTACCCTTACTTTCACTAATATTTTCTTCCCAAACAATATGTTCAAAATTATCCCAGCCATATTTTTTTTATAGCCGAACGAAATGCGTCCTGTCTGCCTTTTGAATATTGACTACCATCATTTCCCCATCTTTCTTCTGGTTTTCTACTAGTTATTCCAATATAAGATTTATTATTTATTTTATTTCTATGTATATAAACACACCACTTGTTTTCTTTCGTTTCCATAAATCAATAGAGTTTTTGTCGTATTTATTATCTCTAAATTCACCTCCATTAATTTTGTATTATAAAGGGAGAAATTAATCTCCCTTATAGATCATCATCAAACAAATCCACATCTTCTGTATCTTCTTTGACATCGGCTCTAGCAGGATGCATATCGTCTGTAGTATAACTTGTATCTTCAACATTCTTTTTTCTTGCATTTAGACCCTTGAAACGAATCTCGGAAATTCTTTCTCCTGCCTTTTGTCCACCCATTGCTGCCGCTAACTCTTCTACTGTCACTAGCCCACAGTCCACATCCTCTTTATCTTCATCACTCAAATCTTCATAAGTAATTGCAGACATACTCGCACCTTGAATTACTTCTCCTACAAGACCAATGTTCTTAATTTCATCGTCATCTGCAACGAGCTTCTTCTTCATCACTTTTAGCTTCTTTTCATCACGAACAACAAATGTAATAGGTGTAAAGCCGTTTTTCTTCATCATACCATCCCAATATGTGGTATACCCATTGATAAATCCCTTGCCAGTTTCATCAAAGTCTGAATCATCTACTGCGTTAGCTCCAAAATAAAAATCTACAGAAAGATCTGTGGCTTCATCAATACCATCTTTTGCAATATCAACACGGTTCACATGATAATTTACATAGAAACGACCCTTTTCTGCATTATACTGCACCTCCTGATAGCCAGAAATACGGAACACAGTATCTTTAATTTTAGGGGAAGAAACTACCTTAGTCATAAACTCGGCAAAATCCCACTCACTCAAGAACACATGGCGTCTCTTGTTACTCTTATCAAGAGCTTCCTTTACCTCTTCAAGAGTATTACATCCTGTCTTGGCAATTAATTCATCAGTAATCTCATCATTTTCAAATGCCTTTACTGCATCTTGTAGTGCATAACGCATCTGAGCATCCCCAAGATCTACAACAAATTTACGATAGCCCGCAACTTTTTCGATTTCCTTTTCATCAAATCTCTTTGACCAAGGAATGTCAATCTTTTCTCCCTTGGTAACAGAACCGTCCTCATTAGTTACAGTTTTTGCAATTGTCTTTACAACATTTTTTTTGTCATCATTCCATTTTCCACCTTGTGCTACACACATCACACGATTAGTTCTAGAAATGCAGTTAAATCTAACTGTAGTCATAGACCAGCCTGAATCAAAAGTCTTTTTCTCTACTGGATGAAATGAGTCCGAATCCTTAATACTTTGAATTTTCCCGATAAATGTAAATTGATTCATTATTATATTTCCTTTCTTTCATTAATTTTGTACTGTATTAATATAAAAAATATCTTGGATCGTTATTTATATCCCAATATAAATACTTATCATCCAAGTTGTCGCCTATCCATAACTGTGATGTTTTGTCTTCACATTCTTCACAAAACATTTCATAATATAGTTCTTCTGTCTTATATGGATATTTTATGTAATGCACTGCACCACAACTGCAGCATTGGTAGTATCCTCCTACTTTCATACACTCGCCATAATGTCAACTCGACATTTTTGCTGCCTCCTTTCCTCATGTGGTATAACCACTTTTCTACTTATGGTTGGATTATACCACATAATGTAATTTTTGTCAAGAGTTTGAAATAATTTTTATTGTCATCTTACTTCCATTAACAATTATTTTTCCATTTTCAATTTCATATGAAACAATGTCATCTTTATCAATACATATTGCCTGTCCATACACACGGAACCCCCATCCCGCTTCTGTCTCTGGTACAAACTTCATCTGAATATGTTGCTTGTCAAAGAGCTTATGCTCAGTATAAATATCTACATTTTTCCCCTTTATTTCTTTTAATGCATCAATTAATTGTCTCATGTTTTTCTCCCCTTTTCGTCTAAAGTTTGTACGGATATTTTAGCATATTTGACCATAAATTACAAGAACAAATGTTCTCCTTCTATAAATTACTAATTAATTTTGTGCTGTAAGCAGTATATAATAAGCAATATGCTTATACATACTGCTCGTATTTCTGACAAATGTTGTCTACATAATAATCACCAAACCCATATTGCTTTGCCAATATTTCTCCCTTGTTTGTTTTTAAGAACTCTCTTAATCCCAATCCCGTTTCCTTCATACCATGTTGAAGATAATGCCATAAACCAGACGCTGCAATATTCTTCATTGTTAGACCAGGTATATCTAAATAGTCCCTAAATATTTGAATTTTACGATAAAAGTAGCGAAAATGCACATCATCAGAGTCTACGCCTCTTGTATTTGGTCTTTCTTTATAAATACGCCCTCTACCGATTACTTGTGAGATCCTCATTGTGTTTCCATATGCCATAGATTCTGTTTCAGAAAACGCTTTCGGTAAAAATTCTTTTAGTCTTCTTGTCATAGGAAACTCTTTACCGTTTACGCATAACTTATCTCCTTGCACACAGTCTTCTGTAACTGAATATATATCATTCATATTCTTACCAGCGACACCTTCCCAAAGCAATTCTACGATTGCCTTGTCTACCCAGTTAAGAAGCTGCACTTCAACATCATCAAGTTCCTCCCTTGTAAGCAAGATATTTGCATCTTTGTCTACCATATCGGCAACATCTGCTTTTCCAATTGACTCATACGCATTTGTGCCAACTTCTCCGAATACGAATCTAGAATAATGCTTTAAAACTATGGTGTAATTCAACAAAGAGCTGATTGACTTTGCCTTAAATTTTGCAAGCATATCTAGAATCTCATCCCTAGTAAACTTTGACACATCCTTATTAAGTTTCTCTTCAAAATCCTCTGTCTTTTTAAAAACTGCATAAAGGCTAGTTTTTGCAACCACCTTACTCCTCAAGTACTCTTTTATAAACGTCTCTTTTTGCGCTTCGTTAAACATCTCCTTCTTCACTCCTTATAACTGTATTATACAGTACAATATTAATTTTGTCAATATTATTCTTTTACAAGTTCATCCAAAATTGACATTGCCCTTTCTTTAGATTTGTCAGAAATCTCCGCATAACGCTGTGTTGTCGCAACATTAGAATGATGAAGCTGCGCAGAAGTAAGATAAATATCACCAGTTTTTTCGTAAAGATTAGTCGCACAAGTATGTCTCATAACATGTGGTCTTACTTTCTTTGTTGTAATTCCGTCTGCGTACTTAATCAATAAATCTCTAACTACATCATAACTAATTCTTTTCCCAAACTGTGATACAAATAATGCATTTGTGTTAACATCCTTAAAATACTTCCTTCTATCACAAATCCAATCAATCAAAATCTTTTTTACATTACTACCAAACATAACATCAAAAGACTTGTTTCTCTTCTCTATTACTCTAATTGTTCCTTTTTCGAAGTTAATATCATCAAGGTCAATTTGAGTAATAGCAGCAACACGTAGACCAGTTGTAATGCCAAGCATAAAAATGCACAAATCCCTATTTACAAACATTTCTTTTGCGTTTACCTTAATATTTTCGATAACATCCTCAATTTCCTTCTTTGTAAGATATTCTACAGAAGGATTGTCTGTGATTTTAGGTCTGCTTTTTTTAGGTACTGGATTAATATTAATTTTATTGCTCTCCTTCAAAAACTCAAAGAACGAATTGAGTGCATACCATTGATTTGCCCTAAAGCTGCTAGATGTCGGCTTCGTTACACCTCCAACTTTTTTTGTTTCAAGACTAACCATATATTTATTAATGTCAATTGAGCTGACCTTTTTATAAAAGTCATCAGTATTATTCCCTTTTGTTACATAATCCATAAACAATTTGATGGAATTAATATACTCTCCAATTGTTCTATATGATTTCTTTTCTGCTCTTAATGTATAATAATACTCATAAAAAACCTTTGGGAGCGTATCAACTTTATTTTCTATTTTTTTAAATGCTATAGTTTCCTTTTCAAGTCTACCATTAGGCATAATAAGATTCCTCCTCTTTTACTTTTCTTCTCCATCCGAAGAAGATTGCACTTACTACAATCCAACCGATTACTCTATCATTAAAAATAGTTAGGATTGCCATAATAAATACATACCAAACCCATCCGATAGAAAGCTTTAAAATTTCTCTGTCTTTTGGAATTATTTTTTTTCTTTCAAATCCATTATAATAATCATTGCTGTAAACTTCAATAATGTTATATATATCAGAATGAAAGATTTTATTGCCGTATTTAAAGGTGGCACCATTAGTTCCATTTCCAATATAATATGCATCTACAATTTGATTTTTATATTTTATCTTAACCTTTGCCCCAAGTGCATATGTTTTACCATCATACTTAAAACAATTATTCAAACAATCTCCTCCATCAAAGCAATTGCATATTCCAGAGAATCAATTGCTTCACTCAAATTATCTTGTGCGTTCTGAGATACAACTCCGTTTTCAGATTCCTGCAAATTTTCTGGGATATTACTAAATGAAAGCTCTTCTTCTGCCAAAATATCAGATACTATTTTTTCAATCTTTTTAATTGCATTTGCAATTTCTTTTCTTCTTGCTTTATTCATAATTACCTCCAATTAAATTCCATATGCTTTGCACATATTTTCAATCTCTGCTTTTCTGCTCTTCCTCTTCTGCTTTGCCCTCTCTCTTTGTGCCCACCACTCATGATCTTCATTCCTTACAAAATGCCAACACTGTTTTCCAAGACAATTGCGACCCTTAATTTGTTTGACGGTCATATGACAATTATGTCTTCTGCAAAAACCTGCACAATTCTCGGAACAAGTACCATACAATGTTTCCATTCTTCTCTTCCTTTCTATGATAATTATATCAAATTAATTTCGTATTGTCAATAATTTTGAGAATATTTTGTTAACTTGCCATTCTTTTCTCAAAAGCTGCCTTGTATCTTGCATAAGCTGCAACTTCATCATATCCATTCTTCTTCAAAATCTCCAGCCTTTCCTTTTCGTCCAGCACCCTCACAACACGAATTGCACTTGTAATAATCCATGTTCCACGAGAGCCTTCATTAAACCAGTAAAATCCATTCTCTGGGATTCTATCCTTCATACATTTACCTGGAAGATTCAGCACGTCTTCTCTATAATCATTTGTTGCATCGTATTCACACAAACACCATACTCGTTTCCATCCCTTATTTCTTCCCTTATAAGATCCAAGATCAGAGCCATCATATCCACGGAGCCATGGAGCATCAGGAATGTCCATACCAAGGTGCCATCCCGGCCTCAGCGAAAAGCATTTTGTGGGCAAATTCTCTGCAGGAATCCATTCCCCAATCTTAGTTTCCTTATTTTTGCCAATAAAAAGAGGATACAACTTACCAGTAGTATCCATTTCAAACAACTTATAACCATATCCAGTTTTCATTTTAAAAATCTCCTTTCAAATGTCAACAATAATACACTCATTTTCTTTTCTTAAAAACCTACATCCTTGTACAACTTTAGGATCAATTGGATCTGGATAATCAGGATTACTAGTCACATCATTTCTCTCCCTCCTTCTTCACATTCTCTCATATAAATATAAGTTTCTGTAGCCATCTCTCTTTCTTCTTCTGTTAAATCATTCCAATAAAGCCAATTCATAAGTGAGTCTCCTTTCAAACATTATAAGCAACAGTTTCCGTCACAATAATATGAGTGCCAGTACAATGAAAATCATATCTGCGATACAATGCACCAGGCATCACATCATACTCCTCTCTTACACCAAACAAATCACATTTTTCTTCAAAGTTCATTTCCTCAAAATCCAAAACCTCTTCATCATTCTCAAGCTCGTACACATAAACACGGTCTGCCGATTCGTCCCAACCACAAAGAGGTGAAGTATAAATGTGTTTCATAATTAATTTCCTTTCAATATTCCATAGTTGTTACTTTACCGACAACATTACAGTGACTAACATATAGCCACAAACACTTTCCGTTTTCTATATTTTCCATTAGGTCTTTTACTTCGTTTTCCTTGTACTTTGACCCGTGTACGTTTTTACAATTTCTATTTTTAACTGCGACTCTTATTGCTCCATAGGCATTATTACTGGCTTCGGCTCGGTAATTCCCATCATCATCCTTATAAATCTCATAAATGAAATTGCAAACTCCATCTGGCATTCGTCTACTTCCAATAAATCCTGTATAATACGGTTCCCAATCAATTTTTTCGTGCGTCCGACAAGGCTGCGTATAATGAATAGGTCTATTAATTTTCATAATTAATCTCCTTTTTTACACAGACTCCCAAGGTCTATGCTCAAGAGCATCCTTTACTAAATTTGTATTAATCCATTCAAGGACAGGCTTTAAATCTCGCTTCCAAGTTTCAAAATTAACGAGTCGTTCCTCTTCACTTTTCTCTGGATAATGAAATCTAGTCAAAAAATATTCCTTCATCTTATCATCATTAACACAGAGTTTATTCCCAACGGGAAAATAACGAGGAAGTTCAGGAGAATCAATGCCGCATTTTTCTTTTGTAATAAGTTCATATTTTTCGGACTTAATCTTCCTCTCGCCGCTCTCAGTAAAGAAACAATCCAGATTATAAAACACATCCATGTTTCCAGTATTGAGATAATTATGAGTTACCTGAAGCATCTGCTCATAATAAGGAAAGAACTGCATTGGAAAAGTATCCCTACTATATGTTCGCAATTCCTGACGATAATTATGAATCCAGTATCCAAACTGACGATAAAGTTTCTTTTCCTCTTCCGTTTCATGAGGACAATTCCAAATTAAATCACACCAAACTTCAGAAAGCTCATAAAGTAAATGCTTATACTCCGCAATATCGCTTGTAGAAAATGTAATCCTAAACGAATGCTGCTTAATTTCATCATGAATCTGCTCCATCTGCCGCAGAACATTTTCCTTTGTCATTTCCATAATTAATCTCCTTTACATTTTCAAGATTTCCTCCAACAGAGCTTCTGCCTTTTTATCTTCTGTGTCATGATATAGAACGCCGTCATAGTAAATATATTTTTTATCAAGATAACCAAGCTCAAAAAGTTTTTCAGCACATCTCCAATCTAGCTCAAATTCGCTTACCCATGAATTAAATATATTAACTATGTTATCCAGAGTCTCCAATAATTCATTTCCATTAAATTCCACTCCATCTACAATATAATACGTAGTTGGAATCATCTTAGTAATTTTAGTAATCATTTCTCCTCCTTATGAAATCTATACAAATTACCAAAATCTCTTAACATATCTTCAATGTCAGCAAGCTGATGCTCATTAAATTCTGCCTTATGATCCTCAAAGAACTTCTGCTGCTCATCTGTGATAAACATCACATTTCCATCATCATTATAAACACATTTATATGCATCAGAAGTTCTAATGCAAATCCAACCATTCCTCAAGAGAACATCTTCGCATAATTCAAAAGGTTTTATGCGTTTTAAGTTAAACTTATCAACCAACTTTTCTGCTTTAGAAGTATGCTCCCATCTAGAGCAAGGATATAAAATCCCTTTTGTATCAAGAAACCCACAAATCATTTTAATCCTCCAAGAAGTTATCTTCCAACACAAGTACATTTACTTTATGTGTCCAAGCAGTGCAGGCATCCAAACCAATGCATCCATCGTGCTCAATAATATCAAAGCAAGCGTCTTCGTCAAACTCGCTTCCAATTCCCTTCTGCCACCATCCAGTACTATTGTGCCAGTGCCCATGCACAATTGTCTTTCCAGTCTTATTGCCAACTACTGCTGCAATATCAAAAGGATTACCCCACATGGCCTTATTCCATTTGCTTTGTGAAGCATATCTCCAGTCTTTGCCACCAGGAACCCAACTGTGACAGAAAATATAATTCTCTGTTTCAAAGTAATTCACCAGTAGACTCATATACTTTTGGTATTCTGGATCGTCTCGCAACTCACCAAGAATTTGAGCATAGCTCATCAAACAAGCATTTTCTTTTTTACAAAAATCATATGCTGTCTTTGCCGTTCCGTTATGAAAATCATGAGATAGAAAACACTTTCTACGAATTGCATCTTCCATAAGCAGCTCATGATTACCAGTAACCAACATCTTATTTGGCAGGCTGTTCAAAAACTCAATTACCTCTCTTGGCTGAGGGCCACGATCCATTGCGTCTCCACAGCTTATGAGCCAGTGCTCAGGATTCTGCGGGTCAAAACCCGCATCATCCAATGCTTTTTTCATTTCTGTGAAGAAGCCATGCACATCTGATACTGCAAATATTTTCATTTTCATTCCTCCTTAAATTTTCTTACGACGAAATGTTTTGTTATCAATTAGCACAATATGTCCTTTTCCAATCTTTCTCATAAAACTATTAAATTTCTTTTCATCTGTCTCCGTTGTATTAATACCAATGTCACCAATGTATTCAGTACGAATTATCTTGTAGCACTTATTTTTGAGTTCTACCATCATTTCCTTTCTTGTTACTGGTTTCCCGTCTACATAATATTGATATTTGTTCATTAATATTCCTCCTCCATTTCATTTCCCCAGTTATCCCAACCATCGAAAGATTCTCTGGCAAAGAGTTCAATTCTTGGGGAATAACTTACATTTTCAATCATTTCTCTCATTTTTATAGGTTTACGACTATGCTCTCGTTTCGGCTCATAGAATGCCGTTACACCTTGACAACGTTTTCCATTTTCGTCTAACTTATATGGCAGACGTTTCTTTGTTGTTGCAAACAGACAATGTTCTGAAAGACCACGATAGTATTGACCAAGGCCGATTCTATCTTTAACCCATGTAATCATAGTTATATACTCAAATCCCCACTGTTCAAGTAACCACAATCCGTCTTTGAGGAAATTGTTAGTTACCCACATATAAATATGACAACCATCTGGGTCTGCTAGTTCCTTTATAGGAAGCTGTGCAATATCTTTTGTCTTCATAAGCGGATAATGTCTGTCTGCACCACGTTTGATTTTGCCACCACCCTGTTCTGCCCAAGGTGGGTCAAGATAAATAGTTTTGTACTTATTCCCAGTGTTGTAAATATCGACTGTCATTATGTCATTTCCTTTCTGTTATTCATTAACCAGAACTACAGTTTCACCGTCTTCAAATTCTTTTCCACATATGTCACAATAACGTCCATGTGAGTCATCAAAATCCTCTGTTGCATCAAACCATTGCCAGTAATCAAACTCAGCCTCTTTGTATACTTCATCTCCTTTAAGACATTTTTTACAAATAATCATTAAATCACCTCCTTGAGTTAATTTTGTACTGTTAATGTTGTGTAAATTTAACTGCCTTAATTCTCTTATCCCAACACTTTCTACAGATGCTGCATGTGATTGTCTTGTCCTTCTCATTAGGACAACTTGTAATTCCCTCTGGAAACTCAGGATTCAAAGTCTTATCCTTAAAGTCTACATAAGCCACAGGCAAATTGTGAGGATTGATTACTTTCCATCCAATATGCCATGCGGAGAAAACCACATTTAAATTCTCTGGCAAATCTCCATTCTCATCAATCCACTTGTTTACGATTTCATATTTCTTTGTGAACGACATAAACTTAATATCGGGAAATTCTTTTGCTAAATCAATCATTCCAAGAAAGAAATCATAATCTGCAATGTCACCACAATCGAAGAATCTGAACAACGGGAACGGACGATGCTTTACTTTAAATCTAACTTGCTCCCAAAAATCTTCCTGATCAGCATTGTATAGGCGCAGATTCCTTGTGTATGCCGCAACAACCTTACTCATAGTCTGTCTGCCTTTCATACAGTAACAACCAGTTGCCTTACAAGGTGCGTCCTCACGACATGTACAAGTGGGCAGAGCCAAATCATTGCACAAAGGACCTGTCTTAGAATTTACACAGCTTATGCTCACCTCATTTGTTTTTGCTGCAAGTTGATTGATATATTCCTCTCTAGGCAACCAAACCTTATTTTCATTCTTTTTCATTTTTTATACCTCCATTATACATTAATTTTGTATTCTGTCAAGTAAAAAGGAGCCATTCGGCTCCCTTTTAGTGTTCTGCTGCATATTTGACAAATCTCTGAATGGTTTTCATTAATCCCTTATAATCTTTTGGAGATTCCCATTCAATATTATCATCAAAAAATCCTTCTTTACTAATTCCGTCAATTGTAACATCAAGTGTTTCATCACAACTATTTACAAAGACAGAAATAAGATATTTGTTAATGACAATACAATAAGCTCCACTTACATCAAGATAAAATCCAGGAATCAAACTCTTATCAATAAACTCTTGTAACTTAGGATTTGTCATTTTACATTCCCTCCTTTAATATTTTGTTTCCCTTTCATTCATCAGCCAACCAACGCCTTTACTATGCTGTTCGTCAAACCAATGCCAAATCTCTTCTCTATGAGTTCCTTTACTCCAACCTTGCCAATCAACATCAAGGCATTCATTTTCGTCAATAGGTACATCTTCAAGCTCATCCCACATAGATTCAAGAAGTTCATCATCATATTTCTGATAAATGCTCATTTACATTTCCTCCTCATCATATTCTGTAATATACTCTACTCGAATTGCAACAATCTTCCCTTCATCATTATGAGCAACCCAACAATAATAGCTACCATCTCCATAACCAGAAGAAGATGCAAAACCAAGATTGTCAATAGTGTTTCCATCAAGAATTTGAATTGTTGGCCAACTTACCTTTGCGTTGTTGCTCCATTTTCTATGTCTTTCTAGCTGTTCAAACATATCTTCGGCATTATAATCCCAAACAAACTTTACATAATCTGGATTTTTCTTAGTTGTTACAGTAAGGTCACATACTCTCCAATACCAATCGTTATCTACATGTTCAGTTTCATTGTCGTCACTATGATATTTTTTATAATATTCATAATCAAAAATACCAGCCTGACCACTATCAACGCCAACCTCGAAGTTTTCCTTACTGTATTCAAGGAACTTCTTCATATAATCTGCATGTACAACCTGAATTGCGGAAACTCGTCTACCCCATGTGCCTTCATCAGAAGTTTCCACCGTACACTTGTAGTTACCTTTGAGCACATTATCAATCACGCCTTGACACCAAGTATTCATTCCATAACATGGATCAGAAACCATTACCTTATTATTAAGAGCTATAAAACCCTTATCATTAATTTCAATATTATTCATCTTTCATCTTCCTTTCATATTCATCAATCTGTTCCATACTCAACCACGCAGGTTTCTCTTTAAGCTCATTCCAAATTCGTCTCATGGCTTCAATGTGCTTTTCAACACTCTTGCCCCACAGATATTTTGTACTTCTGTTTCCAAATCCTAGATAGTATTCACAATCTGACCTCATACGGTCAAGCATTTTATATTGAAATTCACTATTCATATTAATCATCAACCTCACATTCATAAAAGTTTTCGTCACAATCGAAGCAAACATAAGCATATCCTGCTACATCACTCGGTGAAAGAATCTTTCCACAACGAGGACATTTTCTTTTAAGATTACTTGTAAACTTGTCAACCAAAATCCTATTAGGATAATCTTCATGGTAGTACAAATCAATAAAAGTAGATGTTTCTGTATTTAGACAAATTGGGGTTCCAATCTCGATTGCCTTTTCATTAAGGACGTTAAACGCATCAATAATGTCCTGCGGTGTCTTAATGTTTTCAAGATTAATTGTCTTCATTTATTTTTCCCTACCTTTCTTGCAGTCAAATCATACTCTTCCTCTGTCAAATAACTGTAGCTCATCAAGAATTCATCTTTTGTCAAGATTGCAAAATCTCTCATCTTTTCTGCATCATCACAAAAATCGGTATACTTAGCTGTGTTAATCATTTGCGTTTCTTTCCCAAACTCCATAGTTTTCTTTGCAATATCTGCCAACATACCAGTATACTTTGCAATAACGTCACTTAGCTTAAAGATTTCAACCCATCCATTATCGGACAACTGAACCAAATACCATCCAGCACCTTCATATTCTTCAATTCCATAGCTATTATCACTCTTGTAGTAATAATGGGTGAACATCATATTGAATTCCATTTCATTATTTATCAAATATGCAGTATAGGTGCAGAAATCATCTCCAAGTGGAATGTTCACATCAAAAGTTTTAAGTGTTAAATCCTTTGTAATTTCAAATTCATATTGACCACATTCCTTGCTGTCTGTAAATTCCTTTCCGTCAAATGCCTTGTAGACTGTGCTTGTAATTTCTTTCATAATTCATTCTCCTTTAATATTGTATTGTCCGTATAGCCGATAACTCAGCTTTGAATTAATGTTCTACATAGTAACCGCCGATGTAATAAGCAATGTAGTCAGCTTCTATTTCGTCCCACACGGTCTCATAAGGAACTCCCCTTGAATCATACACAGTAAACATCTTGACTTCCTTTCTTCTCGTATAGCCGGCTTTATTTTTACCAGCTACTTCTGTAATAAACCATTTCCTTTTCAAAGTCCGTTGTTTCAAGTACTCGTGTCAGAATATCAATCGTATCCTCAACACCTCTCATATACCAATTGTCATACTCAGTTCCTCCAAAGAAGAAACCTCCCTGAGTAGGAAGAAGTGCTGCAACTTCATCGGCATTTACAATAACCTCTCCGTCCTCATAACAATTTTCCCACTTCCCATTTGTGCATATCTGCCCATTTACAACCTTTGCAGGCTCCAACACGGCGATTTGCTTAACTTTCTCACAAGTATCAAGCAGTTCCTCAAGAATTTCCTTTGTGCATTCCTTGTGATAATCACAATCGTCAACACCATCTTGAACATGGTCAACGAACCACTGGTGAATCATATTTTCTTTTCGCCAGTAGCCTACCTGCTCCATAATACGGCCATATCCATAATTACGTTCAATATCCCAAGCAGAGTATTTAGTATTGAAAAACTGCTTATAATATTCGACCACATCAACATTAGGCAATTCACTAATGTCAATACCACACCACTCTTTCAATGTGCAATCTGCATATTTATTACCTTCATTTTTCTTTTGCTGCCACTCAAGATAGTTATCAATTACACTTACCTCATTTGCAGTAGTGTTCTTGTAACGAGGCATTCTGTTCAAGTACATATCAAGTCCTATGATAACGCATCTCCCTTCAATCATTAATATTAATTTTATTCACTGACCTTATTCATATCATTTATATACTCTTCAACAGAATGTTCATTCATAGTTTCAATCGGATAAACAGATACCATCCTGCAAGGATAATATCCATTATCACTTTCAGTTCCATATCTGTTGAAAACGTTCGGCTCTTTCTGGAAGCCAACATAAAACTCAAGGGTCTTTATGTCAAGATCAATGATGTATGCATACTCACAAAACAACGAATCCTTAATAAAATCGCTATCATCTATCATATATGCAACTGGACTATTATAGAGAGCATCCAGATTTCCCTGTATATTTCTCAGCAGACAATACCAATCATTTGTAGACTGCGTTGATACGCCGAGATTGCATAGACCTGCGTCTACACAAGTTTTGATTTCCTCCTTAGTAGGACTTGTATCATTCTGCACCATCTGAATTCTGTCATAAAACTTTTTAAGTTCATCAATGGAATGCTTTTTGATAAAGTTAACCACATCTGCTCCAAGCCCATCGGGATAGCTGTCGAAATGATTATAAGTTGTCTTGTCTACTCCATTCTTACGAAATCCGTAAAGTCCTCTTGTACCCATATTAAATTCCCCCTTTAATTTTCTTCAAAATCACAATTTTCTTCATCAATTTCATCACTATCAGAAATCCATTCTAGCTCACCGATAGGAATTTCATCAATGTGTTTCTTTGCATATCCAATTGCTTCTTCCAAAGTCATTTCATCGGGAACATCAATGCCACTACAATAAACTGCCATACAAGTTACTGTCACATTCAATCTTTTCATTTTTAAATCCTCCTTTAAAACCAGTCACATGCATCACTACACATCCAATAATATAAATCATCAACATTTTTAAATTTAGAAATATCTACATCAACACCTCCGTAAGATACACTAACAATTGGATCGTCAAAAGAAATAGCAACATCAATATCATCACTTTCGCAAGCTACAAGGAAACAAGATGCCGTATCAAATTCTCTTGTAATAACAATCCCATCTACATTTTCAGTTTTAATAATAAATTTAAACATTTTTAAATCCTCCTTTAATTTTGTATCGTTTTAAATGCATCCACCACAACATCCCCACGGGACATTATCATTGAACACTTCATCAATTTCTGCTGCATATTTGCGGAACTGTTCGGGAATCTCGTTTGCGTCGATTCTCCATGCTCCTTTCCACGTTCCTTCATAGTTCGGATTGATACCACCACCACTGCTCCAAAACGGATAATACTTTGGTTTGTCTTTAGAATGGAATCCATAGCCAAATGTAATTTTCTCTCCATCAATCTCAAGTGTCAGTACTCCACTACACAGGTTGGGCCATTTCCCAGTGTAAGAAACAAACTTTACATGATTAGTTTCATTATTGTTACGATTAATCAACATTTTATTCTCCTTTCATCATCTGCTCAATCAGTTCCATTGTCTTATCGTCTTCCAGATAGAAACCGTCACTTCCAATCTGTGCCTGAAGATTACATACTAACTGCATAAATCTCCAATCGGGAACCATGTACCAGTATGCCTTGAGCATCTCACAGAACTTGTCAATTCTCTTGGGGTCTCTCATTTTTGAACCTCCTTTAAATCAAATTCCATATTCAGCATGTTGTATGACATTTATTCTTCCTCCTTATTTACTGCAAATGGCCAGAGCTTCTATTGTCTTCTTCATATGTCCACATAAAATCAGAAGTAACAAGTGATTTATCTGCATCATAAGTGAACAAATAAGCATGAATGGTGGCTGTAGCAAAATGAATAGAATGATTTGTATCGTGCGAAAGAAACGTATATTGAACAGAAAAACTATCAGATTTCACTTCAAAAATTTCTACCCCATCAGCATACTTTTGAATATAATCAAAAGCATCGCCAAATGTTTGAAACATTCTTTCACGATTTCTAATATAATCCACAATAGTAACAGTAAACAAACAAAATTGACTTGCAGGAACTGTACGTCTAAATTCCATGTTGCATCTCCTTTCAAATTGAGCAACTACTATGGCTAATTCTACCGTTCTCTGTTATACTTCCGCCACAATAAGGACAAATTCCGCTTGCTCCAATTTTAATCATATTATCACGGCTTTCACTTCTTTCTCTTGGATAAGACACATTGCAATTATGAAAAGTCGTATAGTCTTTATAATGACAACCATAGGAGTCTACATTACCACCTACATCACCATCCTCTTTCTTTCTCCAAATAGTATCAGTAAGACCAATGATAGGTGCAAGTTCGTCTTGCACATAGTTGCGGAACACCTTATAAAGGTCGGTTCTCCCATCGTTTCCCTGGGGATACACTCTGCCTTGTACAAGAATGTTCTTTCCATAATGGAACATACACCGATAAATCTTACCCTCGTTTGCAAAATCAGTCGGTACATGGTTATGTACAAATGTGATAATCGAAGTTTCGTCAAGCATATAGCTTAAAGTCCCTCCGCAGTACATACCAGAGTAACTATTATCCATATGTCTACGGTTCTCTTTATCAATCGTATGACAACTTGCCCAGTTTACACCAAAACTCATAGTCAAGTAGTCAATAGGGTTGACACTAATGAAGAACTTTAGTTTTCGCTTAAGCCCACTCACCATATCTGCATACTCTGCGAATAGCTTGTTGTACTTCTTTGCCTTGTCAATGCCGTAGAAAGCACAGACTCGATTGAAAGCACGACTTGTTTTCATGCCCTCTCTTACCTTGTATTTCTCATTCATATGTTCTGCATTTTCATGGCTGATGGTCGAAGTGCTGATAGTTCCGAAATCATAAATTGCCGAAGAGAAATCATTATATACATTGTGAGATGCCTTAGTTGCACCATCACTTGCAAATGTATTCTGCTGCTCGGTTGCCCTTTTCAAAGAAGTTACAGCTTCGGACTTCATCAAATCTTTTGCTGTAATGGACTTCACTCCAGTTCTGAGGTAATCCTCAAACTTCTTTCCATTCTCATCTTTGAACTTAAGGAGAATATCTTTTGCCTTTACACCATTTGGGAATCCATCACAGAAATTACGAATGTCTCTGGCACTATTTTCTCTTTCGAGTTCAATATCAATCATCATTCGCATATCACCGATGTAATGTTCGGATTTTTGGAACAGCTCAATCAAATCCTTTTTGTTGGTGAAGTATTCGTTCAGCATCTTACATACACCGTACTCACTATTTCTGTGTCCGTACTTAGTAAGCAGGGCCATCACATCATCAACAAGTTTGTCGGTATCGCAATATTGACCCCATGCTTCTTTCAAGGCTTCCTTTGTAGAAACTGTCTGCTGAGTTACAGGAGGAGTATAGTCATCAGCCAAACCAACAAAGTCAGCGCTTCCCCATATCCAATCACCCTCATCATCTTCGAGTTTGTATTTAACATTATTTTCATCTCCAAAGTCATTATTGACAGTCTTAATTATCGCAACCTTTCCACAAAATCTATCCATTCCAGGTCCATAACCATAACGATAATTATTACCATCAGTGCCTAAATTCTCCCTTACAACAACACGATCACCAACATTGTAGAGTGCCATAATTATATCTCCTTTCAGTTATACAGACTTGCAATTTTTGCCTTGATGTTTTCAAATGTAGTATCGGGAATATTCCAAATAGAGTTACAAACAATATATTTTCCGTTACTCATAGTAAACAACTTATTGTATTTCTTAGAATACATAACATTATACCGATTACTTCTGTAATCAATTACAAATTTATCAACGATATTTAACTTATTGACCACGGCAGTAATATTATTTCTTGCCTTTAGTTTGTAATAAACTTCGTTTCTTATATCATACTCTGTCCTTTCTGTAAATCCATTGTCAATCACTTTGTCCACAGTGATCATATCGTCGAACACACATGGATACTTCGTAAATACATCCTCGATGGCTTTCATTTCCGATGTGGCACATTGTTTCCATCTACAGACATCTCTTGCGTCTTGAGAGTTAATGTCATAATAACCCAACGAATTTATGCAAGATAATTTGACACTATTTTTTGTATTTACCACATAACGCCCATCCTCTTGCAAAGTGTATTTTGCAGACAACCGTTTACTATTGGTTTCTCTTATATAAGGGCACCCAAAACAAGTAGCAGAAGTTGAAGTTCTGTCTCTGTGCTCCTTAATGGCTTCTGGTGTGTTTCTGATAATCTCACCACAAGCAGAGCATTTTACAAACTTCTTCCTGTTATCTCTTGAGATGGACACAATGTCCATCTGCCTTGCTTCACCGCCATCCTCCAATGCAAACTTGGTAGCACTCTTCATTTCTGCTTTCTTCCACACATACTGTTCTCCATCGTAGTTCCTAAGTAACACTTTCATAAGATTGCCTCCATTAATTTTGTGCTGTATTAAGAAGGGGCAAATGCCCCATTCTCTACTTCTTGCTTTCAATTTTATCAAACCACTTGTCTATTTCATCGAACTTCTTGTTGAATCTTTTTTCCATTTCAAGCAATGCTTGAAGTATTACATCAACCACCTCTTGTAGTTCTTTGTTTTCCATTGACATCAACTCCTTTTTGCCTTTATTATATCACCTCCATTCTGAAATTCAATAAACAATTGTCACAAATTTTCTTAGCCAATCCTCACAAGTCCACCGAACATTCCCTTTACTGCAATGCTGCCGAACTCACTGAAATAGTCAATGGTTTTGTTCCATACATAGGCAAACACATAGCCCTCCTTAATGTCGGCATTGTCTACTTCATATTCCTCCTGATAATCAGATACGTACAAGAAATTATACATATCCATTACTTCACCATCAATTTTTGCTGGTGTGTGAATCACATGATATACAAGTGCATTGTTTTTCTTTTCAAACTCCTGCACTTTTGCAGTAAGCTCCTTGTCACTACTGAACTCATACAAACCACCGGTTGGTTCAGAAAGCTGCACATCGTCTCTCTTAAATGCCTTGATACATGGAGCAAAAAGTCCAAGATTCTTCATACGTTTGATTGCTTCTACCTTTTTGATTTCTCTTGATACTTTCATGTTTATTCCTCCTCATAACCAAATTCTTTATTAAATTCTTCTTCTGTCATTTCTTTTACAGGCGAATCTTCCCACGGAGTTTCATTCAAATCAATATTGTTGAAGATTTCCTGAACAGCATCTTCATAACTATCTCCCTTAAAGGCGAAAGTAGCATGGAGTTCAATTACATAACCTTTCATATTTATTCCTCCTTTAATTTCGTACTGTATTTCGTTTTGTATTAGTTTGCCCGTTATAGGACAAACTATTTGTTTAGTCTAAAAGCCCACATGCATTTGCAATCATTGCAATAATTGCAAAGACTATGATCGTTCCAATGAGAGCAATAATTCCGTCTTTTGTTTCGTCCTTTCCGAATAGTAGTACACAAGCAATGATGATAAGTAAAATAACAACCATTTATTTACCTCCCTAACTTATACATTATTCGTAATTATTTTACCCCTATTATGCTACTGCGTCAACTTACTTCACCTCCTTAATTATTGTTCTGTTTCGCAAGATATTCTTTAAGTGGAATAGCATTACGCCAACCCTCTTTCTCGCCAGATACTAAGAATTCTCCTTTTTTATTACGTGCCCAGAAAATAATCCATTCTCCATTTACATTTGAAAACACTTTATCATCAGAATCATGACTAATAGAATACATATATGACCTTGCGTCTTCAAAAGAAGTAAATTGTTTGTTTGGAATTATGTCATTATGATTTGCAATTCTTCTGTATGCGGACGCTACATAGAAAATCATTTTTTATTCTCCTTTCAAACTTCTGAATACTGTATCGTAATTCCTTTTGTCTGTGACAATTAGTTTTGAATACCATTCATAAACATCATCCTTAATGATTTTAACTACTTCTTCCTCTGTAAAATCTCTGTCATCAAACAGAGCAACTTTGTCTACCTTTATTGGACCGTGCATTTCGTAGAACTCAATGAGTTTTACATGATGGTCTGTGTTCATATTCATTCCTCCTTAATTTCCTTTACATTGAAACCGTCATGACAATATTCATATTCGTCACTAAGCCAATCTGCAATCTCGTCAAGTAAAGCTCCATCATTGATGTCATTATATCCATCAAAGGTGTGTTCTACCTTCTTAGGAAGATTAACTTCTTCTCCGTCTGTGTCCCATTTAATGTCATAAATAAGAACCTTAATTTTGCTTTCCATCTTCTCAAAGTTTTCAACTTCTTCATATGCCTTTTGAATTGGGCACCATTCGCAAGTATCTCCAGTACAATGTCCAAGGTTTATTTCATTTCGGCAATACTTCCCAAACAAAGTCTTGAACGCTCTCATTTCATCATTAGTCATTTTACTTTACCTCCTTTAAAATTATCATTTTAGAGTTCTTCTCCAGTTTCTGCATCGAATACGGAGAGATTGTTTACGCAATCAAATCCAGTATGTTTAAGTTCGTCATTCACGGTGAACCAAGGAGTATAATCTGTCGGATAAATTTCGCATTCAAATACTACTTTAACTTTCATTTTATTTTACCTCCCTCAATGTAATATACTGTGCGTCAAGCTCTCCAAACGAGTATTCTTGATGAAAACTAACAATTTCACAATCAAGATAATCATCAAGTTTGTTAATATTTTCAAACGAATTGAATAATATTTTTGTATCTGTTCCCCAATACTCGTGTTCATATTCAAGATACACAACACAAATCCATGGCAAAACAACATCTGGGGCAATCTCAAGGAACTTTCGCAGAGTTACCATTTACTTTACCTCCTTATTTTTTATATATATCCACAAATATAGCTACAAATGCTCCAGACATTCCTCCAATCATTGCAGATAAGATAACGATTGCGGCAATTGTCATTTCACTTTACCTCCTTCACTTCAAATTCCTCAATGCCTTCTTCATGTGCAATATCAATGAGTTTTGCCTTGAGCCAATCAATGAATTCCTTTTCCGTCATTGTACGAATTGTATCATACTCTGTAAGAAACAGTCTAATCATCTGCCCTTCGGAAAGAACATATTCATACATTTGATTTGTCTTAATATGAATCGTATGATGTACAAGAGTAATATCAATCTCATTGATATATTCGCTTCCGTAGTCGCAGGTAGGACAACCACCATAACGATAATGGTCATCTGCATACCTTAAGATACCACCATCAAGCATTTTAATAAGCATTTACTTTACCTCCTTATGATCTTTCAAATATTTCTCAACTGCATTGTTCCACGCTTCGTTCACGGAGATTTTTTCGTTTGTCCAATCTCCTTCAAAATCACAGAAAGAGCACTGTCTTTTTGTTCCAATGCCTCTTTGACCATACCATACACTCGTACATTTCTTGCCACATACTGGGCAAGGC